TCTTAATATGATGAAGAAAGGGGATAACAACATGGGGATGTTGAGCGAAGCACTAGGACGAAATCTTGAGACGGTTCAGGACCAGGCGCAGGGAAAAACAGATGGGTTTTCTTTTGTGATGGTTGGACCGAATGCGCCGTCGCCTAAGCAAGTGGACTTCTATAAAGTCCTGGTCAACGGCAAAGTGATGGATGAAGAATATCGGGAGAATCTAAAAAAGGGTTGGATGGTTCGTCAAAAGATTCTGTTGCGACTATTGTTCAAATAAAGAGGAAGTTGTCAGAAGCAAAATCACTCCTCAATGAAATCAAGAGGGCATCATGAAATATGTGGTCGTTAGAAATGAATTGGGTGAAGAGGTACCGCTGTTGTTCCGCGAGACGATCAATCATAGTACGGTCCAGAAGTTTGGTCGGGATCATGAATCGGTGAGTGCCGGGTTTGCATTGGTTAGGGATGGCAAATGGGAGGCTTTTGGTCGGAGTGTGTCGTTGAATTTGAAGTCTAGACCGAAAGAGGATTCGGCATTGTTGAATGAGCATTTTAGGGAGTGCATATGACACCTCAGGAAAAAATGCAAGATCTACTGAGAGCCAGGCGCCAGATTGAACGTGATATTTTTGCCCATTTGCGTGAGCATTGTTCAGTGAATAACCATTTGGGGATGAAGAGTATTGCAGACTATTACAATTGGAAATGTCCTACGTCACCTGTGGGGATTTGTCTTTATAATGATCTAGATGATCCTCCCCATGATACGTGTATCTATTGTGGAGGACCTGAGGAACGGAAGTAGGAAGTATACCAGGATAAAAAAATTTTCAAAAAACCTGGTTTTGAGAAAAAAGTTGTATAAATACTCTTGACAGGGACAAGAAACTGTGTTATACTCTTAAACATCATCGAGCAAGTAGTAGGGAGTTATGGATTCACGAAGCCGTTATCAAGAAACTAAAGGGACACTAGATAGTATGTCACCCGTGTATCCAGCGGCATGGCATTTGTTTCTCGGTAATATTGAACAGGCAAATACATAAGAACTTGTAGCATCACTCCCCGATGTTACAAGGGGAGAAGAGAGAAAGTAGAGCCGAAGGGGAGACAAACCCTTCGGCTTTTTGTTTATAAGGGGCCATGATATAAAAGGATTATACCACGTCGGCAACGTGGAAATTACGGTGCGATTCCGTATGGCTCCACCAAAGATTATACGCTCTAGGCCAAAAAGTGAGGCGCTCGCCTGATTAGCGGGAGTACATGGGGCAGTACCATGAGGGCGTACCAAAATTGAATAGAGTGTATTCCGGTCTAGCATTCAGGGTGAGTGCGCTCCGCTGTTAACGGAGAACGAGCCAGGTTCGATCCCTGGGACCGGAGCCATTAATATGCTGGTGGTGTAGTGGGAACATTTCTAGCTCCAAACTAGAAGACCGGGGTTCGATTCCTCGCTGGCATGCCATTTATAAGAGTGTGAATGTATAAACATCATGTAATTCCATTTCATGAATGGAAAAGTAGAATCAATCCGAATGTGACTAGATACGATAGGGATTACAATGCGTCAGATAATGTGGTTTGGTTGACCCTGGAACAACATATACAGGCACATGAACTACTCTATGAATTGAATGGAAGTGAGTATGATCGTTTAGCAGCATTGATGATGTCAGGTAAGATAAGTAAAGGCGATGTTCAGAGAATGGTTGCTTCTGAGTATATGAAGGGCAACCAACATGCTAAAGGAAAGAAAATGCCTCCTCATACACCGGAACGGAGGCAAGCTCAAGCAGAAAGAATCCAGGGAAATTCATATCGATTAGGAAAGACATTTTCGGAAGAATCGAGAAAAAAGATTTCTGATACATTGAGGGGAGTAAAGCATTCGTTAGAGAGAAATTTGAGGAAATCTGAACGAATGAGGGGCAAAGCACAAAAGCGAATAGAATGCCCAAATTGTCATAAAGTTGGTGGGATACCTGGGATGAAGCGGTACCATTTTGACAATTGTAAAAAAGGGATGCATCATGAATCATACGCTAGTTCTTAATGCACATTATGAACCACTACAAATTGTAACCTGGCAACGAGCCATTACTCTTTTATGGAGTGGTAAGGTAGAAGTGATTGAGGAACATAACGAAGAAATTCATTCGATCTCTTTCACGATGAAGATCCCATCGGTTATCCGTATGTTGATGCCGGTGAGATTGAAGCGTAAAATTCCGGTGAAGTTTACGCGATTGAATATCTTCACTAGGGATAACTGGTCATGTCAGTATTGCGGAGAGAAGTTTAAATCAGAAGAGTTGACGTTCGATCACGTCAAGCCAGTGACTCAGGGTGGCGTGAAGTCCTGGGACAACATTGTGACGGCGTGTGTGGATTGTAATTCCCGCAAGGCGGGACGCACACCGGAACAGGCGAGGATGAAGTTGATTCGCAAGCCGAAGCAGCCTCAGTGGGCGCAGGTCGTGACGGTCACGATTGGATTGCGAACAATGCCAGAGACCTGGCGTGATTATTTGTATTGGACGGCAGAATTGACATAACGGATTGATGTAAACACCAAGCAGACTCCAAGGTACCAGGGGTTGTGCAGGTAGCCCAGTCGCCTGTAAGGGGAGGACACGCAGAAATCCTGCATCCGTTGTCAACAGAAACTTGTTGGTAAGATCAATATGGCGTATAGAAAAGATTTTGTGGAGATGCGTAAATCTTGGTTAGCGGGAACATGCGTATCCCTTAATCCTCAGACTCTTCGCAAATACCTGATAGAGGAGCGAGGGTATCAATGTCAACAGTGTGGATTGAAAGAATGGAATGGAGTTCCTATTCCCTTAGATGTTGAGCATGATGACGGTAACAGTGATAATGATTCTGTGAAAAATACTAGATTGCTGTGCCTCAATTGTCACGGGTTGACACCAACATACAAGACTAGGAACATTGGTAAGGGTAGGCATTTTCGTAGAGTTAGGTACAAAGAAGGAAAGAGTTTTTAGCCCGTTAAGCATAAATGGTGATGCGCCGAGTTTGTACCTCGGATAAGGGGGTTCGATTCCCTCAATGGGCTCCAGCTTGATGCATCCTTACAAGAATCCCAAAGTTTCTGGCTCCTACGTGGACCCAGATCGATTGTGTCTGTAACCTAAGAGTAAGGTACCAGGTTGTGGCCCTGGGTATGTGGGTGCGTTGGCCCACCAGACACCCCAAGAGAGTTATCCTTTCCTAACTCCTAATACGGTTCCCGTTATACACGGCGGGGTAAAAGGATAACAAAAATATGTAGGTTTGGGGCGTGAGATGTACCGTAGCCGATAAAGGGCTAGTGCTACTCACAATCACCCCAAGCCGGTAAGCAGGCTCCGTTCGCTGCCGTGAGGGCAGTCTTCCAAGCTTAGGTGGAAGTAATGAACGGGCTAAAAGAAAATATGGGGGTTTAGGCTAATTAGGAAACCATCTCGCTTGCACCGAGAAGTCGGCGGGGCAGAACCGCCAACCTCCACCAAATATGGGCTGATAGTTTATTCAGGAAAACACAACACTTGCAATGTTGAGAGCCGGGAGCGAAGCCCGGTCGGTCCACCAAAATTGAATATGCTCCCTTCGACTACTGGCTAGGTCGGAAGCCTTTCAAGCTTCAGGAACGGGATCGATACCCGTAGGGAGCGCCAAATATCTAGGCGTGGGTCAAGAGTGGACCACCCCGTTTGGGGCGGGGACCATGCAGGTGCGAATCCTGTCGCCTAGACCAATAAGCGGAGAGATCCAGGTTTCAATGCCCTGGTTAGCAGCTACACACTGCTAGTAGTTCAAGTGGTAGAATACTCTGTCCATGATATTGCCTCTGTAGACCAATTGGCAGAGTCGGCAGGTCGAGAGCCTGTTTAGTGAAGGTTCAAATCCTACCAGAGGCACCAAGTTTGCGGGTGGCAGGGGACAGTGACCCGATAAGGCCCATAACCTTATGTTCCCGGTGCAACTCCGGTGGCCCGCTACATAAGACTAAATAGCGCATAGGAGGTACTAATATGCTCTATTTGGTCTATAAAACAACAAACTTAGTGAATGGAAAGTTTTACATTGGCTCTCACCAAACACAAGATCGTGATGATGGGTACCTGGGGTCAGGAACTCTTCTCAAACGAGCCATTGAGAAGTATGGTGCTAATAACTTCATTAGGGAAATCCTGTTTGAAGCAAATACTTCTGAGGAAATGTTTCAGAAGGAAAAAGAGTTAGTAGTTTTGGGACCACATACCTATAATCTCAAGCAAGGTGGGTTTGGTGGGTGGGATTATGCGAATAATGTAAAAACACCTGAACAATGGAAAGCCCTTCAGTCGGCAGGCGGCAAGAAAGCACGACCTTTTTTAGGTAAGACCCACACGGAAAAAACAAAACGAATATGTTCTGAAAAGTCAATAGAAGCATGGCGAAATGGTTTGATGAAGAATGGATTCATAGGCAAACGTCATTCTGAAGAAACGAAGAGAAAGATGAGTGAATCACAGAAAGGCCGCATTCCTTGGAATAAAGGTAAAACACTTTCTGATGATTATAAACAAAAGATAAGTGAAGGGCTAAAGCGGTATAACAATAGCCGGTAAGCACAAGCGAAGCCAGATGATTTCATAAGTCATTCTGAGAAGGTGCAATTCCTTCTACCGGCACCAACTATGCCTGTGTAGACCAACGGCAGAGTCAACGGTCTTAGAAGCCGTGAAGTAGAGGTTCAAATCCTCTCACAGGCACCAAATAGATGCACCCGCGCCTTGGAGGCAAGAGGACCTTATAAGTCCTTCCCGGCAGATTACCGGCTTGATATGGTTCGATTCCATACGGGTGTACCATATAGGATGCTCGAAAAACGGTCAAAACCGGCTTATAGGCGGTGTTTTTGGATAAGAGGATAATCCCCTATAGCGAAAAGGGACGATTTCTAAGTGCTTGAAAGTATTGAGAAAAATATTTTTGAAAAAAGTGCAAAAAGACCCTTGACAGGATAGAATGAGTCTGTTATACTCTTAATATGATGAATGAGCGACAGAATAAGCGATCCCAATCGGATCAATAAAGCGCCTAGAGGCGAATCTGTCGCTTGATAGACAAAAGAGTTTGAGTAAATATTGTAGGATGTAATTGGGGTAGCACCCAATAGTGCCCATGAATAGTATACGATTCATGGGGAAAACACTGATCAGAACCCGCGCAGCACGGGCGATCCTACAATAAAATCGGCGGGGTGAGGCAAGCGCCCCAATGCGACAAGAACGGCGGGTAACTTGCTGCGGCCACTATAGAGTGATAACCGCGCCCAAAGCGACACAGGCACCGAGGGAAGAAATACGGTCCGGTGCTGAAGGAAAGAGATGCCAGCAAGGTTGGCTAATCTTTCAGGAAGCTGAACGAGGAACCTCTAGTTCACCTTTCGCACTCAAAGAAATAGAATGTGCAGGGAAGCTGACCACTGGGTTGATTCCATTCTTGTAAAAGGGAAGACTGCACTAAGGCAGACGAAACACTGCCATAACAAAGGTTTCCTATCGGAGAAGCTTAAGATTCTCTGACCTGTGCAAGTTCATGGTCCTTGCGACGGAGAACGGAGTGCAGGGTGGGGCTTGGGGGTGGGACCACTAAAATCACTGACCCCTAGATTTTCCGCTCCCAAGAGGACCGGATCGATTCGTGGGTTCCCCAACAGGTGCAGACATGGGAACATCTGGCCCGGCAATTATCGTGGAGTCCTCCCTGCCGGGGAATAACTGAGGACCTAGGCACCTGATAGCGAAGATGGCTGACTGACGCTCTAAAAGTTTCAGCTAAAGCGAGAGGGGGTTGTGATCGCTCTATAAGAGACCCCACCAATTTTTGATATAGGGGTAGCTAAACCGTTACGGAGGCGGGGCGGTCTGTAACACCGTCGTTAATTCTCGCAGAGTTCGACTCTCTGGCTATCCACCAGTTTGGTGAGGGGCGAGCTACGGACACCTCGTTGCATGAGGTAAAACGAAAGTAGAAAGTCTCTCACCACCATATTACGCTGTCTCATGGGGGCGGCCGCAAATCTGTGAGATAGAGCCGGCAACAGGCAACAGCCCGTGTGGCCGGCATCCAAAGAATAGTGGAAGGTGAGTATACGGATACTTTGCGAACGAAGTGAAAGCCTTCTACTCTTCTCTTGGGATTGAAGAAACTTGCTAGCCATGTGCTAGTGGAGCATACGGAACCGTTATGCGGTTCCAGCGTAAAAAAGATTTATGCCTGTGTAGGGGAGCCTGGAGTCCCCGTTTGCTTGTCACGCAAAAGATCGTGGGTTCAAATCCCATCATGGGCGCCAAATAGAGTGGAGGACGGCTAGAAGGGAAATCTAGACATACGAGGGTGATGCATACATTCGTATGGACTGGTGCAAATCCAGCCTCCTCCAGCCCATTATGTTGTGGTTACTTGAGCATGGCGAAGTGTGGTTCAATGCCGGAAACACTTTCGCGTCACATAAAGTCTACTTTGTTGTTGGTTGGAGTATATTGTTTTAATGTCGCCGTGGCCGAGTAGCGAGGCAGCCGCCTGCAAAGCGGCATGACGGGGGTGCAAATCCCTCCGGCGACTCCAAGAGGCACAGTCTCTTCAGTGGTGTTGTGGAAGAGAGGGAAGCTGGATAATGCACACCCCCGTTAGTCCAGTTGTGAACGGGGCGAAGCACCACAAAAAAGATTTTTGGAAGGTTGCGAGAGAGGCTAATTCGGCTCCCCTGCTAAGGGATGCGGGGTAACACCCACGAAGGTTCAAATCCTTCACCTTCCGCCATTAGGATATTATTATGAGAAAGAAGAACCGTGGAAAATATCGATATAAGTTGCATCTCCTCACAGCAGAACACCAATTGTATTGGTTTGCTGCAAATGAGATTCGCCGGGAGATCGATGCACAGATTATTGCAAAGATACATAGCCCTATGGTGTAACTGGCAGCACAATTGACTTTGAATCAATTGGTCGGGGTTCAAATCCCTGTGGGGCTTCCAAGGAATAATATGCAAAGTAATATTATGCATTGGTTTGGTTGTCGTGGATGTGGGTGGATTAGTGAATTGAATGTAGTCGGTGCGGTTCATGTGAATTCACGATGCCAATTTTGTAATCATCGTCCTGTTTCTCTTTTTGATGGAACGGAAGATGAATATCGTGAAATGAAAGTGTTTGGGTTGCATCCGAAATGAATATTTTTCTGACAGCAGACACGCATTTCGGTCATGCTGGAATGTGCAAGTTTCTTCGGAATGATGGCACCAAGCTGAGACCTTGGGAAACTCCCGAAGAAATGGATGAGGTGATGGTTGAGCGTTGGAACAAGGTCGTGCGACCGAACGATAAAGTCTATCATCTAGGTGATGTTGTTATCGCTCGCAAGAACCTGGCGACACTCAGCCGATTGAATGGTGACAAGGTTCTAATCAAAGGGAACCATGACATCTTCAGTTTGAAAGATTATCTGAAGCATTTTCGGGATATCAGAGCGTACCATGTGTTAGATCATATGCTACTCTCACATATTCCAGTGCATCCTGAGAGTAAAGGACGATTCAAAGCGAATGTGCATGGGCACACACACGCGAATGTGATACCTGATCCTTGGTATCAATGTGTCTGTGTCGAGCATACGGATTGGGCACCGATTTCGTTGGAAGAAGTACGAAAGAGAATTTGGTGGTATAACGGAAGTTGATTATGGAAACCAGGACCAGGATAATACTAGAAGCTGATATCGAGAAATTCAGTGATATTGTTACAGAACAAATTGCTACGCGGCATTTATTGAGACTGAAGAAAAGATTAAGAAAGGTCAATGATAATCCATTTGTGATACCACTTAGAAAAGATGGAGATTAGCAAAGCGGCAATGCACCGGTCTCTGAAACCGGCTAGGAAGGTTCGACTCCTTCATCTCCAGCCATTTATGCGGTCTTAGCTTAGTTGGTAAAGCACTCCCCTGAAGAGGGAGACACCGGAGTTCGATTCTCCGAGACCGCGCCAATTGCATATGCGGATGTGACAGAACGGTTATGTGCTTCGTTGCCAACGAAGATCACGCGGGTTCGACTCCCGCCATCCGCTCCAAAAATTGAATATGCGACCATAGTTTAGAAGCAAAACGATGGGCTTCCAACCCGTAGTCCCGGTGGCAGAATCCGGTGGTCGCTCCAATTATTATGAGGCATGTATGAATAGACGAACATTTCTGAAAGTGTTGATCGGCACAGTTGGCGCGGTCATACTGAACCCTGTAAAAGTTCTTAGTGACCAGGCACCAGCACCAGAACCAGCACCAGAATACCTGGCAGATAGTTTATCTCAGTTTATTGGAAAACCGAATACTCAGGAAAATCGGAATCGTATTATTGATATCGTGCGAACAGCGTACCCGGCAGTGATCGCTAAAGAATTATGTTCTGTGCAACCAATGACAGCACCAGCAGGAAAAGTGTTTAGACTTGAGAGATCGTTTTATATTGAACTGAAAAAGCATACTGTTATTGAAAACTAAGAACCTGGATGTAGGAGAACCTGGCTACTCCTCTCCGTTCGGATCGGAGAAATTGTGGGTTCAAATCCCACCATCCAGACCAATATAGCGCCGTCGTGGCAGAGTGGCTATGCTCCCGGCTTTTAACCGGATTCAGGTGGGTTCGATTCCTACCGGCGGCACCAAATAGTTGTTGACTTTTGTATCTGAGATATGTTATAATGCCCGACAAGCATTGAGAGCGATGCATCCGTTTCGTAAGCGGAAGAGACCGGCGCAAGTCCGGTGTTGGGCTCCATATGCCGCTGTAGACCAACGGCAGAGTCACCAGGCTTAAACCCTGTGTAGTGTGGGTTCAAATCCCACCAGCGGTACCAAGATACTAATGCCATCGTAGACCAACGGCAGAGTCAGCTACCTCAAAAGTAGTCAAGTGTGGGTTCAAATCCCACCGATGGTACCAAGATAGAAAGGAGAATGTAGGAAGAACGATCCATCGCTAGTGACTGATGCACTAGAGGAAGTTCGGGGCACCAAGAGCAGCGTAGTGGCTAACGGCCACCCAGGGTAACCTGAGGATTAGAGTTAAAGAGACGAGGAACCATACTCATAATACGAGACTGCTCATATCAGGCTCAGAGTATGGGGAGGTGATACGAACAATCTCTACGTGGTGCAACACCAAATAGGTCAACGAACAAGTGACGCTCTCATGATGTTGACGGGTAGGTGGCTTGAGGGTATCAGTAATGATATTCCTAGAGAAATGATGGAATAGAACAGAACCCCGGCTATGGTTCTTCCTACTACAATATGCCCCTTAAGTAGAGGTAGTTGACACGCCACTTTGGTAAAGTGGAAACGGTTGGTGCAAGTCCAACAAGGGGCTCCAGAATAGAACGCACGGTGGGCAGGAAAGATATGCACCACTCCTACAAAGTGGACTAAGTTGGGGCAGTACCAACACCGTGCACCAATTACGTCCCTGTAGTGAAGCCTGAATAACACGCCGGTTTGCGAAACCGGAGAACGTTGGTTTAAATCCAACCAGGGACACCATAACGGAACGGTGACTGGAGAGGCATTCAGTCTTGGCTCTTAACCAAGAATACGTGGGTTCGACTCCCACCCGTTCCACCAATATTATGAGGATGTAATGAATCTTTTCAATCATGGGGATTTTACATTAGCATCAGGGAAGAAATCAAATTTCAAGATTGATTGTGACGCATTGACTTCTGACGATTGGGCTGCAATCGCTGCATTGGTTGCCCCCAAGTTACGATTCAGAACCGTGATCGGAATTCCTCGTGGCGGATGGAAGTTTGCTGAAGCCTTGTATCAGTATCGATCTGAAGAATCTTCTTGTATTTTGTATGCAGATGATGTGTGGACAACCGGTGGAAGTTTAATGAAATTGGTGAATAAAGAATACCCCATGTCGGCAGTGGTCTTGTTTTATCGGGGAGTTGAGCCTAAACCACTGTGGCTCACAACTGTATTTGATATGAATTTGAATTTGCTCCCATCGACTACTGGCTAGGTCGCTAGATTCTCAATCTAGAGGACCGGGATCGATACCCGGTGGGAGCACCAATATATGGAGATGTGATGAGAAATAAATTCTATGTGTATATGCCATATTTTATAGATTTGCCCTCGTTACGGAAGGAATTTGAATTCAATACTACCGAAGAATTATTGTCTCATAGGTTGATTACGAAATGGAAAGCGAAGAAGTATGCCCTTGATGGTCATTGTTTGCTGATACAGCAGAGTGATAACACATGGTTGTTAATTGGGTCTATCAAGCATCCAGAATTCGTTGATATTCCTTCACTACCAAAATGGATGTTATGGAACCGTATTTTACGGGATTTTTGTAGTAGATTTTATCATGCGATAAAATATTGGATACGATATGGAGTGAAGCGGAAGTGTCAGTTTATTCTTGAGACTTGGAAAGTGTGGCGGACTGCACGAAAGATGAAGAAGCTCAACCTGGTGGAACCTCTTAAGTCTTATGACCTCCACCATGATGAATGGACAAACGAAGAAATACAAGATTTTGATTTCATGAAAAATATGGAGAGTGAACCGGACAAGCGTACCGGAACCGCCTTGAAAGCGGATTGACGGCGTAAAAACCCGTTGGGGTGCAAGCCCTCCGCTCTCCGCCATAGAACTGGAAGAGGAACTGGTGAGGACGCCAGACTCGCTTGGAAGGCGATGGGATGCCAGCTAATTCCTGGCATTGGGGATCAAGACCTCCCTCTTCCGCCATAGGATGATGATGAAAGAAAATGCGCCGTTGATTATATTGACCACCAAACAATCTAAACAGGTTGATCGTTTTATCAAGAAGCAAACCAAGATTATTCAACGCTTAGAGAACAATGGTCTTGCGAGGACGGGAGCGATTGGTGGAGCATTCACGTATCATATCACTCCAACGTCAATTGGGGTTGTGGTAAAGATTGAAGACACGGTGACATTGACTGAGTTAGATGTAACAGATTACGATTCATGGTAAAACATAAACATCACATTATTCCAAAATATGCTGGTGGAACAGATGCCCCTGCTAATTTAGTGGAGTTGTCTCCCGAAGAACATGCTCTTGCTCATAAGAAGTTGTGGGAACAACATGGGAATTGGCAGGATTATGTCGCATGGCAAGGGTTGAGTGGAATAAAAAGTAGCGATGAGTGTTTGCAAGCGGCAATAATGGCTGGATCGAAAAAGGGTGGTTCTGTAACAGGAATAAGATTTCCAAAAGGAACAAGATCAAGTTGGGGATGCGGTAACCCAAATAGGAATCCCAATCCAAGTTGTGTATGGAAAAATGGAGTGGATAACCTATACGCTAAAACTTATCGGCTCAAAACACCAAGTGGAGAGGTTGTAGAAGTTCCATGTTTGACTACATTTTGTGTTCAGAATGGGCTCAACTACAATTCATTTCATAAAGGCGTAGTGGAGAGAAAACGAAGTCATAAAGGATATTCATTGATAGAAGAAGTGGGTAGAACACATCAAATACGGGGGTGATAAGGAGTTCGACAGAGAAAACAAGAGAAATCTAGGTCATGCCGTGAGTGCTGGTGCTCACGTTAATCTCATTAGCAAAAACTAAACGTCGAATCTGAATTCGCGTTGGCAGCTTAAGTGTTGCTCGTTGTTCCATAGATGCCTGTGTATGGAAACAGCGTAATAACAGGCTGGTCAGGGTGGTTCCTTCCGTAAGCTGAGGTCTCAATCCGTCAGCTTAGTGCGTATTCAGATTGAGTAGCATGGAGTTCCTATTTCAAATGTTTCTTTGGACCGGGGCTGCAATGCCCCGCACCTCCACCAAAAAGGAGAATCATGGGTACCGGAATATTTCTTGTGGCATTGTTTATGTTGATTGTGATATTTTATTCATTGAATCCGTCTAATGGAGAGTGAACCAGGCAAGCGAACTGGGGCCGTCTCGAAAACGGATCGGCCGACATATTGTCGGCAGTGGTGCAAGTCCACCTCTCTCCTCCATAAAGGAATATTATGATTGACTATTTGGAAGTTTGGGTATATGGGTTTTTGTTCATTGTAGCAATCATAATCATGTATTTTGCAGTGACAGGATAATGCCCCTATAGTCTAGTCTGGAGAGGCATCCGCCTTCTAAGCGGAACAACACAGGTTCAAATCCTGTTGGGGGCACCAATTGATTCGCAAGTGCAGGAGAGCACACTCAAAGTATGGGACTGAGAGGTCGGGGATCGATACCCCTTTGCGAGTCACCGGAGTTTATGTATGAGACTTACTGAAATCAAGCGTCAACTGCGAGGGCCTGGGGATTTTACGGATGAAGAAATTCGTGACGATCTTGCTTGGCAGAAGTGGTCATTCTTGATGAATGTGTTTCATATTCAGTTATTGCAAGGTGAGATTACCTCAGATATGTTTGAGGAATGTACCGAAGCATTGATGTGGTTCAAACCGATGATGAAGGATTGACAACATGCTAGTATTCGGAGATGCCGCAACAGAAGCCAAGCACCTAAGAGAACTTCGTGAGACTGTACAGGAACAGATACGAAAGTCTAAATCTCGTAATCCGGCGACTATTGTAAAAGCTATCTGTAAGAAACATGGGAAGTTTGCCCAGAATACTGATGTGGTTGAGTTGATTGTTGGCGAAGAACTACACACCTCCGTATCCTAGAGGACAGGTCTCACGGTCCTAACGTGATGTACGCAGGTTCGATTCCTGCCGGGGGTACCAATTTGAGGGACGGTAATGGAATTTTATAATGAGCATGACCGCAGAGACCCACGAGAACACCAACAGATCATTTTCGTATTTGGGTCTAATTTAGCCGGGAGACATGGGGCGGGTGCGGCGGCATTTGCTAAGTATTGGTATGGGGCTCAGTATGGTGTGGGGGAAGGACGAACAGGACAGTCCTACGCAATCCCTACAAAGGATGAATCTTTGAACACACTACGTCTTGATAGAATTCTCGGTTATGTGTGTGAGTTTATCGAATACGCGAAAAAGCATCCTCATGAAAAGTTTTTCGTAACTCGTATCGGCTGTGGATTGGCTGGATATACAAACGAACAGATTGCCCCCTTGTTTCGTGGTGCACCTGATAACTGTATGTTTGAGCAATCGTGGAAAGACTATCTGATCTAATCCGCCTGTGACGGCAACTGGAAGCCACCGTGGTTTCGACCCACGGATTATGCAGGTTCGAGTCCTGTCAGGCGGACCAAATTGGACCCTTAGTTCAAGAGTAGAATCTCGCTATGACATGGCGAAGACGACGGGGCGTTACCTTCAGGGTCTACCAATTCCTCAATAAAATCAAGCACTTACCTCTACTTGACAATCCCATCTAAACTTGCTATAATTATAACATGATGAGAACAACGATTGTAGAAATGAAGTTCGGCTCACACCTCTACGGGCTAAACTCCCCTACGTCCGACATGGATTTCAAGGGAGTGTTTGCGCCCAGTATGAGAGATATGTTTTTGGGGAAGGTTCCCAAGAGTTTGTCTTTCAATACAAAACAAAATTCAAACGAGAAAAACACGGCTGAAGACGTGGACAAGGAACTGTATTCTCTGCAATACTTCTTTGAATTAGCAAAGAAGGGGGAAACGGTGGCTCTTGACATGCTTCATGCCCCCAAGTCTGCCTGGCTCACGGCGGCGAATGAGTGGGAATTGCTGCATTCTAAGCGGCATATGTTCCATACTAGAACACTCTCGTCTTTTGTGGGCTATGCGAGAACCCAAGCGGCGAAGTATGGGATCAAGGGTAGCCGTTTGGCGGATGCCCGGGTAGTGTTGGATGTTCTTAAGACTTTCCCGAAAAAGAAGGTGGGGGAAGTGCTATGGGCATTTCCGACGACCGAACATTGTGGTCAGCAAGAGGCGGAAGGACGTGCATTCTACGGTGTATGTGGAAAGAAGTTGACCTTGACGGCGACGACCGACCACTATGTTCCAATGTTGGAGAATTTTATCAGGGAGTTTGGCGAACGGGCGAAGCAGGCGGAAACGAACCAGGGGGTGGATTGGAAAGCTATCTCTCATGCGTTTCGTGCAGGTTTTCAGGTGAAAGCTATCCTCACTGAGGGTGATTTCACCTACCCGTTGAAGGAGACTGAATTTTTGAAGGCGGTGAAGTCTGGTTCACTGCATTTCAAGGAGGTGTCTCCGGTGTTGGAGAACTTGATGGATGAACTGGAAGGCTTGTCGGCGAAGTCTACACTTCCTGAGAAGGTGGACACTGAAGCCGCGGACCAGTTGTTGTTGGAGTTGCTGATTTCTGTTCATCGTTACGGAAGGGGATAATATGGAATTTTATACGTTTACCCTAGTGGTGATTACATTGACTGCATTATACAATCTCACAATGAGTTTGATCATGCATACGTCAAATTTTGGTTCAGCCCTTGTATTTAAAGTCATTCCCTTTTTCCTGGGGCTGGCATTGGTCACGATACTGTTGAAATTGATTACATTTTTCTAAGAGGTTATAATGTCAATGTCGATCAATCTAAAATCAAAAAAGTTTCCTATCCTTTATGGTCTTTCCTCAAAGGGAACGGTGAAGCAGTGGTCCGTTTTCGTTCAGGAATTCATTGACCATTCTACAATTATAATTGAACATGGTCAATTGGGTGGGAAGATTCAAACTGCTACGGAGAAGGTGCATAAGGGTAAGAATATCGGAAAAGCAAACGAGACGACTCCATTTGAACAGGCCTGTTTGCAAGCTGAATCGAAATGGAAGAAACAGCACGATAAGAACTATTCTGAAAAAGCGCCTGAACTTGTTGAAGGGACTACAGAACCGGTAGACTCTTCCGTTGGAGGCACCAAGCTTCTTCCGATGCTTGCTCAAAAGTATAATGAGCGTAAGAAGTATTTGGTGTGGCCTGTGTTTGTTCAGTCAAAATTGAATGGTGTCCGCTGCTTAGTTGAGCGTAAGGGTAACAAGATTTTCTATTGGTCCCGCAAAGCCAAGCAATACAAGAATTTCAATCTCTACATGGACCCAGAATTTTTGTCGTTCATGGAGGATGGGGAAATCCTCGATGGGGAAATGTATAACCATGGGGATATCACCTTTCAGGAATTGATTTCCCTGATCAAGGACGAGAAAAATCCAGACCTCGATTCTTTGAAGAAGTATGTGAAGTTTTGGCACTATGATCGACCAAGTGGAAAGGGAGGATTCAAGGATCGATATTTGAAATGGAGATTGGAAAACCGCCCGGTCGATTCAACCTATATTAAGTTAGTGGATACATACCTGGTTGACAATGAAGATATGTTGTTGCGAAAACACCGCATCTTCATGGCCGATGGGTATGAGGGAACCATTGTTCGTTCTGGTGGGGATGAACCGTATAATTTCCAGTATCGGGACAATCAGTTACAAAAGTATAAGGACTTCATCGATGCAGAATTCCCGATTGTAGGATGCAAGGAAGGGAAGGGAAAGGACGAAGGAACTGCGATTTTCCGGTGTCAATCAAAGAGTCGGACTGGTGGGTCATATGAAGACGGCACATTCGATGTTCGCTGTAAGGGTACCTATACAAAGCGCCGGAAGCAATGGCAGGACTGGAAACACTTTGTTGGTGAGCCATTGACTGTGCGTTACCAGACTTTGAGCGATGAAGGGATTCCTATTTTCCCTGTTGGTATTGCGGTGCGAGATTATGAGTGATGATTGCACACCTGAACAATATGAGGAACAAATTGATGATCTTGAAGACATGGTGCATGATCTACGGATTGATCTTCAGGATTCATATAAGACGATTGATCAATTGGAGAACACGATAGAGAAATTGGAGAACAAACTCGATACTATCGAGGACGCTTGCGAAAAGGTGCGTATTGCACAGGTCGAGAATTTGACAGAGAAGATTCAGGCACTCACTCTCCAAAAGAAAGATCTTGAAGAGAATGTAACAAAAATTACAAACCAGTTGATGACACGCGATCAGAATTACCTCAATATTCTGTGTATGGCGGAGACCATTCGCCAAAAAAACTATGCATTCTTTGATATGCCAGAAGGTCGTAAATTATTGGAGTGGGCTGAACGCGAACTGCAAGTGATGAAACATAAATGGAGGTAGGATCAATGGCTGCGATAGCAGATAAAGATTTGGGGCTTGATTGGGTATCATTTGGACAACACTTGAAGGTGTATGGAACAGGTAAAGAATTGCTGTTCAATAGTGTGACCAGTTTCGTGTCTCCGAAATTGACTCAATCTCAGGTGAAGTGGATTTCTGAACACTATCAGAAGACAAGGAAAAATTATGTCTTCTAGTGCTTATGGGAAAATCCCATTTGGAATGTGGTTTGACCTGAATCAGGAAGACTTGCGTGGTGAGTTTGAAGGGGAAGTTGATACCGAGGTTATCGAACAATGCACTGAATGTGACGGTAAGGGGTACGTCAGGTGCAACTTCGATCATGAACATGATTGTGAGGAGTGCGGTGGCGAGGGAGAATGGCCAACTGAGAAGTCATTTCAAGTCTATGCCGAGGATATGTACCACGAGCAGGTGGTTCATGATGCTCGAAAATTCAAAGACTATCGAAAATTCATGAAAACCCTTTGAAAACAATGAGTTATAGGTCTTGACAAATACTGCGAAATTTGATAGACTTATAGGACATTGAGAATCAACAAGGGGGAGTTATGGGAATTTCAAAGGTATTGACGGGCGAGAAGCAAACGGTTCCGGTCAAGATTTGGACGAAGAATGTAGATCTACAGTCTGAGGTGCAATTGCGCCAGACGGCTGCGTTACCATTCATCTTCAAGCATGTAGCGGCTATGCCGGATGTTCACTATGGAAAGGGTGCAACCGTTGGGTCTGTAGTGGCGACGAAGGGTGCGTTGGTTCCGGCTGCGGTTGGTGTGGATATTGGGTGCGGAATGATGGCGGCTCAGATGCCGTTCTCAGCAGATCGTTTACCGGATTCATTGGATGCCTTGTTTTCTGCCTTGTCAAAGGCAATTCCTGTTGGGCAGGGGCAGCATAAGACGGCAACCGACGATGCGGTTGTTTGGAATGGTATGATGCCTGGGTACTGCAAACTTCCAGAAGTTGTTACGAAGGGTTTGCTTGATAAGACTCTGGCTCAGTTAGGTACGCTCGGTGGTGGAAACCACTTCATCGAAGTGTGCTTAGACGAAAAGAACAACGTATGGGTCATGCTGCATTCAGGTTCTCGTGGAATTGGAAACAAGATCGGGAACTATTACATTGACTGTGCCAAGGAGTTGATGCAGCAATTCATGATCAAGCTGGAAAACCCAGACTTGGCGTATCTGCCGGAGGGTACTCCTCTGTTTGATGCGTACTGGCGCGATTTGCAGTGGGCACAGTCCTACGCCATGAAGAACCGTGAGATCATGATGAAGTTGACGCTTCAGGCGATTGCAGAAGTAATCTTTGGTGATAAGTATGGTATCATTGACCCAGAAGTCATGATAAACTGTCACCATAACTATGCGGAACGGGAGAACCATTTCGGGGAGAACGTGATTGTCACTCGTAAGGGTGCGGTACGGGCTCGCGTGGGCGATATGGGGATCATTCCTGGTTCAATGGGGACCCGGTCCTACATTGTGCAGGGATTAGGAAACTCTGATTCGTTTTGCTCTTGTTCGCATGGTGCCGGACGCCAGTTGTCACGAGGAAAGGCAAAGGAACTGTATACCGCGGAGGATGTTGAGAAGCAGACCGCGGGAATTGTCTGTCGTAAGGATGCAGGTGTGGTGGATGAAATCCCTGCGGCATACAAGGACATTGATGCCGTGATGGAAGATCAGAAGGATCTGGTCAAAGTTGTTGCCGTGTTGAGGCAGGTGTTATGCGTGAAAGGATAATACGGCTTGACAGGAGGCTCCCACTATGTTATACTCTAGCATAGTGGGAGATTTATTATGCCAAACATATTCCTTGATCTTGAAGACACCGTGATTGACTCGTTTAATTCTGGTATGATTTTGCACAAGAAATGTGCCGCCATCCGTCAGTCTATAGACTCCATTCGTGAGTTTGAAACGGCTCCAATCAAAACATTCATTTTTAGTTTTGCCATCCATACACAAGAAGAATTAGATCATTTCAATAAGATCTTGCGCCCTAATATTGAACAGGTATTAGGTGTGACGATTGATGGGGTCATTACGGTGCCCGAAATGATGGCAGTGAGTGAAATTGCACACTCACTGCGGTTTGATGATGTAACAGAGTTTATCTGTCTCCGAGGGAAAGAGGGGGCATTTCTTGATTGGTGTAATGTTAAGTTTCTTACGACAAATTTTTTGTTTGATGATGTCGTTAAGAACCGGACATTTCAGGATCATGATACGGGGGTTCATTGCATGACGTTCAATGTAGATTCATTGGTGGGGGGATGGAGAGGGAAGCATGGCTGATTTTGAATGTCATATCACCATGAAGGGGGATCGATTCTTCCTTGAGCGAATTGTGAAGACTCTCAAGCACGGTTGGTCGTTTTCATGTATTGATGGAGATCCAGTTTTGGGGTACGGTGTGTTCTGCTATGCGACGAACCATTTTCCTTCCCTCAGAGACGCGAAATTTGAAGTGGGTCAGGCCTTGATGATCCTTGAAGATGAAGGTATCAAGCCGACTCGTGCGAAAATTGAACATGTGATTTGGGATAAGAGGTTTGATCGTGCGTAAGAAAAAACTCACAGAAGCCCGTCGAATCCAGCGAATCATTGCAAAAGATGAACCATCCCTTCAGATTCTTGTGGATCTAGATAAGATGGAGTTGTGCCATTTACTGAATTGGTACAATCAGAATCGGGAGAGTGATGATTCTCATGATTACCTGGAACAGTATTGCCGGGAGAACGGTATTCCTGCGACAAGGGAACAGATTGATAATCAAGTAGCCACAATGGGATTTGTCGCTCGGCTCTTGACGCGAAACGCGAAGCTTGATGATCGATCAATGCAGTGGTTCAATGCTCACGTCGATCAAATGTTGAAGTATGTGCCAGCCGAAAAGCCGAAGCCCAAAGAGGTACCGGTATCAAAGACCCCGAAAGATTCCATTTCCAGGCACGAATATGAAAAGTGTTTCTCTGACCTGGAAGCAGCGGTTGACCAGTTCATTGGAGATAGTTTCAAACACACCCCCAATGTTGAGGGAATTGTGTCACTGTACCCTCTTCACGAAACCCACCGTCATGATCTTGTGAAGTTTTTCGAGAAACAACGAGACGAACATCGTGCAGCATTGGATGCAAAGTTGCAGAGAAAAGAGAATGAAGCATCTGAAGCGTACCAGAACTATACGATTGTTGAATTGCGAAAGATGGAAGCTTTCTACGGTCAGATCATTGATGTGTTGCAGAAGAAAACGGCGATTCCCTCTGTCGCTCGTAAGCCGCGGAAAAAGAAGGTCAAGACTCCTGCAATGCAAGTCAAGCGGATGAAGTTTATGGAGGAAGACAAGACCTTGCGAGTGAAATCCATTGAGCCGACGAAAGTGGTTGGTGCGTCAGCGTTGTGGGTATATCATGTTCCTAGCCGAATATTGACCCAATATGTGTCTAACACCGATGCCGGATTTGAAGTTAAGGGTTGTGCAATCCTCAACTACTGTAAAGAAAAGTCCCAATCGAAGAAACTGCGGAAGCCGGAGAAGGTGTTGCCGCAAGTGTTGAATGGGGGAAAGGTCGCCCTGCGGCATATCCTCGATGATTTGACCACCAAGGATGCGAAAGTAACAGGGAGAGTGAATTCTAAAACCATCATACTGAGGGCATTGATCTAATGTTACTTATTGACTTTTCACAGATAGCATACGCCTGTACCATCGAATTCTTGCTCATGACAAAGCAGAAGGATGCTGATATCAAGCTGGTTCGTCATATGATCCTGAACACGATCCGGTCGCAGGTGAAAAAGCACCGGACACAAGGGGATGAAGTAGTCATTGCGTATGACTCGAAAGAGTATTGGCGTAAGGAACGATTCCCGCACTATAAAGCAAATCGTAAGAAGTCACGCGACAACTCCCCGTTCAACTGGCAATCCATCTTCACCTGTATGGATACATTGAGGGAAGAATTCAAGCAATACCTTCCCTATAAAGTTCTGGAAGTGACAGGAGCCGAAGCGGATGATATTATCGGCGTGTTGACCTATGAACAGGGATTGGGTGCACCCGTCACGATTATTTCTGGTGACAAAGACTTCAATCAGTTATTGATGGCGCCTGCGGATGTTCGTCAATTCTCCCCATTCCAAAAGGGCACAATGGAGGAGAAAGTTGCTCCAGTAACCGTGTTGATGCATCATATCATTCGGGGAGATTCGGGGGATGGTATTCCGAACATCCTCTCACCGGATGATGTATTCGTGAGCGGTGGAAGACAAAAGCCACTCCATGAGAAGAAGGTTGTTGAGTGGTTGACGAAGACGCCCGAAGAGTTTTGTACGGTGGGGGATATGCTCAGGAATTACAAACGCAACCAGGAATTGATTGACCTGCGGTGTATTCCTGCATCGATCAAAACTGCCATCCTAGATACTTATGACAAGACGACCCATGGCACGAGACCTGAATTTTTGAATTACCTCGCGGCATCTGGGTTGCGCGAACTAACCAGTGCGATCAGTGATTTTTAGGGAGGATGTATGGCGAAGTATAGCAATGTGTTGTTCAGTGAGATTTTTGCGGAGTTTGATACGAAGTATAACCGAGAACAGCGAATTGCTGTACTCCAAAAGTACGGGAACGAGAATGTGTGGTTCAAGGAATTTTTGAACTATGCATTCAACCCACGAATTCAGTTTGAGATCTCAGAGATTCCTGATTATAAACCTTCTCCTGACCCTGCTGGCTTGACGATTACCACTCTCAATAATGAGTTGCGCCGACTCTACATTTTTATCAAGGGACACCCAAAGAGAGCCGCAAAGTTGGACCCTAAGAAAGAGCATCGGTTGCTGTATACCCTACTTATCTCCTTACATAAGGATGAAGCAGCCCTTCTGTGTGGATTGCTCCGTAAGAAATTGGGTGTCAAGTATTTGACGGCTCGCCTTGTGAAGGATGCGTTCCCCACCATGCCATTCGAGGTTGAGGAGAAGTAGTATGCCGTCCTTTGCTGTTATTACCCCCACCACTGGTACGGATGATTTGGAGCGGTGCATCATGTCCCTCCGAGGGCAGGATTGTGTCCATTACATTGTAGTGGATGGACGCGAACACAATAGAAAAGTCAATGAGATTCTAGTCAATCGGACTGGATTGACTCAGCAAGAAAAGATGATTTGGTTGGATGAAAACATTGGTAAGGGGTGGTATGGACATAGGGTCTATGCTGCAAGTCCCTTTCTCGTCAATGAGGAGGTAATCTGTTATCTTGATGAAGATAACTGGGTCGAGCCGAACTACATTGAATCATTCAAGAAAGTTCTAAATACTCGTCAGTGGGCCTTTACCCTTCGGAACATAGTCGATGCAGATGGATCATTTATCTGCCAAGATAACTGCGAAAATTTAGGACTGTGGCCAGTCATAGGTGATCGGACCGGAAGACATCATGTGGATACTAGTTGTTTCGCTGTACCTCGAAATATTGCCGTAAAGGTAAGTCATGCGTGGTATGGTCAATGGGGCGCAGATCGGCAGTTTTTTGATGCTCTGAGGGGCGTTGCGCCTCAATTTGGATGCACAGGGAAGTATACCCTCAATTACAGATTGGGTGGCGCAACGAACATGGCGACGAAGGAAATGTTTTTGCAAGGCAACACAGTTGCCAATCAAATTTACCAAGGAGTATTCCCATGGTCAACCGAAAACGCCGCCGCGCCAGCAACGGGTCCCCAACAGAAGAACACCTTGATATACCGAACGAGTTAAAACAGTTTCTCGTTCTGAATGAGAACTTAGAAGATCCTCTTCAGAATGAATTGATTTCTCAACATACGCATTTGCTAAATGGGGAAATTGGGGATGAAAATATCGCACGAGCGACCCAATGGATCATTGCAGAAAATTTGAGACCACTATTACCTAACGAGAAACGGGTATTGACGCTGTATATCAATTCTGTCGGTGGTGACCTCTATCAAACATTTGCTTTAGTTGACTTGATGCATATATCGAAATACCCTATTCGCACAATTGGAATAGGAAATGTGATGTCGGCGGCGACATTGATTCTTGCGTGTGGACAACGAGGAGAACGGTATATCGGGAAACATACCGGTATTATGATGCACCAATTTTCCTCCGGGTTGGAGGGGAAGGAGCATGAACTTCGGGCAGGAATGAAGGAATTGGAATTCTGTCGTAAACGCATTCATAGTTTGCTCACCAATTACTGCAAGATTAGTGAGCGTGTTGTGACAAAGCAGTTGTTGCAGCCATCCGATGCATGGGTGACCGCGGAAGAGGCTGTGAAACTGAAACTTGCAGACAAAATATTCACCCATTTTTAGGAGAGGGGTTATGCAGGGGAGTCGGCATTTAGAAGAGACGAAGCGGACGAAGTTTCGGGGCGGGCGAGAAGAACAGGTTTCAAAGAAACCAGGGAAAGTGAACAAACAGAACCACAGAAAGCAAATGTCTACTCGCCAGACATTTGATATGTGGGAGGAGGAAACTCCCGATGAACGACATTAACTGGCTCGATGAACGAATTGCAGATGTGCGGAAGCAAGTGGCGTTATTGTCCCTAGAATTGTCGAGGTTGGAACGAGAGCGAGCGATGGTTGCGTCAGAAGCCGCCACTAAAAAAGACGGTCGTTCCTTACTGCAAGGATAACGATGGATGTGGTAGACTGTCGGGGGCTTCAGTGCCCCATGCCAATTCTCAAAACCAGATTGGCACTGAACCCCCTCAAGAAAGGTGACCGATTGGTCATTTTTGCGGATGATCCTACCTTTTCGGAAGAGTTCGCTCGATTCTGTCAACTTGCAGATATTAAGCTACTTGCGAAGACAAAAGCCCAGCATAATCATATAGATGGAACCCCCGAATTTGAAACATATCTTGTGGAACTTCTCAAATAAAATCAAGCACTTACAAGGACTTGACATCCCTGCCTTATTATGATAGACTTATAATAGAGTGAGGGAAGATATGGAAAAGTATTGGATGGAAGAAGACAACGTTTCGGATTGTGAATGCTGTCCGTTGTACCGCTATAAGGTTTATGCACTGGATCAGCCATCCGCCCTGTATGAATCCTCTTACCGGGATGAAGCAGAAGCAAAGTTGGCAGAACTGTTGGAGGTTGCATAATGACGTTGGTTGAGAAGGCACGAGTGTTTGCGACGGCAGCCCATGCGGGGCAGGTCCGAAAGTATACAGGGGTACCGTATATCACGCACCCAATCGAGGTGGCGAAGATCTTGCGGAAGGTGGAACACACTGAGGCACAATTGTGCGCGGCGTTGTTACATGATACGCTGGAAGATACGAAGGTTACCGAATCCTTATTGCGTGAGGAATTTGGGGATGAAATCACGTCACTGGTAAAGTGGCTGACTGACGTAAGCACCCCAGCCGACGGGAACCGTGCGGCCCGCAAGGCTTTGGATAGGGCGCATATCGCCAAGGCACCTGCCGAGGCCCAGACGGTCAAGCTGGCTGATTTGATTTCCAATACACAAAGCATTGCAGCGAATGATAAGAAGTTCGCGGCCGTGTATGTGAAGGAGAAGCGAGCCTTGCTTGATGTTCTCCAGAAGGCGGACAAGTACCTTTGGAATGATGCGTATGATTTGGTGGTAGCGGTGGAAGAGTCACTTTTATAATGGGGGAACCATGGCGAAGCAAAAGCGACCGAAAGCAGGGATCAAACGGGGTAAGCCGACTCAAGTAGAGACGGATGAAAAGTATAGCCGCAACGCCGTCGTAGACTTTGATGGCAGCGAAATGCAGAAAATCTACGATATCTTCGGCGTCAGTGACAACGACGAAGTACAGGACATTATTGACGGTCACATTTCACATGATGGGTATTGAGGAGGTATGATGGGACAGACAGGAACAAAAGCACAATTCGGTTCATGGCTACAAACTACAAAGCGTATGACGTATACTAAGTATACGACATTGACGCCTGCCCTCAAGCAGGAAATCCAAGCAGAGTACCGTGGAAAGAAAGCGAAGGTGAAACGTGAGCCTGGACAAAGCGATCTTGCACAAGAAGGAGTATCGGAAACCGTATCGTAAAGCAAAGTCCATCGATACGAGTTGCCGCAATCATGGGAGTTGCCCATGGTGTGAGCGTAATCGCAAATTTCAAGAGTTGAAAGCAAAAGACTCTGCAAACGAACGAGGGAGATTAGAGGATGAATAAGGATTTGATTGCTCCGCGAGAAATGTCTTCGGCCGAACTGAAAGTATTGGTGGATGAATACCTTCAGAGGGGTGGAAAAATTACAGAATGTCCACCAGGCGTTGCGTTGAATTTTCGTTCAGCGATGATGACAGAGGAGATATCGGATAAGAAACAGGTTCGGGCGTTTCGGAAGAAAATATCGAAGAAGTAGATTGACTTTTTTGTGAAGTTGTGTTATACTCAATTCACTTTGTTATGAAAGGATGTTACTATGTCACGCGGTAAAGGAAAGAAAACCCATCAGGCAGAAAAGATTCTCGTGATTCTCATTAATGCGAAGGAAGGTGAGTTTGTTTCGTTGGACGAAATCAAGCAAACACTCTCCAATGAGATCCAGTTGTACCGTCTCCCTACCTACCTGTATGATCTGAAAAAGAACGGCGCAGAAATCGAAAAGAAGAAAAATGGTCGCAATCTTGTGGCGTTCAAGCTCTTGAATCGGGATGCCATGCTTGCGTATGCTCAAGACCGCAAGTTGATTGCTCCGCCTCCGGTAGAGTTGAGGGCGGAAGATATGATGGTCACGAAATAACAGCCAGCCAAGACCTTTAATCGAGGGTGGCTGACAAAGGGTCTTGTGAGTGGTCGATCATCATTCACAAGGCTCTCGATTTTGAGAGGCACGTCATGGCATTTGTGGACACGTTGATTTTTGTCGTTCTTGTATTTGGGATGTTGGTATTTGGGCTCACTCTGGTGGACTATTACCTTGACGAAAAGCGAGACCGAAAATGAGTTTGAGTTTGTTAGGGTATATGTTAGAGAAGTCCTTGGCGGAAATACAATCTCCGCGAGAGGCGCAAACTTCAGGTCTTTCAAAACCTAAGGATTCGGACAAAGAAACGTCACTCTACTGTAATGTTGGATCGTCCGATAAAGTATACTTTGTTCGCATTACATGTGACGACGATTCCCCACATTGCGGGCCGAACCGTTATAACGTCGATGTGAAGTGGGGGCGCCGCGGTGGCACATTGCAGAGTATGAGGAAGGCCAGCGATGTCTCATGGGCAATTGCGCGAAACGTCTATTCGACAATCATTCAAGAAAAGATCAACAAGGGATATAAGGTATCGGTATGAGACTAGTCTGCATGAGCGACACCCACGGCTTCCATAAGAAGCTCACCATTCCCGACGGTGACATGTTTATCTGCGCCGGTGACTTCTCGATGCGAGCGAAGATGTCGCATGTAGTCGAATTTGCCCGTTGGGTTGATTCACTTCCCCACAAATATAAAATTGTCGTGCCTGGAAATCATGACATGGCCTGTGAAGGGAACGAACTCTGGGCTCAAGAAGAATTTGCGCCTGCGGTCTTCTTTCGCCATGATTATCATTATGTGGGCGGACTACGTATTTTTGGGTCCGCATACTCTTCATCCATTTTTGAGCCGTCAGAGTGGTGCTATGATTACCCTCGATATGGCGAATTCGGTCCGCGCCTTTGGAGTGCCATTCGTGATTATCCGGTGGATGTTCTCATTACCCATGGTCCACCACGAACAATAGGTGACCGTGTCATTTCACAACATGATCGAGAAGATCCGCACGACGGCGATGGAGCACTGTTGCGAGTGGTGAAAGATATCCAACCCAAGGTGCACATTTTTGGGCACATTCATGAGGGATATGGTTCATACACAATTCAGGATTGTTCTACGCGGTTCTATAATGTTTCTGTATGCACAGTTGAATATCAACCCACGAACCCGGTCACAATAGTTGACCTTGACTAAATAAGAGGTAACATCATGCCATTTTATTCTGTGCGCGAGAAGGGAACTGAGATCGTGCAACCTTTGCCACAAATGTCATTTGCTGAGTTGCAGAAATTTTTATCCGATAACCCTCAATATGAACAGGTGATTGAAGCGCCTGCTGCTGTAAAGGTGAAGTGGTAATATGCCTACCTACGATTTCTTACACAAGCCAACAGGTGAAGTAGTTGAGAAACGCATGACCATTGCTGCAATGGAAATATTTCTCAAGGAAAACCCTGATTACGAAATTACATTCCGTCAAATGAATGTGGGTGATCCTGTGGCACTTGGCATAACGCAGCCTCCTTCAGATTTTATCAAACATGTTATCCAACCTATCGAGAAACGCTTGTTTGGAAAGCCGAGGGAGTCACGATTCAAGGCACCAAAGGAAGTATAACATTCAACAAAGGAATAAGCATGGGACGCAAGAAGGCGGTTTCAGTGATGCCTTCCCCTTTATCATGTGTTCATGTAAAAGCAAAGACGATCAATCAACATAAGGCATACAAGGAATTTCACAAAGGATACAATCTCATATTGCATGGTGTCCCAGGAACGGGGAAGACGTTCATTTCCATGCACATGGCACTTACCGTTGTCCTTGCAGAGGAACCGAAGCAGCAACAGGTCGTGATTATTCGATCTGCCGTGCCGAGCCGTGAGATTGGGTATCTCCCAGGTTCATTGAAGGAAAAGATTTCCGCATACGAAGATCCTTATCGGGATATCTGTACTGACCTCTTTGAGAAGGGTACCGCGTATGAAGAATTGAAAGCACGAAAGCAGTTAGTGTTTGCGACAACCTCGTATCTCCGAGGTGTTACATTCAAGGATTCGATTATCATCGTTGATGAAATGCAAAACCTCAACTATGAGGAGTTGAGAACGGTGATTACACGAGTCGGCGATAACTCTCGGTTGATCTTTTCGGGAGACTATCGCCAAAGTGATTTTGAACGGTACAAGGATCGTGAAGGTCTCGGTCATTTCTTAAACATCATCGATACGATGGAGTCATTTGCAAAAATTGAGTTCGATCATAACGACATTGTGCGAAATGGACTTGTGAAAGACTTTATTATTCGTGAGAGTCAATATCAAGATGCAGGACACGTCATATAATTTCAAACGAGAAACCATCCCAGGATTGGACATCGCCCTCACTGCTGTCACCACAGATGAGGGCCGTGTCTACACCACACCAGAAGGGAAAATTTATCCTTCTGCCTCCACCATTACCAAAGTCCTTACTCGTGATGTGATTGCTGCATGGAGAAAGCGTGTCGGTACCGAAGCTGCCGATAAGAAAACAAAACGGGGAGCCGATAGAGGTTCCCATGTCCATTTGATCTGCGAAAAATACCTCTTGGGCACATTGAGCCTCCAAGAGCGTTTGGGAATGATGCCTACCACGAAAGAGTTATTTTTGCAGTTAAAAAAGAAGCTTGACAACCACGTCGAAGTCGTGTATGCTATAGAACAAGCTCTATATTCGGACCGTTTGCAGATTGCTGGGCGAACAGATGCTATTGTATTGTGGGATGGTGAAATTGCGATATTGGATTTCAAAACGAGTGAGAAGCCGAAGCCGGATGAATGGATTCTCAATTATTTCGTCCAATGTGCGGCATATGCAGAAATGTTTGAAGAGAGAACGGGCCGTCCAATCCGTAAAATTGTTGTAGCCATGGCGACCGAAACTGAAACTATCCCCACCGTGTATATCAAAGAGAAGGACGCTTATCTGCCAGTCTTGCAGAAGTGCATTGAGACGTATCGATCAGAGCATCCCTAACAGGGAGTATATTATGAAAAATGTTCTTGTTTCAATTATGAAGACGATGCTATGTCTATTGATTTTCGGGTTGATCATTAATGTGGTCGATGCGAATGAACCAACCGGAAACTACAAGTACGAGACAGAGTTTGTTGAACGATATTTTGCACCTCCTGTACAAACCAAAAGCCTAAAGCAAATACAGTGCCTTGCTCAAGCAATCTACTACGAAGCAGGAAACCAGGATGCGTTGGGGAAAGAAGCGGTAGCATTGGTTATTGTCAACCGCGTCAATGATCGCCGCTATCCACGAACGATTTGTGGGGTAGTTCGTCAATCCCACCTTATCCAAGAGAGACGGATTTGTCAATTCTCGTTTTGGTGTGAAGTGGTCAAAAGTCCGAAGAGAGAAATATGGTCGGAGTCTTTGGAGATTGCTAGACGTGTTCTCAAGAATCACTGGAAGCATGAGATTCTGGTGAGATTGAATTCCGCCATGTATTTCCATGCAGATTATGTTAACCCTCAATGGAGAAAGGAGAAGCAATTTCTAGGGAAGATCGGAAATCATTTGTTCTATGCAGAGAAACCAGGTACATGTACTAACATTAACATTGGAGGAATTTGTTATGGCAAAGGGTGATGCGTTGAAAGTTGTCAATGTGGAAAATCTTTCGGCCGAGGAACGTTCTCAGTTGCTTGCCGCATTGAAGGAAATCTCAAATGCGCTCGCACGAACGGAAGGCGAGAAAGAGTTGATCAAGGAAACCAAGAAGAAGCTTTCGGCCGATTTGAAGTTACCTGGAAAGATGGTCGCCAAGTTGGCTCGTGTCTATCATCGGCAGAACTTCGATCAGGAAGTGGCAGAACATGAGCAGTTTGAAAAGCTGTATACGAAGCTGACCACGAAAGGGTAGTCATGCCTACCACCGATGAAATTGAAGTGTTTAGTAAAATGATTCGTGTGCGGTCGGCGCTTAAAAACATCCCTTTGTGGGAAGCTTTGACCGATTATGTCAGCGAATCAGAAATGGAACCTCAAATCGTCGCGTCACTCTTGAGCAAATCACTCAAAGCAGATATCATGTGCGAATGTGATGATCTGAATTTGCTTAGGGACCGCGGGAAGAAATCTGTCAAGTTGCCGTTATGACTGGATTTGATGCCTATGCGACATATCAAGCGTTAAAGCTGCATTTCACCTCAGATTCTTATGACTACTTCAAGTACAATAAGAAAACGAGGTGTTCGGTGGATACGTTTGATAAGCGGCGCGACAAATACATGTTTCATAAGTTGGCGAAGAAATATCCTACGCCTGAGGAAGTAGAATATTTTCTTGCGGCATCCTTTTTCATGGTTCCGAAATTGTGGGTGGGTACCCTCTTCACTGAAGAGGCAGTGACTTCCTACATGGAACGGAAAAAGATCAAGGAGTCATTTGAGTACTCTGTACGAGAGGACCTTTACAACCATCAGATACAGAGTTTGGACGATCTACGGTTAGAGATGCAGGTGCAGGATGGGAACTATCCCACATTGTTGCTCGGTGTGATGCAGCATAGACTACAACCTGAAACATTGATTGCCGTAGATCTATTGACCAATTGCTTAGATGCGTGGAGCAATAAACTCAGTGACACGATCATCTATCCATCATTGAAGTTACGGTTACGAAGGTATACGCCGTTTCTTCATGTTGATCGAAAAACCCTGGCACACTCGTTGAGGACACTCTTCGGTGAGGCTAAATAGAGTTATCATAATGTAGTGCGTGGATACATTTACACAACCATACAACATATACGGAGGTTTTATATGTCAAACACACCAGTCAGTTTTTCTGCCCTCAAACGTTCCCGCGGTTCAGTTGAAAAACTAGAAGCGGCGATCAAAGCAGCATCTTCCAACGGAAAGAAAGAAGATACGCGATTTTGGGAACCCACCGTCGATAAGTCGGGAAACGGGTATGCCATCATTCGTTTTCTTCCAGCCCCACCCCAAGATGGGGAAGATGGATTGCCATGGGTTCGTCAGTTTACACATGGATTCCAGGGACCGGGCGGATGGTTTATTGATAACTGCCCGACGACCATCGAACAGAAATGTCCGGTGTGTGAGGGGAACAATATTCTCTGGAATACGGGCATTGAATCCAACAAGAAAATCGTTAGTGAACGGAAGCGCAAGTTGTCGTACACAGCAAATATCTTGGTGGTCAATGATCCTGCGGCACCGGCAAACAATGGTACGGTCAGACTCTTCAAGTTTGGGAAGAAGATTTTTGACAAGATCTATGAAAAGATGCACCCAGAATTTCCTGACGAAAAGGTATTCAGTCCTTTTGACTTGTGGGAAGGTGCAAATTTCTCCCTCAAGATCCGTAAGGTAGAAGGGTATCGAAACTATGACAAGTCTGGTTTCGATGTTCAGTCTCCGGTTGCAGACGATGATGCAAAATTGGAAGCAATTTGGAAGCAGGAACATGCCTTGAAGGAATTTGTTGAACCAAAGAACTTCAAGAGTTATGCTCAACTAGAAGCTCGCCGTGTAAAGGTGTTGGGAACGGCGGTGCAATCGTCAACCGCAGAATCTACCCCACTTGAGCCGGAACAAGAACATGAGGACACACCTCCTCAGTCATTCGCCCCCAAAGCGGCAAATCCGGCTCCAGTCGGTCAAGTTGCCGACGAAGAGGATGAAGACTTGAGTTTCTTCAAGAACCTGGCAGACGACGAATAGCCAGTTGTTCAAAAATGGACATGCTTGGTTTCATAGACTGAGCATGTCCATTTCCCTTATATTTCAAACACTTACCTTCCTAAAAACACTCGAAAATTCCTCAATAAAATCAATAACTTAGAGACGCTTTTAAACGGTTTATAGGCGGTCTTTTTCTGGTTGGATGAATGATGACTCACATATAGGGGAGAAGTGCCCCCATAAGCCGGATTTGACTCGTTTACCGTGCTTTATGAAGGCACATAATCCCTGGTAGAGGACCGTAGAAATGAGGATTCGCCGCCGCGCAGTCCTGGCAGTTTTTGGTGGATGGTGTTATTATTCACATTGGTGACATTGTTTACAGGTGCCACAGTATTGACATTGGTTGCTGGCGCATAGGCTGCCGAAGCAGATGCTTTCAATTCTGCGGCATCGTTGAGTGATTGACCAGTAGTCGGTGGTGCTGGAGCAATTGCTTCTGGTACTGTTTGGGTAGAGGCTGGTGCAACCGTTGCAACCTGACCAAGTGTCTGGGTAGCCTGTCTGACCATTTTAGCAATTCGTTCTTCACGATGGGGAGACTTATCTTTTCCTGGAGAAAGTGGTTGCCCATTTTCATCTTTAAAGACTTCCCCATAAGATTGTCCGGCCAATTGTGTAATGGATGCAATCGCCGCTTTGTCTTCAGGGGTACCCTTAGGCTGTGCTCTCCCCATGAGATTATCAATTGCTGCTTGTTCATAGTCTCCACGTTGCATTTTTTCTGTGGTGCCGGCAGGTACCCTAGCAGCAAACATGGAAGCACGTTTTTCAACTGCGTCAGATATTTCTTTATCGCCACCTAGGTTTTGGGTATTGATCTTCGCAAGTTTACGTTGTGCGTATCCTTCTCCGGCGTCCGCCCGTTTCTGGAGTGCTTGGATCTTTTCTTCTTCTGTTGGTGCTGTGTATCCAGGAAGAATACTCTTCACTTTCTCGGCGATAGTTTCCCCCATGTCAATAACGCTATCACCAATAGACGTGAGCGTGTTCGATATCCAATCTTTGACTGCAACAAATCCAGCTTTGACAGATTCCCACACTTCATTGATTGAATCACCCAACAATGAAAACGACAGCTTGATTTTATCCCATTGACGATAGAGCATCACTCCTGCTGTGACAAGCCCCGCAAATGCTAATCCAAGGGGGCTGAATAGTGTTGTCGATAACATCCCCATGAGACTCTTTGCCCATCCACCAATAGAACCGAGAAATCCTCCGTCTTCTTTCTTCTTTTCTTTCGCAGTAGGCTTTGATTCTTGTGTTGCGGTTCCTCGTTCTCTCTGCGTCACAGCAAGGGCATCTCTTCGTTCATCTTGATCACTTTCTACCAATTCTGCAATCTTGTCGATGCCACCCCAAATATTCTCAAGGTATTCTGTTTGCTCATGCTCCTGCTTGACGAACTCCTTTGAGAGAAATTGTCCTGTGAGGACATCGCGGAAACGACCATCCCCGGTAGGAGTGGATGTGCGTGTTGCCCCTAATTTTTTGGCAATGGCCACTACATTCTTCGCAGTGATGGTGGATGTCTTTGCAATAGCGTTGAGTAGAGGCTGTGATAATTGTTCAGCGCCTCGTGTTGCTGGAGGTGCCTCCGCAATAGGTTCAGCAATGGGAGAAATCGCAGTGGGTCGTTGCTGCAATCCTGCGGCCGCACGAATGGACTCTTCTGACCGACGCATAAGTTTGCCGGCGAGGACGGTTGCAATCTTTGACCCAGTAGTACGCTGGACAATGTTGAGAGGATCGAACTTTTGCTTGAATCGTGCTTTCGACTGGGACGCTCGAAATGCAAGCGCCTCTTTGATTGCAGAGAATGGACCGCCTCCTGATGCCAACACATCCGCGGCAACTCCTGACGGCGTTGACTCACGATGACGTGCCTGGGCGATCTGTGCTTTGATATTCTTCAGAGCATCGAGGATTTCTTTGCGAGTCTCTTTTCCTAATTCGATTTTCTGTCCCTTGATGTCCGCCATTTACTTCTTCCTTAGTTGTGCCTCGCGGATGCGAGCGTTTTCTTTTTCTACCCGTTGCTGCACAAGTGTAATATACACCAGCCGTTCCCAAGGAAGCATTTCCTCAAGCTCGGTGATGGAAAACTTATGATCCTGAACTAATGCAAAATTCGTCACGAAATAGTTCTGGAGTGTATCATGCTGAAAAGTTAGACGAAAAAATTGTCGAGCCCCGAAACCACAATATCTTCTTTTGCACCGCACTTAGGGCAATTGAAATGAACCGTACTCTCAATCTTCGGCATCGTCTGGAAAAATTTATCCAACTTGGCGATTTGTTGATGCGAAAGTGATTCGACAAAATCAATCAACTCTTCACGAGAGACATCTTTTGCATATGTGATCGTGTTTGCGTCACTGACAGATTCGATGCAGTTGAGGACAAACTCAAATGCTTCCTCTGCTGGAAGATCCTTCCGAGCTAGTTTTGAGAAGGATTTGAATGCAGGATACTTGAGTGTTACCCCAACGGTGTCCGTTAGAGCAATGTATTTAGTATGGCCCTCACCAAAGGCTGGTTTGATGGACAAAAGGTCGACCTTATACTCCGAAATGGTACCACACGTCTCCGCCTGCTGAGTCGCCGTGTTCTGGACGGTTGATCGGCATCTATACTTCAAGGGTACAGTTTCCCCTATGCTTCTTGCGCGAAGATTCAAGAATAGATACTCAATATCAAACAAAGGTAGTGTATCGACCTTGACGTTTGAAATATCGCCGACACAATTCTGGAGGATCTTTATCACGGTATCAAACACTACCTTAGCATCCTCAGATTCCATAGCGATCAATAAAAGTTTCTCTTCTTTCCCCAGGAACGGACGAAACGAAAGTTTCTTTCCTGATGGGCATGTTACATCATACAACGGAACACTCAAAATATCCTTCAATGCCATGGTCAATCACCTTTCATGTGTTAGTTACGAGCCGACCCCTGCGTTTGCTTCGGGGATGTTGGAGCCTTTTCATTGATGTTCTCTGCTGGTTTCTGTGGTCGAGTGATCACATAGAATTCGTATGCGAGCGTGACCGATACACGATGAAAACCATCCTCAGTCCATGCGACTGGCATCTGGTTGACCGCGGTCGGAAATGCAGACACGAGTTGCCATGTGGCAATTGTTGCTAACGAATCTGCCCCTTCGCTTGGTAACGACATATCATACTGTGTGATAAGGATATCAGAACGATACTCGTTTGGATATGCCATCGTATTGGTCACTGAGTTGAAAATGATGTTCATCCATGTTTCAAAGAACCGACGGACAAAGAAATCCCCAGTTTCTAAGAACGTCAATGTGATATCTTGATACACCGATTGATAAGGGGTCTTGTAGACGGGTCCATAAATTCGGCTATCCTGCGTGACCAATTGACGACCTGGTAGTTCTGCGGATTCGCAACGGAACGACAGAGTGCGACCGTTGAGAACGGTTTTGTCCAAATCACGAGGCGCAAGAGGAATAAACACCTGGAAGTGTGAGGACTTCGCTAATCCTGTTCCCTTAAGATGTGATAGAAATTCATGAAATATGCCGGCCATTAGAACTTCTCCTTCGATTCTTCCCACACTTCTTGTGGTCGTATACTTGTCTTACTGGTGAACTGTTGTAATGGCAATGCAGCAGCAATATCCCATTCGGGAGTAGGAATCTCAATCACTCGTGTCCTGATATGTTGAAGCAAATATCGTTTTACGCATGGGGTCGCTCGATATGCCTGATGCGTAGCGGACAACAATGGATATGAGGGTTTCAATCGTGTTCGCTCATCCTGCAATGACCCGGTCGCAAAACGGCTGAGTTGCTTCAATAGAATCAAACGATCCTTTGGGGAAATATAGTGTAAGTTGAGCCCCAGGAACCCATCGGTATATTGCTTGATTGGAATGACAAGTGGAAAGCGATCCCAATACGGAAGCACTTCTTTAAGCTTGGGTTCGTAGTGAAAGAAATAGAACCGTCCGATGATTGCCTTATTTCGTTGTGCATCACGCTGCTTGAGCAATTGCATCCGATCTTGCCCTGTCGGATTGAGTTGCTTGACTTTTTGGAGCAACCATTTATGTGCCAGGCTCGTACCTGGGACTAATGATTTCTCTCCGAGTTGTTCTTGTATACGTTGAATAATTGTTGCCATAATGAGTATTTATGCTAGAAAAATACAGTATCTTTCTCAGTGATGACTTGAAATTGCCATCCCTGGTCCTTACAAAATTCTTCCGCAGCTTCCCATTTTGCCCGGTTGATTGCGTAGGTCGCTACTTCATTCAGAAACTTGCGTGTCTGCCGTTTTGGTGTGCGTAGTTGTGTTTGAGCGTGGGGTTTGATTTCCAATAAAAATGTCTTTTGAACCGCCTTCGTTTGCACTTTTACGAGGAAGTCGGGGAAGTATCGATGTTTTCTTCCATCCACCGGAGAGAGATATGGTATGACTAGTCCTTCCGAATTCCAAAGAATGACAGAGGGGGATCGATCTAACCGAATCATGAATTGGCGTTCCCAACCAGATCGGTAGACAATATTGCGGATGTCCCCGGCATACTTTTTGGGGTTCTCTGGAGTATATTTCCCTTGAACATATTCCCTGGCCATAACCCTCCCAAATAACGCATAAATATACTATAACCACTAAGGGGGTATTTATGGGACTGGTCGATTACGTTGGAAATATGGTTTCGGAAAGTATTGACACCGTTCAGAGGAAGGGGAAAGAACTGTATGGAGCAATACAAGCTGAAGTCCAACCTGAAAATCGGAAACAAACAAATGAAAAAATTGCTGCACAACAGAAGTATGGATACACCTATCTCAAATATCCATTGATACTTGGGGATAATACTCGCCATCCCCATTATATCACATTCTTTGTCAATATTCGCAATCTCTCAAAGTATGCTGATTCGTCTCCATTAGGAAAAAGGGCTAAGGACGAAAAGGGGAATTTTATTGAATCAACAGTCGCTATCAATCAACGAAGCCGGCCTGGTATCACTGGTCGATCAATGTTCGGTGGAACATTCGGATTCAATCGAAAAACTTCTCGCACCACAGTTGGTATCCGTTTGTATATGCCGGATACACTCTCTTGGAGTTTCCAGAATCAATTCAGTGAATCCGCACTTTCTTCAACCCTTCCTGGAATGGCATTGGGGGTGGCTGGCGCCTCTGATAGTGCGATCAAATCAATTAAGGAATTGATTGATTCAGGTGGTGATCCTGCTAAACTCGCCAGTCTATCAAAAAAAGGCAACGAATTTAAAGCATTGGGGGCTGAAGCTGTCGGTCGGGCAACGGGGGATGTGAATTTCGCATTGAACACGTTTGGGATGGCTCTCAATCCCCAAATCGATGTCATTTACGAAACCCCAGTTCTCCGTTCTTTCAATTTTGAGTTTATATTTGCCCCTCGTTCACAAGAAGAGGGGAAAGCCGTCTACGATATCATTCAAGCATTTAAGTTCCATGCGGCTCCTGAAATCCTCAAGGGAGGGGGAGTCTTCGGACGATACTTTGTTCCACCATCGGACTTTGATATTGAATTTTCCAATCAGAAAATGGGAAAAATTTCTTCCTGTGTTTTGGAAGATATTACTGTAGACTATGGCGCAACTGGTTCTGCATTTTATCGTGATGATATGCCTGTGCATACTCGCTTGACGCTACGTTTCAAAGAACTGGAATACATCACCAAAGAACTCATTCATGAGAAGGGGTACTAATGCCTGCGGCATATTTTTCCAATTTTCCATTTCACAGATACTCCTTAAACCCACAGACGGCTCCTGGAGAGTATGAGTGGGTAACGGATATCTTTCATCGTGCGGCACCGATCAAGAACATCCTCCAAAACCGAGAGGCCTACTACACGTATCAGGTTATTGAAGGGGAATCTCCTGAAATCGTTGCGGATAAGGAATACGGGTCACCCAAGTACTTCTGGGTAATTACTCTTCTGAACAATATTCGTGATCCCTTGTTGGATTGGCCAAAGAACTATGGGGATCTTGTTGCATATGTCACAGACAAATATGGTTCGCTTGCACTGGCATCCTCCACGATTCATCATTACACCATGACAATCACAAAAACTGATTCGTTAGGGAATGCAAGCGAAGAAACGACAGTTATCGATCAAACTAAGTATGATAGTCTTGTAAGCCTTGTTCCTGAAGTCTTCACCTTCTCTGATGGAAACACGGTGACAAAAACAATTTCCCGTTCATCGGTGGACTGCTATACCTATGAAATTGATCTCAATGAGCAGAAGCGATCAATCAAATTGCTCAAAGATACATTCATTCCTCAGGTAGTCGCTGAACTTGAAACCCTTCTCAATACACAAGAGTAATACATATGCCGATTCTTGATGGTGTAGCGAAAGCGACTGATTGTAGCATCGAAGAATTGCTTCTGGTAGGCACATCTGGTCGTTCTGTAGATTTACGAGAAATTATGGTCGAGTTGAACCTTCACGAGGATCTATTTGGCAACACTATGAATGGATCACTTCTCGTTCAGGATACAAACAACTTGATCAATCAACTTCCGATCATTGGTATGGAATTTTTGATGATCACGGTCTCCAAACCGTCTAGTCCGTGGAAGATCAAGAAAGTATTCCGTGTTTATAAAATTTCCGATAGACAGAAAGACACCACCACAGAACGGTACATACTCCATTTTTGTTCAGAAGAAGCCATCGTGAGTGAGTCCGTCAAGATTTCTAAGTCTTACAAGGGACAAACTATCAGCGCCATGGTGCGCGATATCTGCATGACGTATCTAAAGATCAATCCCAAGAAATTACAATCAACAGATATACTCGACACACAAGGAACATTTGATATCGTTATTCCGTATTGGAGACCATTCTATGCAATCAATTGGCTTGCACGAATGGGAAAGACTGCCCAGGCAGCAAGTGCGTCATTTGTCTTTTTCGAGGATTCACAGGGATATCATTTCAAGCCGATTGAAACATTGACGCAACAAGAGCCTTTGCAGGCAATCAATTTTATGCCAGTAAACTTTGCAGGGGAAAAAGAGGAGAAATCCGATACGACGATCAAGCACGAATCTGCGTTTGAGTATGAAATGCACAATTCTCCTGATATGCTTCGGGGATTTGGAATAGGTACCTATGCAGGCAAGCTGACGATGGTTGATCCATTCGCACAGAAGATCACACTGAGTTCGACAGACTCTTCTACATTATTCAAACAGACAAAGCATTTGAATAATTTTCCACATTTGCAGTTGAATGAAGACCGTACGAATAAATCCGTCACTGAACATCACGAATCATTCTTTCGCGTGGCGAGCAACAAACTCAAACCCGATACATGGTTACTACAACGAAACTCGTATCTCGCGGGGTTACACGGATTTCAAATGAAAGTCGCATTGCCTGGTAACATCATTCTTCGTGCTGGGCAAGTAGTGCAAGCAAACTTTGCTGTAGGGGGAACCCCTTCACGAGAATCAAAGTTAATTGATGAACTCTACAGTGGGAATTATTTGATCACTGCGGTGCGTCACAAAATACAACGCACACACTATGTTTGTATCCTTGAAATATCAAAAGATAGTCTCACGTCTTCATTGCCTGCTGAGTCATTTGGCTCACCAGCGATGAATGCTATAAGGTCTCGATAATGCAAGAACATGATCAGAATCTCGGTATGGAATTTGTGTGGTGGATGGGAGTTGTTGAAGATCGACAGGACCCCCAAAAAGCAGGTCGATATCGTGTGCGAATTATTGGAGCGCACACTGAAAACAAATCCGATCTTCCAAGTGAACAATTACCATGGGCTCAGACATTGGTATCCGTAAATGTCGCTCTGAAAGAGGGCGATTTTGTTATGGGGTTCTATGTCGATGGGCATGACGCTCAGGTGCCTGTTATCATGGGGTCATTGCATGGGGTTCCCGCAGAACTGCGCCCAGCGTCAAAAGGATTTTCAGATCCAAGAACTGCGGCACAATTGAAGGCAGCACCTAAGCCTCCGAAATCGTTACGTGTATCGAGTGGACCGGTTAGTATTACAGAAGGAACGGGGCAGCGCAATCCACACCCATTGAACGAATCCACCGTTTCACGGATGGCGAGAAATGAAAAAACATCGTTGACTCCGATCCAATTCAAGAAAAATACTATCACGTCAGGGGTACCTACTGCTGGCGGAGGATCATGGTCCGAACCAACCACACCATACGCTGCCCAGTATCCGTATAATCATGTCATTGAAACAGAAGCAGGTCACCTTATCGAATTGGATGATACACCTGGAGCAGAACGCTTGCACATTTATCATCGGTCAGGAACATTTGATGAAGTGCATCCAGATGGAACAAAAGTGTCACGAGTCCATGCCACACATTATGAAATTGTTCTTGGAGACAAGAATATCGTTGTTCATGGAGATGTCAATATTACAGCAAGTGGGGCGATCAACTTGAAAGCCGGCGGAGATCTTGTGTTAGAGGCAGCCGGGGATGTGAATATTTCAGCACTTGGTCAGATAAAAACTCAGGGCACAACACAGAGTCATGTTGCGAGTGGGCCGATGGATTTGAGTGGAATTCCCATGAATCTAAACGGACCGGGAGTAGTCTCAGGTACACCACCAACTCCAGTAACCGTGGTTACGGCTGGATCGATTACATTGGAGTAACATGGGAATACCTCTTGGGATTGTTCGCATGGGTGTGGATATGTGTAGTGGCCATCCGGCGGGCCCGACGTTCTTTCCACCGAGACCAGCAATGACTGGTTCTCCTGATGTCTTCGTGGACGGTCTCCCTGCTGTGCGGGCTGGACTAGATACCTGGGCACCACATACAAACATTATAAGTGTTCATAGTGGAATCGGAGTAACAGGTTCCCCCACAGTATTTTGTAATGGAATGCCACTCATGAGAATGACTGATGTTATCAATTGTGGCTCGATTGCACTCACAGGATCAACTACTACTTTTGCAGGATAACTATGCCATTCAATTTAGACTTTTCCCATATCCCAAGTTTAGACATACCGAGGCTCCCTACCTCTTCGTCAGGGGTGTCGGATGTGTCCAAGACGATTATCAATAAGATGACTAGTGACCCTGGATCACTCTTCACCAATCCGATGGTTCAATCCACAAACTTTTTGGGAGATGCTATCCAGAGAATTGAAACCCATGTCACTGACGTATCAACAGGAACGGTCACCAATCCAGCCATGACCCAAAGTGAGGCCCTTACATATCTTTCATCTGATCCATTTCAAGATGTTCGGACTTCTCTTGGAAACTTTCTTATGCACACCGGACGGCTATCCGGCATCCTGAAAAGTCAGGGGATCGAGGCACCTGGTCTGCAACAAATTTTGTCCATTGGACTACAGATGCAGAATATGATGACAATCATGAATGCAGGTTCCGATTGTCTCGCCGTAATCGGGGGTGCTACTGGATTATTCTCCCAGGATACATTCAACTCCTATTCAGCGTCAGTTGCCAGTTTGCTACAGAGGCTTGAGCGTGGAGCGGCGACTGTGACAGATATTGCCGATCTTATGTCACAGATAGCGAATGGGGTGCGCGGGATCATGAATAAAGACTCCCAATTTCTTCATAACTGCGTCAATCAGCTACAGAATGCCGCATTAGGGTTAGCACTGGAAGCCTTGAACGAAAATGCTTGCGCCCACTTTGTTTTTGATACAATCAGCAATACCAATCCTGGAGGATTTTTGAATCTTCTAGGAAAGAAGACCATATAAATAACCATTATGGCAAACACGATCATTTACCAAGATTTTTCATTGGATTTCGGAATACATCCTGTCAGAAAGGATCTTGTCCTAAAGACGGATGCAAATGCTGTTGTGCAATCAATTATGCACCTGCTTCAAATGAATCACTACGAGTCACCCTTTCAACCTGATGTAGGAAGCAATTTGCGGCGATTATTGTTTGAGAATGTGTCAGAATTCACGGCCCGTGACATTTCTCGTTTCATTCAAGAAACAATTGAAAACTTTGAACCGAGAGCAACCATTCAGTCTTTGATCGTGACTCCTGATGAAGACGAAAATCAGTATAATGTCATGCTTCGTGTATTCATTTCAACGTTTCCAGATCCATTCAAAGTGGACTTCATTCTCCAAAAGGTAAGGTAACATGCCAGAAAAGCTGATTATCTCAGAACTTGAGTTTGAGAATATCAAGACGAACCTCAAAAACTATTTGAATTCGCAATCCACATTCACTGATTACAACTTTGAAGGTTCAGCCCTTTCTATTCTTATCAATCTCCTTGCGTATAACACATACTACAACTCTGTGTACTATAACATGATGGCAAATGAGTTGTTTATGGATTCCGCACAGTTGAGAAATTCTATCCTCTCTCATGCTAAATCACTCAACTATCTGCCAGTATCGAGACGAGCGCCTACTGCTATCGTAGATGTCGTAGTCACTCCTCCTGGTGGGAATACACAATCAGTGTTGACATTAGAACGATTCACGGAATTTCAATCTGAATCTATCGATGGCGTCAACTACACATTCGTGAACGCTGGCGCACAAACCGTCTATAAGGAAGCTGGAGTCTTTACCTTTTCAGATCTTGAACTCAAAGCAGGTACCCCGCAACTTGCTACGTTCACATATAATGCATTGACAAATCCAAAATCACAGTTTGATCTTCCAAATGACGATATTGATACGGATACCATGCTCGTGACCGTCCAGGTGTCTGACGTGAATACTTCATCTGAAGTGTATACCCTGTCAACTGATATTACCGAGACGACTGCCAATTCTGCTGTGTATTATTTGTCTCCAACCGCAGACAACAAATACAAAGTCACGTTCGGTGACGGGGCAATCTCGAAAGCATTATCGAACGGAAACATTGTTCTTGTTTCGTATTTGACAACGGTCGGGGAACTCGCAAACAAAGCGAATTCGTTTGCTACAGGCGCAATCGGCGGTTTCTCTAACGTTATTGTTTCATCCGTCTCTGCGGCATCAGGTGGAGCAGATCGGGAAACAGATGATGATATTCGTGCAAATGCCCCATTAGCATATACCGCACAGAACCGTGCAGTCACACAGAAAGATTATGAAGTCCTTCTAAAGGCACGATATCCATACATCCAGAGTGTGTTCGTGTGGGGTGGAGAAGATAACATTCCTCCAGTATACGGAAAAGTGTATATCTCCATTGCTCCGAAGGAAGGGGTGGTATTGAATAATGCGGAGAAGTCCCGTATCATCGAAACAACTCTCTCCCCGCTCACCATCTTGACGATTACCCCAGTGTTAGTTGATCCAGACTATGTGTATCTAAAGTTTGAAACGAATGTTGAAGTGGATGGAAAAGAAACTCTTCTCACATCAACACAAATCGCTTCGACTGTGCGTGATGCTATCATTACATATTGTGATGATACGTTCAATCAGTTCGGAGCAAGTTTTGTTATTTCTAAATTTGGACGGGCCGTTGACGATTCTCTTACCGCGATTATTGGATCAGACACGACGGTTCGATTGGAGAAGCGTTTTACTCCAACACTAAACACTCGTGTTACCTATGCGATAAACTTCGGAACCGCATTGCGATACGCACCAATTCAACATGCCTTGAAGTCTACAGCATTTGTGGTCAACGACAATACCGGTACTCAAAGAACAGCATACCTTGAAGAAGTGTTCAATTCGTCAACTGGTATCGATTCAATCACCGTCACAAATCCAGGCTACAATTATACCGTGGCTCCAACGGTCATGATCACAGGTGATGGATCAGGAGCGACCGCAGAAGCGAAGATTGTAAACGGCAAGATTGAGTCAATCACCGTCACAAAACGTGGAAGTGGATATACTTCTGCCATTGTGACCATTACTGGAGATGGATCAGAGGGAGCCGCATCGGCAGTCTTGCAGTCAAAGTATGGAACAATCCGGCTGTTCTACTACAACACATTCTCGGAGAAAATTGATATCGATCCAGAAATCGGAACGATTGATTATCATACGGGGGAAGTAATTATCAATAACCTTGCAGTGCTTGAATCCCTCACTGATGAAGGGGATGTTCGTATCAGTGTGCAGCCAGATTCATCAATTATTGAAACGCAACGCAACCAATTACTCATTCTTGATTCTGATGACCCAACGGCTATCGGAATTTCAGTCTCGATACGATAACTATGGCTAATACAGTCTCATTACTCATTCGACAACAGCTTCCTGAATTTATCAGAAGCAACTATGACACCTTTGTTGCATTCGTAGAAGCCTACTACGCATGGATGGATTCGTCTGGGCAAGTGATGAACTTGAGTAAGTCTCTTCCTGATGCTATTGACCTCGATGAAACATTAGATGACTTTGAAAGTTATTTCATCAACCAGTTCCTTCCATTGTTCTCGTCTGCTCAACTCAGTAACCCAACGTTCTTCATTCAACATGCAAAAGAACTCTATCGGTCAAAGGGTACGGAGAAATCCATAAAACTCTTGTTCCGTCTTTTGTATGGGCAGAATATCGAAGTGTATTACCCGCACACCAGTGTGCTTCGTGCATCGAGTAGTGGATGGGTCAATATGACTTCTCTTCGTCTTGATCCGACGATGTGGACGATTCAAACGGGGGATGGCACAACAACACGTTTTCGGGCATTAGATGACTCGCGTGGTGCCGATGCGACTGTGTATTTGGATGGAGTCTTACAATCATCAGGATATCGACATTCCCCCAATGAACCGTACATCATTTTCGATAGTGCGCCTGCTTCCAATGTGGTTATAAAAGTCACATACAGTGGATCGGACCTCATTGATCTGTTTGCAAACCGCGAAATCATTGTTCGTTTCAACGGACAAACATCAGGGGCATCTGCTGTCACAGAATCATTACAGGAAATCATTGCTGATGAAGTTACTCAATTAGACCTTTTGGTTAGCAATCCCCTTGGCACATTTTCACAATCAGAAGTGCTCCGTGGGCGATGGACCTATGATGTAGACAATGGTCTATATGTGGATATTTACGCTCGACTGATATCATATTTGATCGACATTGAAATCACGAACGGGGGACAATCCTACAACGTCGGTGATGTGGTCACGATTACCGGAGGATTTCCACAGAATTCTGCGACTGCTATTGTTGACTCCGTATTCACTGCACTGATTTCAAATATTCGTGTCGTAACTGGTGGAGTGGGATATCAAATTGGTCAACCCGCATACATCACATCACTGCCAAATACAGGATTGAATGCCTACGTCTTGAGTGTGGATACCTCGGAAGCGGTGCATCCAAATTCATATCCGATTGTCCAGGATGTGTTATCGCTGTGGGCGAACACCACAATGTCTGATAGCAATTACTATTTCCCACCTGGGCTGTCTGAGAATGCGAACACTGTTATGAGCACCGCATTTACTGATTTCATTCTCGGAAAATATTCAGTTGAGCGTTTGGGTCCAATTACAGAGTTGATCATCACTAGCAGCACCGCCGTGTTCAATACTGCACCAACTTTAGCTGTTGATCCTTTAGTTGTCACGGTGACTGGTAATACTGCAAACGGAAACGTTGCTACTGCGAATGTCACATTAAACTGGTTCGGCATTCTTGGAAAGATGAATGTAACAAATGGGGGCGTTAACTATCAAGTTGGGGATGAAGTCTCCTTTGAGAACATTCCTGGTGTAGGAATTGGGATTGGTGCGGCTGCGGAAGTTACAAGCCTCCATGTTGCGAATAGTGGGATCAAGACTGTCAATTTTAGACCCTCTCGTGTCACCGGAACAGTGAATGTAACTCCTTCTGTCTCCAACACGGAAGTTATTGGTACGGGAACATACTTTACCACAGAATTGTTTGCGAATGACCGAATCGAAATCAACAGTGAATCGAGCTATGTCACATCGATCACCAATGATACCCATTTGATTGTTAATACGGCGCTCACGCGAACCTCCACAAATCGAAAGATGGGAGTGTATGGTCGATACTTTATCGGAGGGATGAATTACCGTCAAAATGCGCTACCGACTGTGCATGTTACATCGAACAATCCATTTGCCTCAGGAGCAAATATTTTAGCAGAATTGGTGTTGTCCGGTGGGGCTGAGTTTGAATTATCATCACAGACGCAAGAACCTGTAGGGAAGATTCGTTCCATCCGTATCACTAGTCATGGATATGGGTATCAGTCTGCTCCAACAATCGATCTCTCAACGAAGGGGAACGGAAAAGCCACTGCGGTTGCGATCATGTTGAGCAATCTATTTACGGCTCCTGGACGTTTCTCAACAACAGAAGGATTTTTAAGTTCAGACCAGCGGTTGGAGAGTGGTGGGTACTACAGCACCTACTCCTACATTATTCGATCTGAAACAGAACTCAGTAAGTATAAGTCAATTTTGAAAGACTTATTGCACCCTGCTGGTATGCAATTGCGCGGAGAATATCTGATCAACGAAGAGATATCGGTTACAGGTACTCCACCACAGGTGAACATAGCAAATACCTATCAATCCTCTTCTTAACCACGTATAAATACCCTTAACGGGTGAGGAACTATGCCGAATTACTCAAATGTGTCATATACACTAGGATACGAAAAAGCTTTCATTTTCTACGATAGTTTCGTGACCACTGCAAACGGTGCTTCCGTTGGGTACATCATGCTCGGTAAACCTGAAGCATGGGCAAACGGAGACAATGCGATAGCTATCGATGATACTGAAGTATCACGTTTTGTCACTCATAACGATTTTATCGGTGGAAAAAAGATCACAGGGAACGATATTTTTCTTGTTATTCCACGAAGAAACTGGGCAGCCAATATCGTCTATACCCAATATGATGATGCCCAGAATACCCAGTCGCAACTGTACGCCGCCAATTCGTTGTATGTGTATACGTCAAGTGGGAATGTGTACAAGTGTATCGATAATGCGAATGGTGCACTCTCGACTATCGAGCCTGCGAATAACTACACGGTAGCTAATGGGTTTACCACAACGGGCGATGGATACACTTGGAAGTATCTCTATAAGGTTCCAGCAACGAGTAAATTTTTAACAACAGACTGGATTCCAGTTCCATTTTCACAGTCAGCATCTTACTTTGGATACGCAAATAACTTAGTCGCAGGGGCAATTTCGCGCTTAGTGCTCGTATCAGAAGGGTCGGGGTATTCCAATACCAATACAACAATTACGATCACAGGATCAGGGTCAAGCGGCAATGCAAGTGTCAATGTTCATGCTAATGGAAACATTTCTTCTATTTCATTGACAAACCGTGGATCAGGGTATACCCGCCAGAACGCACGTACTACAATTGCTGGATCGGGATCGGGCGCAAATGTTCGCATGGTCTTGTCGCCGTATGGTGGGCATGGATTCAATCCAGCAAGAGAATTGGGCGCAAACACAATTATGATTGCTGTGAAGATTGGGGAAACTGACTCAACAGAGGGTGGGAAAATCAATGCAAACAACGATTTCCGTCAAGTTGCAGTCCTATTGAGACCACATAAATATGGGGAAAGCAGTGCGGTATCTCACGCAAACGCAAATATTGCAGTTTCGATGTCAACCCAGATTATTCTCACGTCTGGACCCTCATATACAAAAGACGAACTGATATACCAGGGCAATGCGGCATCTAATTCCACATTCTCCGCAAATGTATTGGATATCATGACAAATGCCGTTGAATGTGTGAATCGTCAGGGAACTCCGGTAACGGGAGCATTGCTCATTGGAGCATCGTCTGGTATTTCACGGACAGTAATTTCATACACTGACCCAGATTTGGAATGTGAAACGGGAGATATCATTTACGTCGAAAATCGAGCCCCGGTTATACGAGTAACAGGACAAGCAGAGTCAGTTAAGCTGGTCATAGGATTTCAATAACACATATAAATAGTTTTATTACTTTATAGGAGATGGACTAACACATGGCAATCGATATCTCTCAGAGCCCTTACTACGACGATTTTGACGAATCAAAGAACTTCCACAAAATCCTGTATCGTCCAAGTTTTCCTGTTCAGGCTCGTGAATTAACGCAAAGTCAGACAATCCTTCAGGATCAAGTCGCCAAATTCGCTCGTAACGTTTTCCAGAATGGTTCCATCGTCACTGGTGGCCAGACCATGTTGGAAACAAGCAAGACCAAGTATGTCTGTGTTGAATCCACTGACCCAAATGGCGAATCTGTTGATATCAATGATTATATTGGAAAATTCATTGTGGACGGTGATGGAGAAGGTGTCCGCGCTTATGTTATCGCCGCCCAAGAAGCTACGTTGACCACACCAGTCACCCTGGTTATTAAGTACACATCGGGACAGACCTTCAATATTGCTGCTGTCAACCCAATCTCTACCGATGATAATACGGCATCTGTCAGTATCCTTGGTAGTTTGTCTGGGCTCACTGGGGTCACCAGTAACACGATTGTTGGGAACTCCTCTATTTGCAGTATTGACACTGGAGTTTTCTTTGTTGATGGATACTTCGTTCAAGTTTCCCCACAAACGGTAATCCTCGATGCATACAGAACCACTCCTTCCTATCGTATCGGATTGGAAAAGGAAGAATCCATCGTTACCGCTATTGACGACACAACCCTCCTTGACCCTGCATTGGGGGCTACGAATTATCAGGCACCTGGAGCAGATCGCTATAAGATCTCCCTCACGCTTACAAAACGTTCACTCACGTCTGATGATGATGCCAAATTCATTGAATTGCTTCGGGTTGAAGATGGTAACCTGACAAAGAAGATTGTCTATCCAACCTATTCAGTCTTGGAAGATACTCTTGCTCGTCGCACGAATGACCAATCTGGATCATTCACGGTTCGTCCATTCAAGATTGCTACAGAACCTCACGAGACGTATGCTAACGCATTCAACATCGTTGTTGAGCCTGGAAAAGCCTATGTCCAGGGATATGAATTTGAAACGCTCGCTCCATATTACATTAAGGCAGAACGAGCCCGCGATGTCGCAAACGTCACGAACTACAATACGACTATCGATTATCAGAATTGGCTTGAAGTCACGAACATGGCAGGTCCAATCCCATTTAAGACCCTCCAGGTTGGTACAATCCATTGTGTGGCTCACGCTGATATCAATGTATCCAATGCGGCCGCAGCTACGAATACCGTCATTGGAACTGTCAAGATTCGTGCATTGGATTATCAAACTGGCGCAAATGCAACCTCCATTTCGACTGGTGTTTGGAGAGCCTATACCATCGATGCGAACATTGGAGAAAGTTTAGTCTGCAACTGTTCTGCAACAGGAACAGCAAATACCATATACTTGGCACCGAACTTCTCCGTTGTGTCTAATGCGTATGTTGGTGTCAAACTTACTATCACCACAAACGCTGGCTCCTCTCTTTCAGAAACACACGTTATCGGTTCCTATGATGGACCGAACAACAAAGCTACGTTGGAAGCAGGAGATGAATTCTCATTCGGTATCCCTGGTACCATGACTCGATTCCGCCTTGACTACGAATTCAAGGATGCAGAATCTATCGTCTATGCAAACACGACCACAAACCAGCACGTCTTTTCGACAAAGATGGATGTTGCAACTAGCAGCAAGTATTCATTGGCGGAAGACGCATACCGTGGAGCCTATCTCTCTGATACAGGATTCAACCGAGCAATATTGGAACTTCCGTATGCCTTCATTGCACCACAAGATGTGGTTGGCGGAACTCCTCTTACGAATAGTGAATACTATGGATTCAAAGCCTACACTGGTGTACAGTTCACTCAGAACGTAGCAACAATCACAAGCGCAGCAGGTATTACCTCTGCGGTCAACGGTGCTCCGTTGTCTGGGTCTGACGCAATGGATAATCTTCTTGTCGTTGTTCGTAACAACACTGGATCTCCAATTGCCAACAACCAGGTCATTAACTTTTCGTCCGGTAATCCAGATGGAAACTCAGTATCCGTTACCACGACAAGTAACACATCGACATGGCAGATCACTGTTCCCAATATGTTCAGTGCTTCGTCTGCGGATGTCTACGCAAAAGTCAAGCTTCCATACTCACACTCGCTCGGCAATTTGATTCGTAGCAAGACCCAACGAGTCGCAAACGTAGCAAGTGGATTGAACAGTGGTGGTATCCAGATTCCAGATGCGAACAACGGATTGGTGCAGTGGTACTCTCAGGCATCGGGAGCAAACGGTGCACAGATCACATTCTACGCTAACTCAGCAGCCTGGTTGAATCTCAAAGATCCATCTAAGTCTCAGTCCATCTTCACGTCTGACGTTCTTCGTTTACGTAAGGTCTATGATACGGGGCGAAATGCCATCACCGATGGAAACGTGTCAATCGCTGCCGATATGACCAGCAGCTACGTATTAGATAATGGACAAAGGGATAACGTCTACGATCATGCATCTATCCGTTTGAAGCCTGGGGTTGCGGGACCAACCGGAAACGTGGTGGTCTACGTAGACTATCTCGCACACTCTGGTCAAGGGTATTTGACAGTGGACTCGTACCAGTCCGCCAACATCACCTATGCCAATATCCCATCCTACACATCACCGACCACAGGATTTGAATATCAGTTGCGTGACTGTATTGATTTTCGTCCTCGTCGCCAGGATGGAGATTTCTTGGGGATCTATGACGAATGTATCCTTGGTATTCCAGGACAAGCATTTGAAACAGACTTCTCCTACTACTTGGCTCGTGTTGACAAGATTGTCTTGACTCGTGATCGAGTATTTGAAGTACTCCGCGGTCTTCCATCATTGAATCCTATTGCTCCTTCGGATAAAGACAATGCGATGACCTTGTATACGTTGGTATTGCCTCCGTACACAGCATCGTTACGTGATATCCGCCAGAAGTACACTGATAACCGCCGCTACACGATGCGCGATATCGGAACATTGGAACAGCGTATCAGCACACTTGAATACTACACCTCTTTGACCCTTTTGGAACAAGCGGCCAAGAACCAGGAAATCACTGACGATACTGGTGCCAACCGCTTCAAGAACGGTATCCTCGTAGATGCATTCACTGGTCACGGTGTGGGTGACGTATTGAACACTGACTATAAGTGCTCAATCGATCAGGAAAACCAGGAATTACGTCCTCCATTCAGAACTGAATCTCTTGCATTGGAATTCAATCCATCGGGATCAGAGAACTATGATCGTGTAGGAGCATTTGTCTCTCTACCGTTCACTGAATCTACATTCTTGGATCAATCTATTGCATCCGCCGCAGTGAATGTCAACCCATTCAACACGGTATCGTTCATTGGAAACATCAAGTTGGACCCATCTTCCGATACCTGGATTGACACGAACCAGTTGCCTGATGTCCATGTAAACATGGAAGGGGACAATGACGCATGGGATGCTATCACGAAAGCTGTTGAATCGAACCCGAACAGTGGATTTGGAACAGTCTGGAATTCATGGCAGACCACATGGACTGGTGTAACTCACAAGAGTGACCAGATCATTAATCCGGGCTGGAGAGGATATCTCGGACACTTGGGGCACCGCGTCAATGTCTACGGAAACGTTGTCAAACGTTCAGTTGACGAAGTGACACAGAAGCAGGTGCGTACTGGTGTAAGAACTCAATTCGTTCCTCAGACGATCACTCAGTCCATCGGAAACCGTGTCGTTGACGTATCAATTATCCCAACGATTCGTTCACGCGGCGTCCTGTTCCTTGGAAAGATGTTCGCCCCGAATACACAACTCTATGCATTCTTCGATGAAACAGCAGTGACCACATACTGCAACCGTCCAAACGTGATCAAAGTCAACAACCCAACAGTCCGTTATAAGGACGATTATCAGGATTCTGAAACGGTTCGTGTATACGACCCGGCTCGTGGCGCAAACACTGCCTTCGCTCAAGTTGTATTGAGCCGTAACGAAAATGGATACAGCAACGTAACAGTTGTGTCAGTCCAAGGTGGAGATGATGACAATGTGGCCAACTCCTACATTGTTCACTCAACCAACTCCACATTCTTAATCGGAGAAACTAGCGGAGCCAACTCACGTATCTCTGGATACTACCACTTCTCTGGATTCGTGACTGCCCCGAATTTGAGCAGCATCATTCTTCAGCATGACATGGCAAACGCTAACAACGGGATTGCAAATACGAACCTCGTTGGTGAGAAGATCTACTTCACCTCTGGTGCTGGATTGGGTCAAGAATCCACAATCACGGCATTCGATTATGTCACTCGCAATGTGACATTTAGCCCAGCACTCACAACGACCCCGAATACTGCAACGACATACTCTATCGGTGCATTCCGCACCGATCATCGTGGAGAAACTGTCGGCGTATTCATCATCCCATCTAGCAATACGTTAAGTTTCCGTACAGGTGAACGTCCATTCACACTTGTGGATTCTCTCAATGGAAGTGTGGAGGGTTCAGGTACAAACGGAACCGTGAAGTATGTGGCTCAGGGAATGATGCAGACACAAGAAAACACGTTGATTTCAACCCGTGTCCCAACCATTCAGCGCACCTTGTTGGAAGACACTCGTACAGTCCATACCACAAAGGTCACTGATACGGTGGTTGGAAAGCGTTTGATTGGATACTGGGACCCACTCGCACAAACCTTCTTGGTGGACCAGGAAAAATATCCATCAGGTATCATGTTGACCGGGGTGCGTTTGTTGATCAAGAGCGTGGACCCGAACATTCCAATGGGATTGCAATTGCGACCTGTTGTGAATGGATTCCCACACTCTTCACAGGTTATCCCTGGATCAGACATCGTAATCAATGCAGAAGACTGCAACGTGGTCTCTGAGGATGAATTGGCTGCCGTCTATGCCGCAGGAAACAACCCACTCGATGACGCAACAATCTATACTGAAGTTCGTTTCAGTGGTCCAGTATACTTGCAGCAGGGGGCAGAATATTGCATCGTCCTCATGGCCAATTCGGTCAAGTATGAAGTCTATATCTCTCGTATGGGAGACAAGATCCTCGGAACTGACCGATTGATTTCGTCACAGCCATACTTGGGAGTCTTCTTCAAATCACAGAACTCGACAACCTGGAACCCGATCCAGGAAGAAGACTTGACATTCCGTTTGATCAAGGCAACCTTTGATTCGACTGTTGAAGCTAACTTGGAATTCCAGTTGTCGTCAGCAAATCCAATCAGCGCAAACGTGCCACTGGATTGTTACTATGTGACTGCTGGAAACTTGTTGCTACCGAACACATCAATTGACTCGGAAGCTGCTACAACGTTGGCCACAGGAGTCAAACAGGAAAACAGATCAATTCCGTTGCAGGAAAACGTCTACTTCGATGATACGTTGGGTCGCCGTGTGGCTACAAGCGATGTATCGTCATTCAAGTTGCGTATTTTCTTGTCTTCCGAAAGTCGTGACGTATCTCCGATTGTAGACATGGATCGTCTTTCTGTATTGGCAATTGAGAACTTGTGTAACAACTTGGGATTGGATAACTCTTCCGCCGTTGTTATTAGCTCAAGCACCAACTGGGCAACCGCTGCCAACTTGACACTGACCATTAGTGGTGGGGGTGGAAGTGGAGCAAATGCCTACATTGCAAACACTCAGATCGACAGCAACAATAGCATTCTCGCAAACGTTGTTGTGGATGTTGAGGGATCAGGATATACAACAACTCCAACGATCACCTTGAGTGGAAACACTGCGCTTTCCGCAAACATCGTGGTGATGGGAGAAGATCAGCCAGCAGGGGGACCGGCAGAAGCGCGATACATCACTCGTATGGTGACGTTAGCCGATGGAATGGATGCCGGAGACTTCCGCGTATACTTCGGGGCATACAAGCCATCCGTTGCAAACATCTACGTATACTACAAGATCTTGTCAGCCGATGACTCTGATACGTTTGATAACAAGGGTTATCAGCTTATGACAATCGTGAAGGGGCAGAACAACGTCTCCTTGAACCAGGAAGATATCAAAGAATATGTGTATGCTCCTGGATCAGACAATGTGGCCGATGATCGGGTGCAGTACGGATCGTTCACCTCGTTCAAGTACTTTGCAATCAAGATCGTCATGACAACCACGGATACAACTCGCGTACCGCGAATTAGGGACTTCCGGGTTGTCGCAATCCCGTCCCTATCATAAGAGGTACCCAATGGGTGCTATAAATACAGTTCAGATCAAAAATACCGATTTAGTGCGTGATATGGGAACCAACGCAGTCCTCAGTACGGATACCGATGGACTGCGAAAATACAAAGAAGGTCGGCGTAGGACTATCCAGGCTAAACGTGAAGCACAAGAAACAAAATCACGTCTCACTTTTTTAGAAAGTGAAATTGAATCACTCAAGAAACTTATCGGTGAGATTACGTCTCTTAAAGGTAAACACTAATGGCAATAGAACAGATTTCTTTGGCTAATACATTCGGACAATTAGTAACTACCGTTTCCGGTCTTGTTGCGGTTGCCAATAATTTTACGGATGGACCGGCGGTTGTCTCCAATGCGAATTGGACATTCTCCAATCCTGATGTAGGGATCAATGTCGGGAACACGGCGTTGATTACCACGGCGAATGTTGGAACGTTGAACCTCTCAACGGGTAATGTATCCAATATCACGATAGCCACGGCTAATGCGTCAGTCGCTAACCTTACCGTCGCCAACATCGGTGGAGCTACCATCGGTAATATTTCTGCGACACGAGTAACCACGACAAATGCGAATGTCAATTTCATCCAAGTGGATGATCGAGCAAATGTGTACTCATTGAATGCTCAGTCTGCTAATATTGGAACTCTGGCTATCACAACCTTATCAGTAACCAGTCTCACAGTTCCAGTATTGAATACCTCATTTGCAAATATCACTGACGCAACGGTGACTGGAACATTCCAAGCAACTAGCTTGACGGCAACTCTTACTACCGTAACAAATGCCAATGTGACATTATTGAATTCATCTACTGCGAATATTACTGGAGCGACAGTAGGAACCCTCAATGTGTCCCATGCCAATGTCACCTCGTTCAATGTTGGAGCGATGAATCTTTCGTTGTCCAATGTCACGACTCTTAATGTCGGATCGGTATTGCACACCCCATTTGCTAATGCAGTATTAGCGAATATTATTACCTTGAATACTTCCACGGCTAATATTTCTAATTTGACCGCAGCCACGTTGAATGCATCATCGGCAAACTTGACGACAGGAACCATGGCAGCAAATCCAACAACCAATTTGGGTATTGCAACCAAGAATTATGCGGATACTGGGGCGGGTGGGAATCTTGTCAATAAGATCACCTATGCCGCAAAAGGTGACTTGATTCCTGGTACTGGGGCAAATACTTTTGGGGTGCTGTCAACAGGATCTAACGGACAGACGTTGATCGTTGATACCAATCAAACCACAGGGTTACGTTGGGCAAATCGTGCAGCGGGAAGATTCCGTGGTTTTACTATGACCACCTCTCTTGCAGATAAATCAGCAAATGGTACACAACTCATCGTCTATCGTCTAGATGAAGTTACGATGGATGATGGAGAAATAGTGTCTAACTGGACAGTTCCCTCAACAATTGATATCACTGCCTCTGGAGTGAATGGATTAGATGGTGGGTCTGCGAATGCCAACACCGTGTATGAAGTCTATGCTATTCGTCAACGGTCAACGGGAATACAAGGGTTCATTCTCCATCGTGCCCTAGATCGTAAACCAGATCAGAATACCTTTGTGAATACGTTCTGGCCTATGGCAAGCGCAACTACGGCATTAAATTCATTGGGAGCGAACAATACATCTAACTTGTATATCAAACTTGCTCAGAGTTTCACCCCGAATGTCACAGGAAACATTGCAAGCATTGATCTCAAGCTAATGAAGACAGGAACCCCAACAGGAAATATGTGGGTAACACTTGAAGCAAATACCGCAGAAGTTCCAGCCGGAACGACTTTAGTAACCAGTAGAAAAATGGATGTATCTCGTTGTCCATCAACGGGGGCAAACGTTCGGTTCGTCTTTGACAATACTACTTCTCTTACCGCAGGAACGTCATACTTCTGGATTTTCAATTCAGATTACGCGGGAAGTACCACTGCATTTATTAACGTTGCTTACTCTGGCGCAAACACGAATATTGGAGCAAACGGCGTCAACCGTGGTGTGCCATATGGAAATACTGGTGCTTCGTGGGTGAATATTCAGGGAACCACACAACCAGGTCAAACCCTCGCTCTGAATACATTCTTTTATCGCACACAGATGGAAGCGAACAACGTCACGGTGACTATGCCGACTGGATACGATCAAAAATGCTTGTTGGGGTATGTGTTTACTGATGATGTATCCAAATTGAAAGAGAGTAGTCAATTTGAGCGAACCATCCATGCCTCTATTTCTCAAAAATGGGGGGCCATGCATTCTATCTATGGAACAACCCCAAGTTGGATTGATATTGTTGAATTGAATTCCTTCGTTCCTCCCATTACTTGCAGTGTGGTCTTCATTGAAGGATCAACGGCAATCCAGCAAATGGCTATTGGACGATTTCATGCTCTGGATCTTACCACCACTTTTAGTGAAAACCTTGGGGGAGGTATTCAAGCCTCAACCAGTGGAGGCACAACTACAACTCCAATTGCCCCACTTTTCGTGGAACACCAAGCGGTTGTCGTAAAAGTACCGGCACAAAACCTTAAACTGTATCCGATAGCGATTAGTTTCTAATGTGACTCTAAATATGTCATTATGCCATTTGTCTGGGTCAATGAACCACAAACACCACCTCAAGTAGATCCTCTCTTCTACGGGTCCAACACGGTCTCAAACCAAGTTGGACTCGTAGCGAATACGGTTGAAGTCCATCCCCCTCCAATGGGGGTTCTCTCCTACAATACCCTGAATGTAGGGTATGATGTACTCTATCGGTATACTCCTCTGAATGTCAGTAATCTTCACACCGATCATTTGACGGGAGGAAATATTACTGCCAATCTTGTGACCGCCAATTCTCTCACTATCAATACCGCAGCAATCGGAAATGCATCCATAAACTCTCTCAATACTGTGATGCTGTATATGACCGGGAATAGTACGGCGAATCTGCACATGGTCACGAAGGGGTATGTGGATGCGTTGATTGCAAATTCTACTCCCGAAGGAGGTAACCTCCAACTCCTCATTCAAGCCGCAGGGGACTTGATACTGGGGGTATCCGATAATACGGCAAATCGTGTAGCCGTAGGAACCGACGGACAAATATTAGTGATGTCTCCAACCCCCAACACAAAAGTTCGATGGTCGTCTGTGGGAGGGACGGGAGACAAATCCTCATTCAAAAATATATTTGTCAGGACGCATACCGATTACCCTCTCTGCAACACACGAGTACAATTACACCAAGCCGATGAAATTGTAATGGATGATGGCAAGGTCACACGAAATTGGGACCTCACTACGGCTGATATTCTCGTCAATGGCGTCAATGGGCTCGATACCGGAACGGTTACTGCGAATACCTGGTATGAAGTCTATGCCATTCGGAATCCGACTACCAAAAGCCGAGGGCTATTATTTCATCAAGCACTAGATCGTCGCCCATGGGTATACATTACTGACTCAGTTCCTTCAACAACACCAGAAGTAGTAAGACGTGCATTTCTTGGTGATGATACCACATTATTTGTCGCACAGCAATTTGTTGCCCCCATTACCGGAAAAGTAACCAGTGCGGAAATGGCCATTGCTCGTTCTGGTGATCCCACCGGAAATTGTTGGCTAACACTTCAGGCTCAGGATGGGACAGGAAATGCGGATGGAGTCATTCTTTCTGCAACTAATTATAGGATGACGAGAGAATTACCAAGATCTACCGCACCTGGACGATTACGATTTGTTTTCCGTGATCCCTATACCGTCACCGCAAACGGTAACTACTGCCTTGTGTATCACTCCGATTATCCAATTGCGAATGGAGCCAATGCTGCCCATCATACGGTAATCTATGGGACTGCAACTGAGGCATACACTGGAGGAAACGCAAGAAGTTTTAGTGCAAATACCAATAGCTGGAGGCCAACAATAAGTATGATTGATGTTGGTTTTCGTGTATTCATTGAAGCCAACAACACTCCAGTGGTGATGCCAACGGGGTATACCCAAAAGTGTCTGATTAGTTATGTGTCCACCGGGCACTTTGGAACATTCCGCGAATACACCCAACGTAATCGGAAAATTATCACCTTACATCATTGGGATTGGAGATTTATTGATTATGTGTCAGGGAGCGGATATGTGAGATTTGACCAACCATATAGTATCCCTGTAACTCGTATGTTCACCCTTCATCTAGGAATTGGGGTACCTCCAGTTCCCTGTCTCGTGCAAATCAGTTATCTATGTACGGGGGCAAGATCTCCCTTCAATATATTTGGTGAATTAAATGCCCCAGCATTGACGGCAAATACCTATGAGGGGGCGGGGGCTGACACACTCGGAACAGTAGAGACTGATGGAGTTATTTACGCCAACAATCCTCCAGGAACGGGATTTTATTTTACCAATCCGATACTTGCTGAGGAACAAGCTGTTTCAGCGGTTCTAGCCACGACGTTAATTCAACTAATGCCTGCAACCATAGAGTTTTAGCCTATGCCATTTGTCTGGGTCAATGAACCACAAACTCCTCCCCCAACACCTCCCCTATCCTACGGGGAAGACGCCACCTCTACGCTTGTAGACAAGGTAGCGAATACCGTGAATGCTGGTGGGTCGCTCATTTACTATACCCCCAATACCCAATACAATGTGGTGTATGTTGTTCCTGAAATGAATGTGAACACTATCACATTGACAAATGCTATGATAGGTCATTTGACGATCACTATTAGTGCAAACGTCAATGTTGCAACAATCAACACCGCAACTATCGGAAATGTGATTAGTAATACGCTCACGATTGAATATGGCACAATGGGCGGGAATCCCACTTCAAATAGTGAAATTGCGACAAAAGAGTATCTTGATACCATGGTCGCAAATGTGCCTGCCAGTGGAAGTGATTTGCAAAATATTATTGATGCCGCAGGAGACCTTCTCGTAGGAATTTCTGCTAATACTGCGACACGGTTGCCTATAGGATCAGCAGGACAAGTATTGACAGTAGATTATTCTGACTCAACAGGATTGCGATGGAAAACTATTGGATCAACAACAGGGGCAGAGTATTTTAGTGGATTGTGGCTTCAAACACATCGGGACCGGAATCAACAAAACACCCAAGTATGGTTACGCAGATGTGATGATATTCTTTTTAATGATGGGAGTCATGGACGAGGGTGGAGCAATATGGTCTGTGATATCACGGTATCAGGAGCCGGGGGCTTAGATACCGGGACCCCACGAAACTCTCAATGGTATGAATTATATGCAATTCGGGATGAAGTGAATGATTTGGACAATCTTATTTTTCACCAGTCTACCAATATTACTCAAGAAGCAAACTGTACCACCACGTCAGATCAGAATCGCCAACTCCGACGAGCAACGACCCCACTTGATTATATCGGGCAATCCTTTGTCTCTGCCAATAGTGGACCGATTCATTCCGTGGAGTTTGAAATTTTTGCAACAGGTTCACCGTCAGGAATTATTTGGGCGGAACTCCGATCAGATGATAATGGATTTCCTGGGTCAACCCTAGCAACCACCTACCCATTTGATGCGGGAAGAATTGCAACCGATCAATCACGAATCCGATTCATATTTCCCGATTCCGTATCAGTCACCGCACAAACACTATACCATATCGTTCTCACTGGAGATTATGTCTATAGTGATTCAAACTATATTACCATTCGTGGAATAACAGCGAATACATATGGGAGTGGGTATGCTGTGGAGTATTATGTCAATACCAGTTCGTGGAGACTTCCTCCGTCAGTCGGCGGACCTGATGATTTATGGTTCAAAGTGTTTATAGAAAATATTTCAGCTACGGATCTTGTTCTGCCTGGAGGATATGATAAGTACTGTTTGCTTGGATATGTGAGACGGGATGCTGAGGGAAATCTTCAATATTTTCTTCAAAAAGATCGTCATATTATCACATCTATTGCATCAGAATGGAGAGCCGGTTCCACAGAAACCGGACGAATAGAAGCCGTGGACATGTCACGATGTATTCCGCCTCGTGATGGGGTCGCAAAAATAGAAGTGCGTCATGTTGATTCTTCCTGTCTTCATCTTCCGATTGGGGGATTTGACTGTACGGATATGCCCATCACTTTTGTCCCAACGAAAGGGTACACGACAGCAAATACACATGGAATTGGATCAGTGCCAGGAGGGTATGGAGTACGGCTATATGCCCCCATAGTACTTGAACATCAAGTACTTCTTATTCGTTCCAATGTCGCAGGGTCTAATGTATACATCACCGATTTTCAATTCTAGGTAAGAATATGCCATTTACTTGGGTTCCCACACCACAGCTTCCTTCTCCCAATGTACCCGAACCTATCGGTGAATCTGAAGTCAGCTATAAAGTAGACGTAGTGGCTAATATGGTGGATTGGGGTGGAGAAGTTCGGTATAACACCGCAAATCAATCATATGATGTGGTCTATGAATTCCCCTCATTGAACGCAACAACCATGAACATTGATAATGCGTTTTGCGATACGGCGACGATCAATAATCTGATTGCAAATGTTCTTACCGCGAATACCACTACGATTGGGAATGGTACGATCAATCTAGCAACGGTCACCTATGGAATCATAACGGGGAGCCCGGATTCTAACTCCGGAGTCGTCACAAAAGAATATGTGGATAATGCGATTACTTCAATTTCTGGCGGAAGTGGATTTGATACGACAGCAAACTTGTTCCTACAACAAGGGGATTTATTGGTGGGATTTAGTCCAAACACCGCTCATCGGTTAGCGGGAGGTAGCAATGGGCAAGTGTTGACCGTCAATACATCTTCTAATATCAAGGTGTCCTGGGAAGATGCTCCAACGCCACAGGAAACATCGGGGCTCGTGATTGGGACGCATTATCACCCCTATAAATCGGCTACGACATTACTCCTCAAACACGCGAATGTTATTGTCATGGAGAATGGGGATTACATCTCTGGATGGAGTAATCTTACCGCGAATCTGATGAGTAGTGGGGCTGGAGGAATCGACGCTTCCAGCGCCTTATCAGCAAATACCTGGTATGCCGTATACGCGATCTATAATCCTACTAATGGAAATAAAGCTTTACTTCTATATCGGATGAAGCAACGGGTTCTGGACCAACATTGGGATGAAGCATTGGATACTGAAATTGCTTTTCTTGGATTTAATGCGACAAGTGGCACCAATCCATTCACTCGGTATATCACCAAAATATCACAAAGTTTTATCCCTTCACTCACAGCTAAAGTCTATGGCGTACAACTCCGAATTGGAACACAATTAATTCCAACAGGGAATTGTTGGATTACCCTTGAACCTGATGATGGAACGGGAAATGCTAGTGGGGCAGTACTTGCCACAAGTAGAACCCTCGCTTCACTTGAACGAGGGATTATTGGAGGGTCTTCTAGTGCAGGGGATGTGTTGTTTATTTTTGATACCCGTGCCACTCTAACACAAGGAGGACGGTATCATTTTGTGGTGAATACTGATAGACAGCCTGAAGTTACACTCAATGCAAATGCATTTCTTATCTATGGAAATACTGCCCCATTGACTGATGCAAATCAACGAAACTGGATGGACTCTGTTGGGTATAATGCCTCCCAAGACCTAAGTATTTATTTGGGGTATGGTCAATGTCATAGTTGGAATGCGGTTGCCCAACATTGGTCAGTTACGGCAAATATTGGAGGTGGTGGGGGACCTGGACCCGCAGATTTGTTCTTTAAGATTTATTGTGATCAGTATGGGGATGGGATAACTCTTCCAAGTGGATACACACAAAAGGCATTAATCAGTTACGCCGTCACCAATGCACAAAGTCGGTTCAAATCTTATAAACAAGTAGATAAAACCATAATAATCGGGACTGATTCTGATTGGTGGGCATGGACTAGCAATACCTCTCCTCAAGGAGAGGTATATGTAGACTTATCATATGTTGTTCCTCCTATTAAATGTACAGCCCAATTTCTTGCGGTACAACGCATTAGTGCGTTTGGTGGATCAGGAACATATACCTCCGCAATTACATCGGTCACCAACTTTACGAACCCATCATTTACTCCAAGGGGAGTAATACATAACCAATCCAGAAATGGTCAAATTTATCCAATGACGCCAATAGAATTGGGGGACACACAACGAATTGTTGCCTATCAAGCTGATACCTCTACCGACCTCTATGTAACGTCCATCACATTCTAATCATATAAATACTCTCTATCGTCTACCTACGAGGAGAGTATCATGGCAGGCTATGTCCCATTAGAAATCGAACAATACGCTACATTTTCCCGCACGATTACCGTCAAAGGATCGTCCGGCACACCTCAAAACCTCGTTGGGTCAACCGCAAACACTGTCATGCGGAAATCCTTCTATTCCACACGATCCAATACCATTACCACTACGATTACTGATGGTCCCAATGGTACTCTGTCTCTCTCTATGACCGCTGCAAACACAGGAAACTTGACACCGGGGCGTTATGTCTATGATGTGACTCTCACAGGGAATACCGGAACTGTTCAACGAGTTATTGAAGGAATTATTGTTGTAAATCCAGGAGTTACGAGATAATGTCTACTGTCATCGTTACATCTCCCGCTCCTATCGTTGCTCAAGTCAAGGGGGGAAAATCTACTGCCGTCGTCCAACCGGCTACTTCAGTTACCAGGTTATCAGATTTGGTAGATGTGAGTATCCAAGGGGTGCAAGATGGGTTTGTTCTTGCGTACTCGTCCACAAACGGACAGTTTGAAACTGTCCAAATCGATGCGGGGACATTCTAATGAACGTCACCGTACAAATTAAAAATAGCGCCACGTCAGGAAATACTCCAACCACTTTGGCCAATGGAGAATTGGCAATTAATCGTGCCGATGGACGGTTATTCTATAAACACGCCAATGGGACCATTGTATTTTTGGCTACAGGTGGAGGAGGGGGATCAAGTGCGAATGCATTTGGGGTTGTCAATATTGCTGGACAAGCTAATGTTGTTGCCACAACGACTTCAGATATTGTTCGGTTTCGTCAAGGAACGGGGATTGTACTCACCACCGATCCTGCAAATAATTTAATAGATATCGCAGCTACCGGAGGATCAGCCACCGATCAATTTGCGCGAGATCAAGCGAATGCCGCATTCAGTAAAGCGAACATCGCAACCACCAATGCCGATGCTGCGTTTAGTAATGCGAACACGGCGATCTATACTGCTAGTCAAATTCGGGCAAATCTTTCCAATACAACACCAATCAACTATGATTCGACCACTGGCGTCATTTCCCATGCGAATTCTGGAATTGCAGCGACTACGTATGGTAACACTACACATATTCCAGTTGTTACGGTTGACGCAAAGGGACATGTCACCGCAATCACGAATACGGCAATTGCACTACCCTCCGGGCAGGATCAATTCGCACGAGATCAAGCGAATGCTGCCTTCAACCAGGCGAATACTGCCAACATTATAGCGGCGTCTGCCTATGCTCAGGCAAACATCGCAACCACCAATGCCGATGCTGCGTTTACACGAGCGAATGCTGCCTATGCGAATGCCAATACCGCCATTTATACGGCAACACAAATCCGCGCCAACATTTCCAATACCACCCCCATCCGATATGACTCTACTACTGGAGTAATCAGTCACGCCGTCTCTGGAGTCACGGCAACAGGCTATGGGGATTCCTCCCACATACCAGTATTCGTAGTGGATGATAAAGGACATATTGTATCAGTCAGTAATGTAGCTATTGAAACTGGGGCGGGAGCCACTGATGCATGGGCACGAGATCAAGCGAATGCGGCATACACAAAAGCCAATTCCGTTGCTCAAAATGCATTCGTGACAATCAATGTTGCAGGACAAGCCAATGTCGTAGCAGACTCTAATGTTGATACATTAACACTTGTTGCAGGATCGGGAATCGTCATTACTACCGATGCCCCAAATGATACTATTACTATTGCCTCTACTGGGGGAAGTGGCACAGATCAATTTGCACGAGATCAAGCGAATGCTGCCTTCAATCAAGCCAACACTGCTAATATAGTAGCCGCCTCTGCATACAATCAAGCCAATATCGCAACCACCAATGCGGATGCTGCCTTTGTTCAAGCGAATGTTGGAACTGTATTGGCGCAAACTGCTAGAGATCATGCGAATGGCGCGTTTACACAAGCGAACACTGGGACCACATTAGCCCAAACTGCTAGAGATCATGCCAACGGTGCATTTACACAAGCGAATGTTGGAACTGTATTGGCGCAAACAGCACGAGATCATGCCAACGGTGCCTTCAATCAAGCCAATACCGCTGTAGCAAATACTGGGGTCACAACAAATGGGGCAGTCCTCATCGGTAATACGGTCTCAGGTGGGTTTGATCTTCGTCCCTTAACTCAAGGATCAGGAATTGCCATTACAAATGACCGAGGGACTATTACGATTGCGGCAACTGGCGGTTCGGCGCTTGACCAATTTGCGCGTGATACGGCGAATGGAGCATATGCTCATGCCAACGGTGCCTTCAACCAAGCCAATACTGCAAACACAGTAGCCGCTTCAGCATATGCTCAAGCCAATATTGCAACCATCAATGCGGATGCAGCGTTTACACGAGCCAATGCCGCGTATGCCAATGCCAACACCGCAATCTATACGGCAACACAAATCCGAGCCAACATTAGCAACACCGCTCCGATTAATTATGATCCAATTACCGGTATCATTAGTCATGCCACTTCAGGCGTCACAGCTACAACCTATGGTACTACAACCTCAATTCCACAGATAACGATTGATGCACGAGGGCATATTACCAGTGCATCCAATGTCACGGTTGATCAAACACTTGCCCAAACAGCGCGAGATCATGCGAATGCTGCGTTCAATCAAGCCAATACCGCAAACACAGTAGCCGCAAGTGCCTATACACAAGCGAACATTGCAACGGCAAACGCTGATGCCGCCTTTGTTCAAGCTAACACAGCGGGAACTCTAGCACAGACCGCTAGAGATCATGCGAATGGCGCGTTCAATCAAGCCAATACCGCAAACACCGTTGCCGCAAGTGCCTATGCCCAGGCAAACATAGCGACCACCAATGCGGATGCTGCCTTTGCACGAGCCAATGCCGCTTATGCCAATGCGAATACGGCGATCTATACGGCAACACAAATCCGAGCCAACATTAGCAACACCGCTCCGATTAATTACGACCCGACTACCGGTATTGTGTCCCATGCCGCATCGGGTGTTACCGCAACCGGCTATGGAGATGCTGCAACCATTCCTGTATTTGTGGTCAATACGAGTGGTCATGTCACCAGTGTCACCAATACTGCCATTGCCATTGCCGCCTCGCAAGTGACTTCTGGAACCCTTGCTATCGCTCGCGGAGGAACCGGACAAACCGCGATTGGATTGAATGGGGCTATCCTCATTTCCAACACTGTATCTGGCGGATATGATATCAACCGAATCACCGCAGGAACCGGAATCCTTGTCAACAATGATAAAGGCTCTATTGAAATTGTGGCGACAGGAGGGTCGGCAATTGACCAATTCGCCAGAGACACGGCAAATGGTGCGTATGCTCATGCGAATGGTGCCTTCAACCAGGCGAACACTGGGGCCACATTAGCCCAGACCGCTAGGGATCATGCCAATGGTGCCTATACCACAGCTAATACCCAGTCAAAAAGTATTTCTGTGTTTTCACCGGCAGTGACAGATAACATCACATTCTTTTGGACGAGTAAACAATTGACGGTGACACGAGTGATATCCCACGTTCAAGGAACCACTCCAAATGTGACCTATGCGCTTAATTACGCAAATACTCGTGCTACAGGTATTCTTGGAACAGCTATCACTGGAGATGTAGTGTGTGCAAATACCACGAACGGAGTGTTTACCACAACATTTTCTGATGCGGTAGTTCTAGCCAATAATTATGTAACACTTCGGTTCCCAACTATTACATCGTCAGCCGATCAGTTTGCGTTAACAATAGAATATACTCAGGGATAAATACGCATATGCTTATACTTGCAAACACTACTGACACTCTTATTGTTATTCCTTCATCATTCACCTCAACCGCAAATCTTGAGGTAGTGGCGTCTTATGTGGACCGTAGTACTTCTACAGGTGTAGTGGGGGTTGCAGATCGTCAATTAACGAAAATTGATACAGTCACCGAAACAACAATTGTGAATGCGCCCACGTCAGGAAATGTCCGAAGCATTCAATCTCTTTGTATCACAAATGCGAATGCTTACCAATCAGTTGAAGTTACCTTGAAATATTCAACCAGTGCCAATACCTATATGCTCTATCGCCCACTGTTATTGGTGGGGGAATCCTTAGTCTATACGGAAGATGAGGGGTTTAAAGTTGCAGAAAATACTATTACGAATGACCGGTTTTCTACGATTACTACTAATAGTGTCCAAACAGCAGCGAATACATTAGGAGACACCGGACTTGGTATGCCAGTGAGTCCTAACACTATAGTTGGATTTTTAGGAGCAATAACTCATACAACGGCAGCAACCACAACCGGAGCACGATTTGCAATTGGGGCATCTCCCGCTCCTACATTTATTCGTGTTGGAATGATTGATACGGTAACGGTATCCGCAACCGCTGCCGCATTATCTACAGGAACATCTGATTCATCTAATGGGATGTTGGGACTACAAACAACAGGAGTAGGATTGGCAGCAGGACTTGGGCTAATTGCGGGTACAATAATCAGCGGAACCTCTCCGACATATGTTATCGTGCAATCGGCAACTGAAGTTGCGGCATCGGCAGCTACCACAGTCTTTGGGTCATGGTTCAATATTTTTCACCCGACAGGATAGACAATGATCATCTTACAAGCAAATGAATACCTTTCATTAACGGTTGGTTCTATAGTCGCATACAATGTGCATTGTATGGTCACATATGTGGATAAAAATTTATCTACAGGGAGTATTAGTAACGTAGACCGAGAACTGTCCATTTTTAGAGGGACGAGTGAAACTACGGCAAACGTATGTTCGCCTCCACCTGCAAATACCATTAGAAATATCAAACATATTAACATGATTTCTAGCGATTTATTGTACAACGATACTTTTGTAGATGGAAATACTTCAGTTGTAATTCTTAATAAAAATACTGGAGCTTGGCCCATTACTCTTTATGCCACTAAATTAGATGCTGGGTGTGGAGTAATGTATCATGAAGATAAGGGATTTACTGAGTTCAACCGTCAAATCTATAAACCACGGGCATTCATTACCCAACAAAATAGTACCTATGCAACAACAGGCACTTGGACACCGATACCAAATTTACGGTGTACCCTTGAAGCTCGTTCAAAATATTTCTTTTTGTTCTATGGTTTATATTCTACCAATGCAACGACCACAGGAGCACAATTTGCTGTCGGGATGAGTAAAGGGGTATGGTATGATGTGGCAGTCGCTAATATGGATACGGTCACGTCAAGCCCTACCGCAGCAGCCGTTTCAATGGGATTTCAACTCAACACAAACACCGCGATCACCGCACAAACCACTGGACCAGGAACTACTATTTCCCCAGGATTTACGGCGGGATTTATTCAAACAGAATATGTGGAAGAGGATTTCTATATGATGGCTATGCCGGAAGTAACTGTAGCCAATGCTCTCGTAGTATACAAAGGATCATGGTTACGAATTTGGAAAGAAGTAAACGCTCAGGGATGGACTCATATAAAAAGGTAATATGATTATTCTAGCAAATACCACAGACACTTTAGTATTATCCGTTTCCTTTCCTTGGGAAGCTTTAGGCTATCAAGGAAACGTAGTGGTACAGGTGGAATATACTGACCGATATGCCGCTAATGGGGTAGTCGGACAAACGTATTACAGTAATACCACCATCAAAACTAGTGCAAACACCACGATTGTCAGTGCTCCTGGTACCGGCATCCAGCGTAATATTAATCATCTGCATATCAGAAATGGTGACGAGACTCATCTATTAACTACCGGAACCGTGCCAGTGGCCGAATCATTTGCGAACTTGCAAGTCCTCTATAATGCTGATGGCACTACGTATAGACTCTATTCCGCTAGAACATGGTGGGGGGACTATATTGAATACAATGGGAAAAATGGATTTAAAACCACCGGTCGCCCACGAATAATACAAACAGTAGTGCTAAAGGGTATGACGAATAATTCATGCTTGTATACTCAAAGTCTACAGGGGGTGGATGGGGCGTCACTAATATTACCGGGTGGAGGAAAACTGTACGGAAAAACAGGAAGTGCGTATCCCCCTGTCATATTTTTTTCTATACCATTTTTTCAAAGTGTGGCAACCACAACGGGGTCAATTTTTGGGTTTGATGTTAATATGCCCGGAGGAGATACCTCATGGGCTTTAACAATGAGTTCGTCGGCAATTACCACAGTTACACAAAGTGTCACTGGAGCCGCAAAAGCTGCCGGGGGAAGAGTTGGGTCAAGTGGATTCATCATTGCTCAAGGCACGAATCCAGCAATTACCTCATATGGGATTGGATTTTTAGCAGGAGGAACTGCCTCCCCATTTACCGTTACAAGTGGAATTCCTCATAATGTATACAGCATCCAACTCATGCACGCATCGGAAGTTGCGTCAAGTAGATCCTCATTACGTAATGGGTCATTTTTCTTAGCCGCGCAGGTTACCTACTAATATGGCAAATTCAATTGGAGACGGATGGTTTGATCCATCTGTGGTATCTAACACTTGGTTTGATATACAGATTGTAGAAGAAGGGTGGTGGGCTGAGGATTATGTGACAACCTCAGTTCAAACCGAACCTCCAGCTACTAGACGACGAATTATGATTATCACATAAATAGGGGTATTATGGCACATCCACATACTAGAGCACAATTTATCGATTACTGCAAGCGTAAACTCGGTCACCCGGTCATTGAAATTAACGTTGACGATGATCAGGTGGATGACCGTGTAGACGAAGCATTGGAATTTTGGCAAGACTATCATTATGATGGAATGGAAAAACTCTATCTCAAACACCAGATCACTCAACAGGATCGAGACCGACGCTACATCCTCATTCCTGACCGAATTTGGGGTGTGACAGGTGTACTAGATTTCGATGGATCATCGGCTTCTGTGAACATGTTCGATTTACGCTATCAATTGCGTTTGCATGACCTGTATGATTTCACTTCCGTTTCTTATGTTCCATACACCATCACCATGCAACATCTTCGTACCTTGAATCTCTTATTCTCCGGTAGCCCACAAATGCGGTTTCATCGTCATAAGAATCGTCTCATGCTGGATGTGAATTGGGATGGAAACTTAGCAGTTGGGACATACATTCTCATCGAATGTTACGGAATCATCAATCCAGACCGTATTACTTTGAGTGGGTCCATTACATTGAATGGGGGTGCGAATACGATTAGTGGTACCGGTACCTCATTTGACTCACAACTCATAAAAGGTGATGAAGTACATTTTGAAACCGCCAATGGGACCTATGCGACTACGATAACAGGTATCCATGCCAACACAGGCATGAATGTCTCAACCACCTGGGCAACTACGGAAGCAGTTACCAGTGCATACATTGACGCGAATGAAGATGTCTGGAATGACCGTGTGCTCAAAGATTTGGGGTATCTCTTCATCAAAAAGCAGTGGGGAGAGAACATGAAGAAGTTCGGGGGCATCCAAATGCCTGGTGGCGTATTATTGAACGGACAGCAGATCTACGATGAAGCGACTGCGGAAATTGAGAAGCTACGAGAACAGTTTATCGAATTCAATACCTTACCAAACGATTTCATGATCGGATAAAGGAGCTACCATGTACTCATTCGCTGGATTTATTGTCGAAACCACTAAGCAAACTAAGAAAAAGAATGGTCTCACGATCATGTCGCTACCTGAATTCCTCAAGGAGAGCTATCTTGCGGAACTTGAGGAGGCCTATGCTCCATTTTTGGGCGCTACAGTACGCACCTTGAAACATGATGAATTGCAAGCGTATCTTGGTCGTGTCGTCAAGAAAGAAAAGGGACCAAAGGACAAATATGAACTTCCCTACATTCACGCCGGAAACGTTCAAGTCAAAGGGGAAGCCGGGGAAGACTACGATACCGAGAAGCTAAAGCACTCCATCATGACTCGTCCCAAAGTCATTATGAAGCAAAACGAAAAGATGCAGCACAGTGATGGTACCAGCAGCATCTACTTCAACGTGGGTCTTCCGGCACTCAAGGGGCTAGCGGTCGATGAAAAAGCAGGAGAGTTTGTCGTTGTAGATACCTGTCCTGGAGCAGGTGCATGTAAAGTATTCTGTTATGCCATGAAGGGCGGATACGTGCAGTGGAAAGCTTCTAGTTTGGGGGCGTCTCGCGTCCTCAATTTCTTACTCAATGATCCAGATGGTTTCAAACATGCACTCGAAAAGGAATTAGCGGATGCCCATCGCAAAGCTGCCAAGAAGGGCACAAAGATCGTTGTTCGATGGCATGATGCTGGAGATTTCTTCAGTCCACAATATCTTGACTTAGCGTATGACGTAGCACGAGCATTCCCTGATATCGAATTCTATGCCTACACGAAGATTGCCAGTGTTGCTCATTCACAGAAGCCAGCAAACTTCTTGATCAATTTCAGTCAAGGCGCACAGCCCTCACAGGAACGTTTGATTGATATCACCCGTACCAAGCACAGCAAGGTCATTCCGAAAGAAATGTTTACTGATCTTGTTGCTCGTGATGGGAAGAAGTTGTTGAAAGATGTTCACGGTCGTATGCAATTCAAGGACACCCATGCATTAGACGAATTCAAGCGCCGGGTTGCCCATAAGTATAGTATTGCAACTGATACCATCATCACATATGATGAAATGATGAAAAAGCCTGTCGGCACTGCACCACACTGGAATGTGCTTGTGTGGCCAGGACACGGCGATGAAGCCGCGAACCGACGCGATGTTCTTGGAACATACCTTCTGATACACTAAGAGTAATCTATGCCAACAAATCATTATTTCAATTTCTTTCCAGATCGGATCACACAAGAGCAGTTGCTTATTGAGGATCTGGTTATCGAGGCACTGAAAATACACTCAATGGATGTGTATTATCTGCCGCGTGAATCGAGGGATCAAATCGATAAACTGATGGGGGAAGAACAACTCAAACAATTTACCTCTGCTTATCCTATTGAGATGTATTTGGAAAATACCACTGCAATGGAAGGGGAACAGGATCTTATCACAAAGTTTGGGCTGGAAATACGAGATGACATGTCGTTACTCGTTTCACGCAGACGGTTCAATTTCACAATTCCCTCATTGGTACGACCACGAGAAGGGGATCTTGTGTTTGTGCCGATGATGCAAAATTTCTTTGAGATCACACATGTCGAACACGAAAATAACCAGGCGATGTTTTATACATTAGGTCGTGGTCGTGGGGGTAATGTCTATGTCTATGCATTGAAGTTGAAACAGTATGTGTTCTCACATGAAGAAATTTCCACTGGAGTTGAAGCCGTGGACAGTCAAATTCTCGATGATTTGCAGCTTACGCATTTGGTACTAACTGCGGGAGGAACAGGGTCTTTTGACACCGTTAACACGGAAATTGTGTATCAGGGTAGCACGCTTGTAACGGCTAATGCATTCGGAAAAGCTGTTGTCTGGTATTCCTCCAATACCACACTAGGTGTCGCAATGGTCAATGGAGCATTTTCAAATACCGCAAACGTCAACGGCGCAAACAGTGGGGCATCATGGGCAGTTTCATCCATTGATACCAATACTCCACTTGGTCAACAGAATGATGATAGTGCCGACAACAAAGTCATTGAAACGGAATCGAATGATATCCTGGACTTCACTGAAACTAACCCATTTGGTAATCCATAATGCTTGGACATAACCCGTTTTATCACAGAATTATCAGAAAGCATGTCTCCCTCTTCGGGTCACTCTTCAATGACATTTTCATTGAACGTGAAACGGTCGATGGGTTGACAAAGAAAGAGCGTATCAAGTGCCCATTGGCATATGCGCCGAAAGAGAAATTCGTCACGAAACTATTCTCTGACCCAACCCTCACGAAGTCGATTGCGACTACATTGCCCCGTTTGTCATTTGAGATTCTATCAATGAATTATGATTCGGCACGAAAGCAGCAGTCTTCCATCAAGCATCGTGTCATGAGGAACGGAATTCCTGTTGCACAGTATGTGGGTATACCATACAACATTGATTTTGGTCTTTCATTGTATGTCAGAAACATCGAAGATGGACTTCAGGTCGTTGAACAAATATTACCATTCTTCACCCCTGATTATACCATCAGTGCGACACTCTCTGAAGAACTGGGCATCGTGAAGGATATTCCGATCATTCTTACGAGTGTGCATGAAGAAAACAATTACCAAGGATCATTTGAAGATGGGACCAGAATGATCACCTGGGATTTCCAGTTCACTGCAAAAACCTATCTCTTCGGACCAACGTCAAATACCACAATCATCATGGGCGTCTCCGCAAATACACAAGATCCCAATGCAGCCATTACAGGTGGAATCTACGTCAATTTGTATACTGATAGTACCAATCCACTTATCCAGAAAATTGTTGTAACCGGTGGGTCCATTGATTTCAAAGAATCTGAAATCATCCGTGAACCAAATCTCGGAATAACAGGCAAGGTGTATGCGTGGGTGCCATCAACCAATACCTTATACTTGACACAATCAACCGGAACGCTTCTGGTGAACAATAACATATGGGGTCTGGAAACTGGAGCCCATTGGACCGTTCAATCAACAGAACTTGTTCCTCAGAAAGATGCCGAAATCTGGATCTATCAGAATCCAATTACCGCAAATGCGAATACGGATTATGGTTACACTACATACATAACAGAATACCCTGATACTGTGGCTTAAATTATGAACAACATCCTCCAAATCTTGAAAGATGACCTTCCTTTCTCTAATGCAAATACTGCCATTTTGCCGCCGGCGATCACTGCACCAAATCTTTCGGCACAAACACACAATACTGTGGCGGATGATGGATTAGAAGCCCGAAATAATATTCGGGTTCTTATTGCACAAGGAGCCAGGGCAGTTGAACAGTTGATTACTGTAACAAGCGCCGTGCAAACCCCAAGATCGTACGAAGTGCTCGCAAATTTACTGAAGACCGTCGCCGAACTGAATCATGACCTTATGAAAGTTCATGAAAGTGAACGGGGATTGACTGGGGAACCGACTGAGGGCGGTGAGGTTCACAACCATATTGAAAAAGCTGTATTCGTGGGATCAACCACAGAATTACAGGAGATGATGAAACAACAGAAGGCACAACTGAATGCCAACAACACCAAAGAAAAAGAAGACCGAATCGTTCAAGATCAAGCCGGTGGGGGAGAAGTTCTACCTCAAGAACCCTCGTCTTAAAGCGGTCGGTGTTCAATATTCCTTCACACAAGATCAAGTCAACGAGTGGGTCAGGTGCTCGATAGACCCGGTCTATTTCATCAAGCACTACTGTAAGATCATTCATGTTGATCGTGGTATGATTGACTTTGAACTATTCGATTATCAAGAAGATATCATCCGTTTTTACCAAGCCCATCGAAAAGTTATCGTCCGCCTTCCTCGTCAGATGGGAAAGACTGCCACGACCGCAGGATTCTTCCTTTGGTATGTCCTGTTCCATGATAATAAAGTATGTGCGATCATGGCGAATAAGGCGCCTATTGCTCAAGAAATTCTTGGGCGCATCAAACTCATGTATGAAAATCTACCCCTCTGGATACAGCAAGGTATTCTTGAGTGGAACAAACGCTCCATTACTCTTGAGAACGGTTCCCGTATTCTTGCGGCGGCAACAAGTTCTAGCGCCATCCGTGGTTTCTCCTTGTCTCTTGTGTTTTTGGACGAGTTTGCTCACGTTCCAAACAACATTGCTGAAGACTTCTTCACATCCATCTATCCAACGATTTCATCTGGAAAGGAAACAAAGATTCTCATTGCATCGACCCCTCTTGGGTTGAACCATTACTATGAGTTCTGGACTGATGCCGTCAATAAAAATAATGACTTTATACCACTCTTCTACGAATGGTTCCGTATGCCTGGACGCGATGGTGCCTGGCTGAAGGAACAAGAACGAGCCCTAGGTTCAGTCAAGTTCCGACAAGAAGTGCTCTGTGACTTCCTTGGATCGAGTAATACTCTCATTGACGGAGCAAAACTCGGCAAATTAGTCATGAAGAAACCTATAGCTGAAGAAGAAGGATGGAAAGTATACGAGCATCCTAAAGATGAACATGCCTATGTGATTTGTGTGGACCCTGCACGAGGAATCGGAGGAGATGCTTCGGCGTTTTGGGTCATTGACGTAACAACTGTTCCGTATACTGGAGTGGCAGTGTATCATAGTCATACAGTTGCCCCGATCATTTATCCTAATATCATTTACAATGCGGCGGTTCGTTACAACCATGCGTTTGTGTTAGTGGAAATCAACGATAACGGACAGCAGATCGTAGACATGTTACACCATGATCTAGAGTATGAAAATGTGTTCAAGATTGAAACGTCCACCAAGCAGGGGGCAAAGGTGACCGGAGGCTTCAAAAAGCAAATGCGTCTCGGTCTTCGCATGACTGAATCGGTAAAACGCATTGGGTGTCAGAACCTCAAGTTATTGATAGAACAGGACAAATTGATCATAAACGATTTCACCACTATCTCAGAATTCTCTACATTTACCCAACAGCTTCAAACATACAAAGCGGAAGAAGGGAAGCATGACGATCTGGTGATGTGTCTTGTGATGTTCGGCTGGCTCATGACCCAAAAGTATATTAGGGACAGTCAGCCGGATCAAAATAACCTTAGGAAAATCCTCGAAAAAGAACAAAACCAGATGGTGGAAGATGATTTAGTGCCAGTGGGGATCATAGATACCGGATTAGAAGAAAAGTTCTCTGTTCAAGATGGTGACATTTGGGTTCCGGCAAAAGGGTCATCACGAGAAGAACTGGACTGGATGTTGGAACAATACTCTAGTCGAGGGTATAACACCTGAAAATTATAAATAACCAAGTAAATACTTGAATGCCCTCGCCTACCCATTTTAAGGAGTCAAAACATGAGCTTTCAGCTATCACCTGGCGTTAATGTATCGGAAGTCGATCTTACAACAGCTATTCCTACCGTTTCGACAACGGCCGGAGCCACTGTTGGTCAATTTGTTTGGGGGCCAGTCGAAGAACGTGTCCTGATTGATAACGAAGTGCAATTGGTGGATCGATTCGGAAAGCCGGACTCAAACACCTATACCTCGTTCTTTACCGCAGCAAACTTCTTGTCCTATGGTAATAACCTTCGCGTGACTCGTGCAGCAAACACTGGCACACTCAACGCAACAGCAAATTCTCTCGCAGCACTTCAGATCAAGAACAGTGTTGTGTATGAAAACTCGTATGCTGCTGGTCAGGGTACCTTCGGAGAATTCGCTGCTCGTTACCCAGGCGCACTCGGAAACAGCTTGAAAGTCGGCGTCTGTGGAAGTGCAAACGTGTTCGCAAGCAACGTCACCTTCCAGAATGCAGCAACAGCCAACGCCGCATCCATTGGGGATTTGACGATCAACACTACAGGCAGTGCAGAAAACTATGTGGTGCAGGGAGATTATGTAAAGGTCGGAAGCAACCCATATCTCCAGGTATCTTCAGTCAACGCCACAGCAATCGTCGTCAACACCGCATTGACCTATGCCGTTACGGGTGGCACAGCGATCCTCCGCAAGTGGGAGTATGCCGATCAGTTTGATTCAGCACCTGGTACGTCAAGCTACGTCAGCACGAAGCTTGGTTCTGGTGACGAATTGCACGTTATCGTTATCGATGAAGACGGACTCATTTCCGGTGTACCGGGAACCGTTTTGGAAAAATACCCATTTGTTTCTAAGGCCTCTGACGCCAAGAGCAATGATGGATCATCCATCTACTATCCAACGGTCCTATTCAACAAGTCACGCTACATCTACTGGGGTGACCATGATGCCCTCGGAACAAACTGGGGGAACACCGCAACAGGTACAACGTTCACCAACGTTGTGCTCAGACGTAGCTTGTCACTCGGTGGTGGAGTGGATGCCGCAGTTTCCGATGGCGACTTGCAACGTGCCTGGGACTTGTATGTCAACGCTGAAGTGGTTGACGTATCCTTGCTCGTCGCAGGAGAAGTTTCCTCAACAGTTGGAATCTATTTGATCACCAATATTGCAGAAGTTCGTAAGGATTGTATTGTGTTCTTGTCTCCGTCTCGCGCTTCGGCCGTCAACAATGCCGGCAGCGAAACTGATTCTATTGTGACATTCCGCAACTTGTTACCATCTTCCAGCTTTGCATTCCTTGATGGAAACTGGAAGTACCAGTATGACAAGTACAACGACACGTACCGCTACTTACCACTCAACGGTGATGTGGCAGGATGCGCGGTTCGTACCGACACAACCCGCGATCCATGGTTCTCGATTGCAGGATATGAGCGCGGACAGATCAAGAACGTAGTGAAGTTGGCATGGAACCCGACCAAGTCGGACCGTGACACACTTTACAAGAATGGAATCAACCCAGTGGTCAGCTTCCCTGGCGATGGAACAGTCCTCTATGGGGATAAGACCTTGTACAGCAAGCCGAGCGCATTCGATAGAATCAACGTTCGTCGTTTGTTCATTGTGCTCGAAAAAGCAATCGCTCGTGCATCGAAGTTCAGTCTCTTTGAATTCAACGATGAATTCACGCGAGCCCAGTTCGTAGCCGTAGTTGAGCCGTTCCTTCGTGATGTGCAGGGTCGTCGCGGTATCTATGATTTCCGTGTTGTCTGTGACACCACAAACAACACTCCTGAAGTCATTGATAGCAACCGTTTCGTTGGAGACATCTACATCAAGCCTGCACGAAGCATCAACTTCATCCAGTTGAATTTCGTTGCAGTCAGAACTGGCGTTTCGTTTGACGAAATTGTCGGAAAATTCTAAGGGATAGTGTACGAATTATAAGGAGCTACTATGCCATTCAATGTATTTGCTTTCAGATCAGAATTACAAGGTGACGGTGCCCGTCCGAATCTGTTTGAAGTGTCAATGGTATTCCCATTCGCTATCAATCCAGGGAACGCTCAACGTAAATTGACGTTCATGTGTAAGACCGCGTCATTGCCTGGGTCGACCATCGGACAGGTTCCGGTGTTCTACTTTGGTCGTGAAACGAAGCTTGCCGGAAACAGAACATTCCCCGAATGGAACCTCTCTATCATCAATGACGAAGACTTCTCAGTCCGCAATGCTTTCGAGAAGTGGATGAACGGTATCAACCGACACGTCAGCAACATTCGTGATCTCTGGGCAGGAAACTCGCTCGGATATACCACTGACGCTCGCGTAAGACAATACGCAAAGACCGGTGGGGTACTCAAGGAATATACATTCTCCGGTTGTTTCCCCGTTGACGTAAGCCCAATCGATGTGGATTGGGGATCAAACGACACCATTGAAGAATTCAATGTCACGCTGGCCTACCAGACGTGGACAAGTGTTGCAAAAGACAACACCGTGATTCTGTAATGATAAGTAGAGATAGTAGTGCGGAGAATCGTTCAGTATTCTCCGCACCGTCTCATCTCATGTGAAACAAAGGATATTCATGGCCTGGACACTATTCGGTTACTCCATCGGCAAAACTCCTGACGTTACCAAGGTCGAAAAGCCTTCTCAACCCGTTCTTGTTCTCCCGCAAAAGGACGTGGAAGATGGCGCGATAACTATTACCCAAGGTTCGTATTACGGCACCTATGTTGACCTTGAAGGTTCCGTCCGTAACGAACTAGAACTCATTACTCGATATCGGGAAATGTCCCTACACTCTGAATGCTCCGAAGCGATTGAAGAAATCGTCACCGAAGCAATCACCCAGGATGAGGATGGTAATATTGTCGATATCAATCTTTCACAACTCCAAGTCTCCGACGCCATCAAGAAAAAGATCCAAATCGCGTTTGATAAAATCAAAACCATGCTCTCCTTTCGAGACCTTGGGGAAGATATTTTCAAGCGTTGGTACATTGACGGACGGTTGTATTTCCAAATCGTTGTCGATAAAAATAAGCCGAAAGAAGGAATTCAAGAACTCCGCTACATTGATCCTCGCAAAATTCGCAAAGTTCGTGAAGTATTGAAGGATCGAGAACCTAAGAGCGGCGTGGAATTCATCAAGGCCACAACTGAATACTATGTCTACAATGACCGCGGATTGACGGCACAATCGTATACTGCATCCGTCAACCAAGGGACTCGCATTTCCCCTGATTCTATTGCATTCGTTCCATCTGGGTTGCTGGATGCAAAATGCACCATGGTGATCGGATGGCTGCACAAAGCTATTAAGCCCCTCAATCAGCTACGCATGATCGAAGACGCGATTGTGATCTATCGTCTCTCTCGTGCGCCTGAACGCCGCATATTCTACATTGACGTGGGCAGTCTTCCAAAAGCGAAAGCGGAACAGTATCTCAAAGATGTCATGTCCAAATATCGTAACAAATTGGTCTATGACGCAAATACTGGTGAACTTCGTGATGAACGTAAGCACTTGTCCATGTTGGAGGACTTCTGGCTCCCTCGCCGTGAAGGGTCCAAGGGAACAGAAATTACGACATTGCCTGGTGGAGAAAATCTCGGTAAGTTGGAAGACGTGGAGTATTTCCAAAAGAAACTCTATAAGTCATTGAATGTTCCGATTGGTCGTCTTGACAGTCAACAGCAGGGTGGGGGTATTGTTGGACTCGGCCGTGTTGCAGAAATCACTCGTGATGAAGTCAAATTTTTCAAGTTCATTCATAGACTCCGATCCAAATTTAGCCGTTTGTTCAGTGATGCACTCGGGCAAGAGTTGGTGTTGACAGGGGTGTGTTCTAAAGAAGATTGGGAGAAGTTCCGCGAACATATTTCCTACACATACAAGAATGACAACAATTTCTCCGAAATGCGGGATGCCGAATTGCTCCGCGAGCGTACCACATTATTGACTCAAGTGCAACCTTACATTGGGTTATACTATTCAAATTCCTGGGTCAAACGCAATGTCTTACATCTTTCTGAAGAAGAAATCCAACAGATGCAGAAGGAAATCGATGAAGAAAAGGAGAGCGGAGAATTACCATTACCTGCAATGGGACCAGACGGTCAACCCTTACCTCCTGGGCAGGATGGTCAACAGCAATTACCTGCTCCACAACCATTCGATAATACCGTAGATTCACAAGAGGAAGGCACCGAATCCTTGACCCCTGGGTTGGATAAACAAGTAGCAAAAACAACAACAAAGACGCCGAAACGATAAATAGATTCATCAGACATAACCGGAGGAAACACCATGTCATTCTTTTCACCAGAAGCCGTAAAAGCCCGTTCAGAAGCCGCAAAGAAAGCATTAGGTGCTGCCGCAGCGGCAAAGAAAGTTACCAAACGCTCAATGTCAATAGCTCCTAAGCGTCAGTTGGCTAGCGTCCATGAAGAACAAGAACCCTATATCAATAGTGTTGTTGCAATGGTGGCGGACCAGAATTTTGCTGATGCCACGAACCTTGTCAACGATCTTCTCAATCAGCGTGTTGTAGTCGCACTAGATGAATACAAGCAGTTCATCGCCCAGAACATCTTCTCCCCTTCGGTTGAATTGTCTGAAGAAACGGAAGATAAGGACAAAGAAGATAAGAAGGATGAAGAAGACGAGGACGAGAAGGACGAAGAAGATGATGAGGACGAGAAGGACGAAGAAGAAGATAAGAAGAAGTAATAGAAATGAAAGAGTTTAAGGATCTCCGCGCAACATTAAGTGAAGCTACGGAATCACCCATCAACGAGAACGTTTCGGTGGGTATGCCTCCGAACATCCTTGTATTGCGCCGACAATCTATTCGTCAGTTTCCGAATCATACCTATGTGGCGTTGTATTACAACGATAAGTTGGATCAATATTTCAGTATCCCTTATGGTGCCGGGCACACTGATACCATCACGCCCACATCTCTAAAAGAAGAACCTGAACAGCTTCATGAAGATGCGATCAGTCATCTTCATTCAGTCAAGGAATTCCAAACAACTAAACCATTGCGTCACAAGAACGGACAGCAGACAAAGGTAGATCCAACGACTGCAAAAGCATTGCTCACGGTTCACGGCGCATTGAATGATGAGAACAAGAAGAAATTTTCCGATCATCTAGAACATTCCAAAGAGAAGTTTCACAAGATGGTGGACTTTGCTTGGAAGCAGGTAAAGTAATGGAACTGGTTTCCAGCATTGCTCATAAAGATTTTGTGCTCGCTGAAAGCCTGGTACGCAAGGCTCTAAATAAGCTGGTAGAAGATAGAATAACGGCATTTCGGGTAGAACTTGCACAAAAGCTTTACGGTCCACTTGCTGAAGCGAATGTCATGCGACAGGGACGCACGATGTTGATTCGTCGTCGTATCCGCAAGGGGAAAGTGCAACGAAACATTCGCAAGTCCGCCGTAAAGGGATTCACTCTTCGCAGAGGGAAACTCAAGAGAATTCCAGTTGCGAAACGTATCCGCGCACGAATCGTGCAGCGTAGGGCAGCACGAAAAAGACGAGCACATTTGCAGCAAACACTCAGAAAGCGCAAACTCTCCATGAGGAAGCGCAAGGCTATGGGGATCAAGTAAGGGGAACATATGGCATACGAACTAATCAACAGACTCAGACAGCCTTCGGAACTTCGCGTTGTTGACGGCGCGACACCAAATCTCGCATTGACAGCATTCTCTGCGAACACCTCCAGAGAAACGGTCACCGGTATTGTTATCACATCCGTGAAGTGGAGTGTTCAGCCGACAATTGGTTCACTCACAATCAGCCGAGATGGTGTGGTAGTGCTGAACGTTTCACAAAGCGGTTTTTGGAGCCATGATGAATTGGCCATTGCGAATAGTGCTGCTGCCAATGTGCTGGTCACTATTACAAATGGTGGAACGGCACTAATTAGTTGTAAGAAGATCGCCACATATACCCTAGACACTGAAACACTATAAGGATACCATGAAACTTATAAAAGAAATGGTTACAGAAGTCAAATTCCTTACGGAATCTGACTCAACAGGAAAGAAGAGATACTTCATCGAGGGTATCTTTATGCAGGCTGACATTCCGAACAAGAATCGTCGCCAGTATAAGTTTGATACCTTGTTGCGTGAATCAGAACGCTACAATAAGGAGTACATTAAGGAAAATCGTGCATTCGGCGAATTGGGTCACCCAAATTCTCCCACGATCAACTTGGAACGTGTCTCCCACATGATCAAGATCCTTCGTCCTGAAGGAACAAACTTCTACGGAAAAGCGAAGATTCTCGACACCCCCTATGGAAAAATCGTTCAGAACCTTCTAGACGAAGGCGCTCAGATTGGCGTATCCACTCGTGGGTTGGGTTCTGTTTCCTCTGGTCCTAATGGAGTCAGCCTCGTGGAAGATGATTTCCAGCTTGCTACTGCGGCAGACATTGTTGCCGATCCTTCTGCGCCTGATGCATTTGTCCAGGGTATCATGGAAGGACGTGAATGGATGTTCATTGACGGTAGGTATGTTGAACAGGATGTTGCAGCAGCAAAGAAAGCGATCACAAAAGCAAGCAGCAGGGAAATTGAAGCAGTTGCGGTGCAGTTGTTTGAACAGTTCATGAGAAAACTGTAATGTCGGCAGGTCAAAATCTCAATTTTTATAAATAACTTTCACGTTCAGTTAAGGAGATTCTACATGAAAAAGACACTCTTGGAAGCAGCCGCAGAAATTTTGAAGCAGAGCCAGGGTAGCGCACCCAAGGAAGAGATGCACAAAGCACCAGGCGAAGTGCAGGATTTGGGAGGAACTACACCTCAGTCAAACGTTTCCGGCCCATTAGATCCACATGCTAAGGAAGCTACCCCTCCTGGTAAGCAGCCTGGCTCCGATAAGAAGGAACCTCTTCATAAGGTTGAGGGGGGAGCAACGGAAATTGATCCTCTCGCTCAGGGCGCCGAAGTTGAAGGCGAAGCATCTACAATCAAGTCTCGTATTGAAGCAGGTCTTGCCGCTGGTGACTTGTCCGAAAGCTGGAAGAAGTCATTGAAGGAAGATGTTGAAAAGATTCTCGCTTCCGAATCGAACGTCTCAAAGGAATTCGCATCAAAAGTCGGTACGATTTATGAAGCTCGCGTCTCCGATAAGGTTGCCTCAATCGTTGAGGGGCTTGAAGCACAATATAACCAGGCACTAGAAGAAGCTGTCACGGGTATTCAGTCGGAATTGACCACTGCGGTAAATGATTACCTCAACTATGTGGTTGAACAGTGGATGCAGGAAAACGAACTCGCCATTGAAAAGGGCATTCGTTCCGAATTGACCGAAGAATTTATCGAAGGCCTCCGCAACTTGTTCGCTGAACACTATATCGACATCCCTTCTGAGAAGGTGGATTTGGTCGATGAACTTGCCACGAAGATCGAAGACTTGACTGGTCAGTTGAACGAACAGGTCGGCAAGAATGTTGACTTGCAGAAGCAGTTGATGGAAGCTAAGAAGGACGATATTTTAAAGTCCGTCTGTGAAGGATTGACACAGACGCAAGCTGAGAAAGTTAAGACACTCGCAGAGAGTGTAGAATTCACCGCAGAGAGTGAATATACTCAGAAGGTACAGACAATCCGCGAAAACTACTTCCCAGTGAGTTCCCCGAAGAAGGTTGAGTCGAAAGTCTTGACCGAAGCTCAGGAACCTCTTGATGAAGACAAGAAGACAGTAACTCCAGTCATTGAACCGGAAGTTGCTGCCGTTGCAGATTCGATCAAGCGTTATTTCCGCTAATAGTTAACTAAACCAAACTAAGGAGTTCAACCATGTTTTTATCAGAACAACTCGAAAAGAAATGGGCTGCGGTTCTCGATGTTGAGAACCTACCTAAGATCACAGATAAGCACCGCCGCGCGGTCACTGCTATTGTCTTGGAAAACCAGGCAAAAGCATTGCATGAAGAAGCAAAGATGTTGCACGAAGCTGCTCCAGTGAACTCCACTGGTGGTGGTTTGACTGGTTCCGCAACAGCAACGGGTCCTATGGCTGGTTACGATCCTATCCTTATCAGCTTGGTTCGTCGTTCACTTCCAAACTTGATTGCGTATGATGTGTGCGGAGTTCAGCCAATGACCGGTCCTACGGGATTGATCTTCGCAATGCGTTCCAACTATGCCAACGCAACCAACCGTTTGGGTGAAGCGTTCTTCGATGAAGCCAACACAGGTTGGACCGGTACGGGCGCACAGACCGCTATTTCATTGGCATCCGATACGGCTCTTGGTAACGGGAACGTCTTTGCAAGCACAATGACTACTGGTGCAGGTGTTTCCACAGCAACAGCAGAAGGTATGGGTTCTAACGGTGGACAGGCATTCAGCGAAATGGGCTTCTCCATTGAAAAGGTAACTGTTACTGCAAAGACTCGTGCTTTGAAGGCAGAATACACCTTGGAATTGGCTCAGGATTTGAAGGCAGTTCATGGCTTGGATGCTGAAACGGAATTGAGCAACATTCTCTCCGCAGAAGTGTTGTCTGAAATTAACCGTGAAGTGATCCGTACCATCTACACTGTTGCAAAGATCGGATGTCAGGTTGGTACCACCAAAACAGGTACCTTCGACCTCGACACTGACTCAAACGGTCGTTGGATGGTGGAAAAGATCAAGGGTCTCGGCTACCAGATCGAGCGCGAAGCAAACGCTATCGCAAAGCAGACTCGTCGTGGCAAGGGCAACATCGTCATCTGCTCGTCAGATGTCGCCAGCGCCTTTGCGCTCGCAGGACTCCTCGACTACGCTGGCGCATTGAAGGACAATGTTTCCTTGAATGTAGATGACACAGGCAACACCTACGCAGGTACCTTGCTCGGTCGCTACAAGGTCTATATTGATCCTTACTTCCCGGCAGTTCAGTCATCTGAATTTGCAGTGGTTGGTTACAAGGGACAGAACGCTTTTGACGCAGGACTCTTCTACTGCCCATACGTTCCTCTCCAGATGGTCCGCGCCATCGACACCAACACCTTCCAGCCGAAGATTGGTTTCAAGACCCGTTACGGGCTCGTTGCCAACCCATTCGCAGAAGGTTTGACACAGGGCGAAGGTAACTTGACTGCAAAGTCAAACGTCTACTACCGCGCATTCAAGATCAACAACATCTCATAAGAGATTGTTGATACCTGCCTCACAAAGATGGGGACCTCGCAAGGGGTCCCCATTTCTTTTTCTATTCCAGCACTTGACAAACACCCCTACATATAGTATAATGTGTATTGGAGTTGCAAATATGACCAAACCCATTATTTCTCTGACACTTGCGTTACTCATGACCATATGTGTGCCTGGATTTCTTGCACATGCCGAAGAAATCCCCACCATAGGACAGATCAATTATACCGAATTGATCAAAACATGGATCAACACAATCCACAAAGATATTCCTACTGTCCATAAAATCACTCGGGCAGAAGGTGATAAAGACGGAACACGATACTTCACAATAGAAGTGGGTTATTATCAGGACAACAAAATCGTTATCGAGTATCACTTTATGATCTTGACACCTAATGGAACCATCAAGAAAACTAAACTGATGACCACATTACGTGAACTCGATTCGGATGATGATGGGTTATGGTATGAAGAAATGACAGAGGGGGACGCCTAATATGATCGTGATTAACTTGTTTGGAGGGCCAGGTGCAGGAAAATCTACTACCGCAGCGGGACTCTTCTTTCTCATGAAGAATGCTGGCATGAAAGTAGAACTGGTAACTGAATATGCAAAGGATATGGTTTGGGCAGGGAGACATAGAGAATTAGACGATCAACTCTATATCCTTGCCAAGCAACATCATCGGCTCCACGTGCTCAAAGAAAAAGTAGACTATGTTATCACTGACAGCCCACTCCTTCTCTCTTCGATCTATGCCATGCAATATGACTCGAAAATGCCGGCATCCTTTCATGATCTTGTGGTTCAGTTGTTCACACGATACGACAATCGCTCAGTGATCATTACTCGTGTAAAACCATATCGTGAATACGGCAGAAATCAAACAGAAGAAGAAGCGAAAGGGATTGATAAACGTATTGAACATATGTTATCCGCCATAGGGACCATAAACACTTGCCTCCATGTTGCGGGCGACAATACTGCCCACCAAGTTGTATTTAATTGGCTAAAGGAAGAACAACAATGAGCATTCCATCAATATCAGATACCCCATCAAATCCAAATATTCTTCCATCGAATAAATTTGTCCTACAAGCGTCATGTTTGCCGGACATTCAATATTGGTGCCAGACCGTCAATATCCCAGGTATCTCAATTGGGGAAGCACCAAGAAATACCCCATTCATCGATCTCTATTCACCTGGTGATAAAGCGATCTTGAACCCATTCTCCGTTACGTTCATTATAGATGAAAACTTTAAGGGATGGCTCAGCATCTTCAAGTGGATGACTTCACTGACGTTCCCGAAGGATTTCAACCAATACCGAGACCTCGATCAACGTTATGGTGCATGGAAGAAGCCAATGCCTCAATTCTCTGACTTACAATTGACCGTGCTCAACACTAAGAATAATCCCCAATTCAGAGTCAAGTTTGTGAACTGTTTTCCAGTTTCTCTCAGTGATATTGTGCTCTCCACTACCTATGACCAGGAAGATACCCTAACTTCAGATGTGACGTTTCGATACGATTTCTTTGACATTGAACCTATTGTATAATGTGAGACCTCATGATCCTCGAAACAAAAAATCCGACGCAAGCCCAGATTGACGCCCTCTTAGAAGAGTGGAAGAAGGATTCAAAGCTTGACCCCGTTGCCCTCGATAAAGCATTATCAGTAACGGGGTCCCTTCACTCCAAATACATGACAATTCTCTCTGTTCATCGTCGGGCATTCAAAGAGGCAAATCGAGTATTCGCTAAACTCAAGCGAATCAAATATGAATACTACTCAGGAAGGCTTGACCAAGAAGCCCTCAAGAAATATAACTGGACCCCTTTCCCCTACACCCTCAAAGGAGACTTCGCTACATACTTGGAGAGTGATCCAGACATTCTCAGCGCCAAGCGGATTCTCGATATTCACGAAGAGATTGTTGAGATCTGCCAATCCATCATTAAAGAATTAGGCGCACGAACCTATCAACTCCGTGACCTGTTGTCATGGGAAAAATTTATTGCGGGTAGTCATTAAACAATGTCACATATTCTTGCTACGAAAAAAGACGAAGCGATGCTCTACGTGTCTTGTGATGATGATGTTGCACAAGAACTTTCAGACTATTTCTCCTTCTTTACTCCAGGCTATCAGTATCAACCGAAATTCAAGGCAGGAATATGGGATGGGAAAATCCGTCTATTTGACCGTCGATTCTATACGTTGCCATATGGACTGATTGCATATCTTCAAAAGTTTGCCACAGATCGTGGGTATCAGCTATCTATAGACGATAACATTCTACTGACAACGAATTTTTCCATCACTGAAGCTGAAGCATTCGCGCAACGTCTCCAGTTACCACACACTCCTTATGATCATCAAATTGAAGCATTTGCTAAAGCAATCCGCAATCGCCGGGCGCTTGTCCTGTCACCCACGTCATCGGGGAAATCCCTGCTGATCTATCTCATTTCACGATTTCTAGAACAAACACACAAGAAGGGTCTTATCATAGTTCCCACCACATCCCTTGTTGAACAACTCTACAGTGACTTGAAAGACTATGGTTGGAATGTGGAGAAGTTTGTTCATCGAATCTATGCAGGAAAAGCGAAATTCACCAACCACTACTTGACCATTTCTACCTGGCAATCCATGTGGATGCAGACTCCTGAATACATGACACAGTTTGATTTCATGATTGGTGACGAAGCACACCAATTCAAGGCCACCTCACTGACTCAACTCATGAATCGAATGACCAATGCAAGTGTCCGCATAGGAACGACCGGGACATTAGATGGGTGGAAGGTACATAAGTTAGCCCTTGAGGGGATGTTTGGAAATGTATTCCAGGCAACGACAACCAGAAAACTTATGGATGCCGGCATCATCTCCGATCTTAAAATCAAATGTCTGGTACTCAAGTATCCACAAGAATTCTGCAAAACGGCACTCACTATCACCGATCCTAGTGGGAAAAAGAGAAAAGCCACGTATCAAGAAGAGTATCAAGCGGTGATTGCGTATCCTCCACGGACTAAGTTTATTCGCAATCTTACACTGTCGATACCAGGAAACACTCTTATTCTCTTCCAGTTAGTAGAGAAACATGGGAAAGTCATTTACGAAGACCTCAAAGAACATGCCGGGGCAGATCGTGTATTCTTTGTCCATGGTGAGATTGATACCGAGGAGCGTGAACGAATTCGTAAAATTGTTGAGCAAAGCACGAATGCCATCATTGTTGCATCCTATGGAACATTCAGCACAGGTATCAACATTAGAAATCTTCATAATGTCATTTTCGCTGGACCCTCAAAATCCAGAATTCGTAACCTCCAATCCATCGGGAGAGGGCTCCGAAAAGCTGAAGGGAAAACACATGCCACTCTATTCGATATCGTAGACGACCTGAGAATTGGAAAGCGTGAAAACTTCCTTCTCCAACACTTTGCCGCTAGAGCCACCACCTACAATGAAGAAAAATTACTGTTCAAACAATATCTTATTGACTTGGGGTAGTGGCTCGTGTATAATACAAGATATGGAGGTACAGTATGTCCGACAAGGAAACAATTAGAACATATTTGTTGACCACAAATGATATTGTGATTGTCAGAACAAACGGCGTCATTCATAACAGTCACCTGGTAGTTCTCTTGCCCGCTCGTCTTTTCCATCAACGATCAAATCATGGACCCTTGGGGTTTATGTTGGAACCATGGGTGCCATTTGAACTTATGAATGGTATTGCGGTACTGTTGGATACCAAGAATATCCTAGCAGAAATACAGATTTCTGATGCCATGCAAAAGTTCTATACTAGTTGGGCAGCGGGAGAAGTTGAGAAACAAGAGGCATTCTCAAAAATCTTCGATAAACAAGTGCAAGAGATTGAGAAATCATACAACAAAAGAATCCAAGCATCAAAAGAACACCAACAGAAATCACCGCGTTCGTTAGACTCTCAGCTAACAGACGCACTGGTCGAACTATTCGATGACATTCATAATGAATGGGGCGACCCTACCGTGACTAATTAAGGAGGACTATGGCACAAGATCATTATGTCAACAACGAGGAATTTCTCAATGCCCTCATAGGGTACAAAGAACTCGTGCGTCAATCTAAAAAGAAACGTGCCCCCGTTCCCATTGTCGATGATTATATCGGAAGTTGTTTTTTGAAGATTGCCGAAAACTTGGCACGAAAGCCCAATTTTGCGAGTTACACATTTCGAGAAGACATGGTTTCTGATGCAGTAGAAAACTGCCTCCGTTCGGTTGATAACTTCAACCCAGCAAAATCAAAAAACCCATTTGCGTATTTTACACAGATCATCTACTTTGCATTCTTGCGACGAATTGGAACTGAAAAGAAACAACTCTACGCTAAGTATAAAGCAACGGAGCAACTAGGACTCCTCCAAGAGGTCAATCAAAGTGCAGCGGAAATTGGTCAAGAGGAACACCAATTCAAAGTCTACGAGAACATCGAGGAATTCATCCGCACATTTGAGAATAGTAAACAGCAAAAGAATAAGATCGGGAACGCCAAACGAAAGACAAGACTCTCAGCAAGCAGCATCCTTCGGTTCGTAGGTGACAAGTAATGCCTAATCAATATTCTCCCTCACATAAGGATAAACTCATTGCTAAGATGCAGGGAGATAAGACTTATAATGGTGTCCCATGTAGGAATTGCGGGTCAACAATCAAATCAGTAACTTATTCTGGTTGCGTTAAGTGTCACATTGAAAGAAGTAAACGCAATCTGTATGATGGGACCATCAATAAGTATCATACACCAGAAAAATCAAAGAATCGTCTTTCTCGTTGGAGAAAAAACAATCCAGAAAAGGTAGCGATGCAGAGAAAACGAGTTGAAGTATATCAAGCTGCATACCAAAGCGGAAGAAGAAGCAAAATCAAAAATCAAACACCATCAGGTGCCAACAATATCATAATTCTATCGATTTATGAAGAGGCAAGAAAATTAACTCAACTGACAGGAATCCCATATGAAGTAGATCACAAAATCCCCATAGTTCATGGAGGATTACACCATCAAGATAACTTACAGATTATTACTCAAAGAGAAAATAGACAGAAAGGCAGCAGATTATGAGGTTAGCTCTTATTTCTGATACTCATGCCGGGGCCCGCGGTGACAATCCCCAAATCAACGATTTCTTTTTTCGGTTTTGGGACAATATCTTCTTTCCTGCACTTGAAAAGCACCGTGTAGACAAAATCGTCCACCTAGGGGATGTTGTTGATCGTCGGAAATTCATCAACTTTGCCATCTGGCATAAGTGGCAAACAGACTTTTTCGACAAATTGGATATGATGGGTATGCCGGTTGACATGTTGTGTGGTAATCACGATGTTTATTACCGCAACACAAATAAAGTCAACGCATTGAGTGAACTGTTAGGCAGATACCCAAATATTCGCATTTTCCAGGAAGCAGAAACCGTCAACTATGGAGGGTTAGACGTAGCACTTGTACCCTGGATCAACAGCGGCAACTATGATTCCACCATACAGTTTTTGAAGGACACTCCTGCCCTCACAGTGTTCGGACACCTTGAAATTGCTGGATTTGAAATGGATCGGGGTAATGTTTGTATGGATGGTCACCCACGATCTATTTTTGATCGATTCGATCTGGTCCTTAGTGGTCACTTCCATCACAAATCAAGTGATGGAGTAATCTACTATCTTGGCAATCAGTACGAAATCACTTGGGCAGATTATAAAGATCAACGGGGATTTCATATTTTCGATACCGAAACAAAACAGTTGACTTTTATCGAAAATCCGTATAGACTATTCTATAAGCTCGACTATGATGATAGTATCCAAAACTACGAATTCTGGAAGAACCAGGATTTCGTTCCCTATGTGAATTCGTATGTCAAAGTGGTAGTGATCAGAAAACAGAATCCGTATCTCTTTGATACCGTAATGGATCGATTATACAAGATCGGACCATTGGATGTGACGATTGTTGAGGATTACACTGAAAATAAGCTAGACTCGATTACAACAATCAACCAAGCAGAAGACACCGTGACGATCATCCGTAAGTGTGTCGATGCGATGCAGTTACCAGGCAACGTGGATGCAGATAAACTCAAATCAATGCTTCAGGATTTGTACACTGAAGCGATGAATGAAATGGCGGCACAATAATGCTACACTTCACAACCCTCCGTTGGAAGAATTTTCTTTCAACAGGTAACTATTGGTTAGAAATCTCCCTGGACCGTAACCAGAATACATTGGTTGTCGGAGAAAACGGGTCAGGGAAATCGACCATGTTGGATGCATTATGTTTTGCCTTGTACAACCGTCCATTCAGGAACATCAACAAAGCCTCATTGATCAATTCGATCAATCAGAAGGAAACTTTGGTTGAGGTCGAATTCCGCACTGAGAATCACTCATTCAAGATTATTCGTGGCATCAAGCCCAATATCTTTGAGATCTATCGTGATGGAACATTGTTGAACCAGAATGCTGAATCGAAAGACTATCAGGAACATCTAGAGAAGTTTATTCTAAAGTTGAACTTCAAATCCTTTACACAGATTGTCATTCTTGGTTCTGCATCCTTTACCCCGTTTATGCAGCTATCATCTTCTGATAGACGGGCAATCATCGAAGACTTACTCGACATTCAGATTTTCTCACTCATGAATGGGTTGGTCAAGACGAAGATTTCTCTTCTTCAGCAGCAAAAGGGTGAGAACACGGTATTGATCAATGGGGCGCAAGAGAAAATTGCGATGCAAACCCGATACATGAACGAAGCCCAACAGGATGCTGAAAATCTGAAGAAGGAATATACTCAAGAAATCAACACACACCAGGAAGAGATTTCTCGGTTGAATGCTGAAACCGCTATCATGAAACGAACAGTCAGCGATCTTAAAGCAAAGATCAGTGACAAGGATAAGATTGAAAAGACACTCAAGAAAATGACTCAATTGGAAGCCCAAATTGAACAGAATCTTGGGAAGCACAAGAAGACCAAAAAGTTCTACGAGACAGAAACGACCTGTCCGACCTGTATTCAGGAAATCAATGAAGCGTTCAAGACAGATCAGTTGACTTCCTTGTCTTCAAAAATTGGAGAGTGTGAAGGGGGTCTAACTCAATTGGAAGAAAAATTCAAGTCGTATCAGGAGAGGATTGCGGAGATTCGGGGGATTGAACAGACCATTGCCACACATTCCGTTCGCCTGGCAGAGTTTTCAACCTCTATGGCGCAAATTGCAAAATTCATCCAGAAACTAGAGGAGAAAATTGCTTCATTGGAAACGAAGCACGATTCTACTGGGCGAGAGCAGGAAAGACTTGAAGAACATAAGAAAGAATTGGACGCTCTTGAAGAAGCTAAACGTAAGATCATTGAGCAGATTGCATATTATGACGCCGCAGGCGCACTTCTGAAAGATACGGGGATCAAGACAAAGATCATCCGACAATACCTGCCAATCATCAATATGATGGTGAATAAATACCTCGCTTCAATGGATTTCTTCGTGAACTTCAATCTAGATGAAGCGTTCAAAGAAACGATCAAGTCACGGTATCGTGATGATTTCTCCTATGCATCATTCTCTGAAGGAGAAAAGCAACGAATTGACATGGCACTTATGTTGACATGGAGAGCCGTTGCAAAACTGAAGAACTCAGCAAATACGAATCTGCTCATTTTGGATGAAGTGTTTGACTCGTCACTCGACAACACGGGTGCGGAAGAACTTATGAAAATCCTTCACCACTTGGATGGAACGAATGTATTTGTAATCTCACACCGCGGGGATATTCTTCAGGATAAATTTGGTCATGTAGTGAAGTTTACGAAACAACAAAACTTTTCACGTATTGTAATATAATGAGGTGATCATGGAAACCACGCCGCCAGTTTTCACATACAACACAGATGCCGCACCGAAAATCATCAAGAAAACGGCTGAATTGCTGCCGTTGTATAATGATAGTAATCCCTTTTTGCACAAAGCGACAAAGGACGTGGACTTCACGGCTCCTCCGAAGGATTTAGAGGAATTGGCTGAACGTCTCATTGCAACAATGAACAAATATGGAGGCGCAGGACTCGCCGCCAATCAATGTGGGGTCTTGTGTCGAATGTTCGTGATGGTTGGAGGTATTGTGGTAATCAATCCAAAGATCCTCGAAACCTCAGAGGAAGTGGTACGGGACAAAGAGGGATGCTTGACATACCCTGGGTTAGTATTACCTGTCACCAGACCGAAAACCATCAAGGTCGAATATTATACCCTCACTGGAGAAAGAAAGGAAGAAGTTTACACTGGTGCCACGGCGCGGGTATTCCAGCATGAATATGATCATCTAGAAGGGAAAGTGTTCACTAGTAAAGTGGGGAGTCTCACCCTTCAGATGGCAAAGAAGAAGCGCCAGAAGATGTTTAAGAAGATTGAACGTATCATGGAATTCAAGCGTAAATTGGGAGGTCGCACATGAAGAAAGACTACACACATTTCATCTTGATTCTCGATGAATCAGGTTCTATGGGCTCGATTTGGGATCAAACGATTGAAGGCGTCAACGAATTGGTCCGTCAACAAAAACTCCAACCAGGAGACTTTACGACAGCAGTGTATAAGTTCTCTACGTTTGTTGGTGGATTTCATGATAGACTAACATTTGAACCGTTGAACAAGATCAATTACACCCCACGAGGGGGCACTGCACTCCATGATGCCATCTGCCAGGCAATTGACGGAGAAGGTCGTTGGCTTGCTGGGTTATCTGAGTCTCAACGTCCTGATAAGGTTGTGGTAGTTGTGGTCACTGACGGATTTGAAAACTCCTCCCGCACATATACTCTTGAAGATGTGAAATCACGAGTGAAAACTCAAGAAACCACATACAAGTGGCAGTTTGTGTTCTTGGGGGCAAACATTGATGCATTTCAGACCGGCGGTTTATATGGATTCGCCGCAACTAATACTCTTCAGTGGACGGCTGATAAGCAGGGCACTCTTCATGCATATGCCTGTGTCACTAATACATTGACTTCATACCGCGCCGGGGTAATCAGTTGTATGAATGTTCAGGAAACTGTCCAACAGAAAGAGGAGCAGCCGACAACATAGAGGTATATGATGAAATCATGGCAGCATGGATACGACATTAGTTTCTTGAAATCGATTGAAGCGAAATATAAGCCGTACAATAACCGTGCAGCGTCTCCCTTTGCCCAGTTCAAAAAGAATAACATTGCGGAGGCGCTACACAAACAACAGTTGAAAACGGTATCCTACCTCCATGGTGAAGCAATGGGGGTAGTAACCCGGTCCAAAGTCCGCACACCGGTATCCATGTATTCCAACGGACCCCTGGTGACGATCAAGTTACCAGGGGATCTTACCATCAAGCATCTTTGCGGCGACTATGTTGCCTTACTCACCTTCCTCAATTCTTACCACAATGAGAATGTTTGGCTACACACCTGGGCAGCAGATATGGAACAACATCAACTTGCCCAAGAAGCAGGATTTCGTTATGTGTGTTCCAAGATCACCTCGTTTGGGGAAGTGTTTTCTATTTGGTTTCGTGACAACAAATACAACTTCGACAAACGAGCGATACTAGGTGTTCCATCCGAAGACCTGGTGAACATTAAGAAGTTAGCAGATGTAGATACGAAGCTCATTGACTCCATTCGTGAAAAATTGGAAGACTTCGGGGATACATTTGAGAATCACTACTCCAAATACAATGTCAAAAAGTCCTGGTCCGCTTTCTCACTCCGAGGATATTCTGCCGATCCTCATTTCATTGCGAAGCCGATAGAAATGAGCGACAAGTGGAAAGAGGAACATAAGGATGATGTCTTCGTTATGCAGGACACCCCACTTCGTAAACTCTTCCCTGAAGTGGACGAACTGATTGCCTGGCTCGATGGGGATATCCACCGAATCCGTTTCATGAAGCTGACACCTGGGGGTGGGGAACTTGAGCGACATACCGATCAAGTCGATCCTGATGCTGGAAATGGATTGGGGAAAATTGCTCGTCTTCACTGGCCTATTACAACGACACCTGAAGTCATTTTCACGTCATGGAACACCAATGATCGGCGTGTAGATGTGAATATGAAAGTGGGGGAATGTTGGATGCTTGATACCCGTATGCCTCATAAAGTCTACAATGGGGCTCCAATTGAGCGTATCCATCTTGTGGTGGATGTGATTGTTACCCCGAAACTTCTCGAAAAGATTGTATCATGAACTTTAATGAATGGAAAGACCCCAATCCCCCTATTCAGATTGTAGACCATGATGGATTCATGGTCGTTCGGGATGATCTGCTAGGATACGGCAGCAAAGCGCGGTTCGTTGACTTCCTGGTCCAATCAATTCCTCAAAAAGAAATCGTCTTCGGATCATGCCCCGCAACAGGCTACGCTCAAATCAGTCTCCCGGTCGTTGCCAAGCGATACGGAAAGTCTGTTCATTTGTTTATGGCAAAACGAGACATGACGAAGCTGCATCCGTTTCAAAAAGAAGGCATGAAGCTCGGATCAATTTACCATTTTATAGATAATGGAATGTTAAATGTCACTAAGGCTAGAGCGCGAGAATATACAGAAACCGACCCCACAAATCGTTTTGTGCTACCCATCGGACTTGAGCATCCAACTGTATTAGATAGCATCGTCAAAGTGTGTCATGAACAAATTCCCTTTGCCCCTGATGATGTGTGGTCAGTAGGATCAAGTGGCACCCTATCTAGAGGATTACAGAAAGCATGGCCAAACGCGAGAGTGCATGTAGTTTCTGTTGGGCATACTATGAGTCATCAGGAAATTGGTACCGCGATATTCCATCGTTCTCCCTATAAGTTTGATCGTTCTGTGAAAAAAGAAGAGTTACCTCCATTCAATTCAGCAATAACATATGATGCGAAAGGGTGGCATCCAATGGTCCAATGGTATAAAACTCATCCAAAACCAGAAAAGGTTCTTTTTTGGAATGTAGCGGGAAATATAGACTGACCATGGTGATCCACAAACATCACATTATTCCTAGACATATGGGCGGAAATAATGATCCTTCTAACATACAGACGTTAACGGTCGAGGAACATGCGCGAGCCCATAAGATATTATGGGAAACGTACAATAAAATAGAAGATTATGTGGCATGGCAGGGATTAGCTGGTTATGCCCCGAAAGCGGAATTGATACGATTGTTACTGTCACATAAATCAAAAGGAAGAAAACCTTGGAATTATGGAAAATCTGGATATTCAGTTCCGGCCTCAGAACAGGTAATTATGAACAATAGAAGAAGGATGCAGTTAGATTCTGAAAGAAAGAAGATATCGGATTCCCTAAAGGGAAGAACCTTCACTGAAGAATGGAAAGAAAAACTATCTGCGGCTGCCAAAAAACAAACTAACAGGGCAATGACATATAAACTAACATCTCCCGTAGGAGAAACACTCATAATTAAAAATCTTTCTAAGTTTTCAAAAGAGAACAATCTATTAAGAGTAAAGTTATCCGCGGTAGCTTCAGGAAAACTCCCCCACCATAAAGGTTGGATTTGTGAACGTGTGGCAGCTTGACTTTATCCCTAAAATATGAGATAATATCATTTTGATTATGAGGTAAAATCATGACACAATGGTTCTATGAGAAGAACACTGAATTTCTAGGCTCTCCGGTCAACAAGACATTTGAAGAAGTCCTTTGGATGTCAAAAGAGGAATTTCGTCAGTGGGTGATCGATCTTCGCAAAGAAGTCACTCGCCTATGGGATGAACACGGTCAGCCCCCTCGTGTCGGATTTTCAAAGAGTGAAATTGCCGAGCAGTTCAATGACCTCCAGAGAGTCATTCCTGGAAAAATTCTTGCGCGAGACATGGATACCGGGGTCTATGATGTGCTTCACAACACCTTTGTAGTGGGGAATGCCGTCAATCAATTCTTCCCCACCATGATGAAGACGCGGATCAACTATACTAAGGATGTGAATGCGGGGAAATCCATCTATGATTACTTTGCACAAGATGAATTACTCGACACATTCATCACCTATGCCTCACGACATTTCAAGCGTGATAGTTTCTACAGCTATTCGACCCCGGTACGAGCATCCGATAACTCCGTTGATCACATCCCCTATGCTGCTACCGGAAACGATTGGATTGTGAAATTTGAATCGGAGAAGTATCGAACCCGCAAGAAAGTGGAGTATTGGCTCTGCCCGGTGTCCGAAGATACTGGTTATTCTGGTTACAATGAAGAACTCCGCACGAAATCAAATTTGAGAATCACTCGCTCTCAGATCGAAACACTCGGCCCTCTTATCCCTGAACAGTGTAAGACCAATGTAGATTGGGACCGATCAGAGGTCTATGAAATTCGTGTCTTCACAAAGGGACAAAAACTCTTCCCGGTTGGATTGAAAGCGTTTCGAGTATCGTTCTGTCAATATGCCGTGAACTTCCCTCCACTCGTTGCCAAATACATCTACGAGACATACACAAAGGAATGGAAGAACGAAGAGAACATTTATGTGTGGGACCCATCTTCTGGTTGGGGTGGGAGATTATTGGGTGCGTTATCGACCATGGATACCAGGCACCTCGTGTACCTGGGAAATGATCCAAACACAGACCACAATACAACCCCAGGAAGAACGAAATACCATGAAATCGTAGACTTCTTCCGCGAACATGTCAAACCAGGCTCACTTGTATGCCCAATTGATCATATCGGTTTCCAATTCTGGCAAAAAGGATCAGAAGAGATGCAGTTTGATCCAGAATTTCAAAAATACCAGGGTAAGCTGAGTCTCGTCTTCACTAGTCCACCATATTTCGCTAAGGAAGCATACTCTAATGATCCTAACCAGTCATATAGGCGGTTTTCTCAATATGATGCATGGAGAGACGGATTTTTAAAAAAGACCCTCCAAACGGCGGTTTTGTGGCTTAGACCGGGGGGATATCTTGCATGGAACATTGCCGATGCTGTTTTCTCAGGGGAGAATCTTCCTCTTGAAAAGGATTCTTGTGATATCTTAGAACAACTCGGTATGAAACATGTGGAAACGCTCAAAATGACGCTCGCCCAGACTCCGGGCGGCAATCGGGTCGATGAAACGACCGGAAAACCAAAATTCAAGAATTCCTGCCGCGTTGAGAGATCATGGCGCAAGTTTGAGCCGATCTATATCTTCCAAAAACCCAAATAATCAATCACTTATCCCCACTTGACACGGGAACCTCGTTATGTTATGCTTATACTATGAAGAAAACAGCGAAATTCCCCATAGGTTCTCGTGTCACTCATACCGTCCCTTCCATGATGTATCACCAAACGGGCATCGTCATTGGTGATGCTGGAAAGAAGTACGGAATTCAATACTTCGATATTCTCTACACTAACCCCAACACACAACAAGCTTGCAAAACATCATTTGCTGAATTCGTCCTAAAGGGGGTATAATGTTTACACTCGAAACAAAATCAATGCTCGCAAAACTCATGGCGACCGAAAATATCACGGTCGAACATCGGTATGCTCGCACGGCTTACTTCAATCTTCAAACTCGTATCCTCACCTGTCCTACATGGAAGGACATGGATGGAAATCTCTATGACCTTCTTCTCGGTCATGAAATCAGTCATGCCCTACACACCCCACCTGAGGGATGGCATGATGCGATTGATGCACATGATCTGAAAAAGAAACGATTCAAGGGATTTTTGAATGTTGTCGAAGATGCCCGTATTGAACGTCTAATCAAGAGCAAATACCCAGGTCTTCGTAAGCCCATGGTCATGGGCTATCAAGATTTGGTCAAACGACGGTTTTTCGGTCATATAACGGAAAATCGTATCAAAAACATGTATTTGATCGATAAGTTGAATCTTGTTGCAAAATGTGGCACCGGGACGTTTGATATCACATTTACGCCACAGGAACAGCCGTTCTATGATGAACTGATGCAGACTGAAACATGGGAACAAGTAGTTGATCTTGCTACCCGGCTGTTTGAATACTCCAAAACAGAACAACAGACGCAGAAAAAGCAGGACATGCTAGAAACAATGCAGTCCGAAGACGAGGAACAAGAGCAACAAGAGGAGCAAGAAGAAAGCGGCGAAGAGTTTGATGATGTAGGAGAGGAAGAAACAACTGAGGGGGAAGGGGAAACCTCCAAAGCAGAAGAAAACGAGAAAACAGAAGATACTGACGATAGTTCCGATTCATCCGACGATGAAGACGCCGGGGAACCGTCCACTTCTGATACGGAGAATGATAGTGATGAAGAGGGCGAAGAGGAAGATGGCGACGAAGAAGGTGAGGGGGAAGAGGATTCTCACTCTACAAAGGAACAAAAAGAAAGCGAAGAAGATTCCAATGATGATGTAGAAGAGGAAGATGAAACTGGTGAGGATAGTGACCAGTGTGGTAGTGATCCTCGGTCACATGAGAATGAGGAGTTTATCCCTCGTTCTTTCACTGACGAAGAATTCCGCGCAAGGGAAGAAGGATTAGTGGATTCTTCAGGGCAAAAGGATGTGTTTTATGCAACGATCCCTACCCCGAATCTTAAGGAAATTATTATTCCTGCAAAGACAACCAACGCCATTCTTTCACAAGCGTTATTGAAGAACCTCAATCAAAAGCAACGTGCCCTGAAGTTATATGTGGACTTCAATAAGAAGAATGACGATTATATCATGCTGCTTGTGAAAGAATTTGAAATGCGGAAGGCCGCAAAGACATACGGGCGCACTAAAGTATCCGACACCGGGGATATCGATATCAAGAAGATTGCTCGATATCGATTGGATGATAATATTTTTCGTCAGGTTGTCAAGTCCACTAAAGGGAAGTCCCACGGGTTGGTGTTGATCCTAGATCGATCTGGATCAATGAATCCCCACCTCAAGGGAGCAATGGAGCAAATTCTCATTCTTGCGATGTTCTGTAAGAAAGTCAACATCCCTTTTGCGGCGTATAGCTTTACGGATCTGCCTATAAAAACCAACACACAAAAACAGTTTAGTAAAAAGGCAAAGGACCTGGTCCTTGAGGATATATGGTTCCAAGAAATGTTCAACTCTTCAATGTCTGCCTTGGAATTCAAATCAGCCGCCGCACTCCATCTGTTACTGATTCAAATGATGGAAACGCGAGAACATTTATCAACGGAGTTCCCGACTCTTTCACACACAGGTTCCACCCCGTTATGTGAAACGATCATTGCGGCCCGTGAGATCGTGCAGCAATTCAGAGAGAAGCATCGGTTAGATATTGTGAATACCATCTTTGTCCATGATGGGGATGCCAACAGAATAGAATATATGTATAACGATAAAGGACACCGGGACTGTCTGAAATTCTGGAAATTGTATATCACTGATCCTAAAGAAAAAATCTCAATTCTAGTTGATGATCGTGACGTTTCCCATAATCTACGTGAAGCCCTTATGCGTTGGTTCCAGATGACGGCTAAAAGTGGTGTGTTTGGATTCTTTATTGTTGGAGGTCGAGGACACCACTCTTTAGGGGGTGCCCTTGAAAAATACTACCATGATAAGAATGGGAAACGTGTAGTTTTTTCTAGATACAACCAAGACGCCATTTTATTAGAAAAGACCTTACAGGAAGAATTGAAAAGCAACAAGTTCATTGAATCGTATACCCCTGGGTACAATAGGTTCTATTTCATTCCAGGAGAAAAGGAACTTCAGGCGCAAGCATTTACGATGGAAGAGGAAAGGGCATGGACGCCAGGTCGGTTGTTGAATGCATACAAAAAGGCATCGAAAACGAAGTCAACGAGTCGCATTCTCGTAAGCCGTTTCATTCAGATGATTTCACAACTCGAAACTCATTGATTATATTGAGGAAACTAACACTTGACAAATATACCGGATACTGTTATACTTATGAATAACAATAAGGAGGCATCTGACATGGATTACAAGGCAGCCAGAGAACATTTCCTGAAACTGTTGCAGAAAACAGGAAAGGCTACCATTACAAAACCGGAATTGAGAAACCTTTGCAATAAGCATGGTATCAAAATTCCCCAATGGTTCACAAAGGACGAAACGAACCGCATGAGCCGTGGTGTGTTCAAAGTACCAGGCGCCACCATCACTACCGAGACTCATAAACAAGTCGCCCCTAAGGCTACGGCTCCTGTAAACACTACAGCAGAATTGACTCCTCGATCAGTCATTCGTTCATTGGTGACGACACTTGAGGAACAGTCCATTATTCCTGAACATTACAAGAATTATGTTCCCTTCGGAAACTTTGAGGATTTGAAGACCATCATTGAATCAAAGATGTTCTGTCCAGTGTTCATCACCGGATTGTCTGGTAACGGAAAATCCATGGCTCCTGAACAAGCGTGTGCTCAACTCAGGAGAGAATACATCCACTACAGTATGACCCCCGAAACCGACGAGACCGATCTGTTGGGCGGGTATGTCCTAATTAACAATGATATGGTCTGGCGTGATGGACCAGTCACCATTGCGGCTCGGCGTGGCGCGATTCTCTGCATTGATGAAATCGACTTCGGTGCCCAGAACCTTGCAACACTTCAACGAGTTTTGGAAGGAAAACCTTTTCTTCTTAAGAAGAAAGGTGAAGTGGTACATCCGGCACATGGGTTCAATGTCATTGTGACGGCAAACACAAAGGGGAAAGGTTCGGAGAGTGGTCGGTACATGTATACCAACATTCTCAACGAAGCATTCCTTGAACGGTTTCCGATCATGTTTGAACAAGAATGGCCTCCTGCTAATATTGAGAAGAGGATTCTCAAGAAAGAATTGGAGTCTGCCGGAAAGATTGACGATGATTTCGTCTCTAATCTTGTCACCTGGGCAAATACCATCCGAAAAGCATTTGAGGATGGAGTGGGTGACGAAGTGGTATCTACTCGTAGATTGGTACAGATCATTACTGCCTTCCCGATTTTTGAGAGTAAAATCAAGGCAATCACCTATTGTCTCAATCGATTCGACAATGATACCAAAAAGTCATTCTTGGATTTGTATAGCAAGCTTGATAGCAGTGTGGTATTGGATAATAGGATGGAGTCACAAAAAAGTTCTTGACATTGATTGCTAAGTGTGTTATAGTATAGTTGCTTCTGTTGTAAAACAGGGAAAAGTGTCAGGAGGTGCTTTATGTAACGGTCAATTCATTTTGATTGTGTAGTGCTTCTAATGTTGGAGGTTAGGTCCGCTCCTTTTCCTGGACCGATGTATTATGAGGTGTGTTATGGCTAAAACGTCAGCTAAGTCTCGGGTTCTCTCATTCCTTCAAAAGACCAGTGGTCGCAATACGTTCAGTGCCGCTCAGGCAAAGAACTATTTCGGTGTCAAAAATGTCGCTCCCATCGTGACTGCCCTTCGCAATGAAGGATATGCTATTTACTTGAACACCAAGCGGCGCAGTGACGGAAGCACCGTGAATGTGTACCGTCTCGGTACTCCTTCAATGTCTTTTATTGAACGTTGTGATGCCCGTGGCATCGAAGTGCAGGCATAATTAAGACACGAACATCCTAGTTCGTTTCAGTCTTACGGCGGAGGCCTCTTGCAATGGGAGGCCTCCGTTTTCTCGTTTGTGAGGTACACATGTCTCAAGCATTCCATTCAGATCAAAAAAATTTCAATCGGCCAATAGGATTTTGGGACTCCTGGTTCTTGGGACTCGCTGAGTATGTTGCCTCAGGATCGAAAGACCCTTCCACCAAAGTCGGTGCAGTCATTGTTGACAAACACAGAATTGTCCGCGGTATGGGATATAACGGGTTTGCTAGAGGAGTAGATGATCTTCCTGAACGATATGAGGACAGGGAAACCAAATATAAATTTATCGTTCATGCAGAACTAAACGCTATCCTCAATGCTGATAAACCTCTTCAGGGGTGCACCATCTACGTATGGCCCACTCTCATGATTCCTGCTGTATGCCCAGAATGTTGCAAAGCTGTGATCCAAGCAGGGATCAAAGAAGTTGTATGTTGGCAAGCCCCAACATCCCCTCGTTGGCAAGCTATGGCAGAGATAAGTAGATCGATGTTATGTGAGGCTCGCGTAAGAATGCGAACTATCAAATCAGATACATAAGAGTAGGTAATACATTTTATGGAGGGTTTCTATGGAAATACAAATTGACTTGAATGTGCTACGACAATACAAAGTGTTCATTGCCACTCCGATGTATGGAGGGCAGTGCCATGGTATGTATATGAAAAGCAGTCTTGATCTTCAGACGGCTTTTCAACACTATGGTATTCAATCCCGTTTCTCTTTTATCTTCAACGAATCACTCATTACTAGAGCCCGTAACTACCTCGTTGATGAATTCCTTCGATCAGATTTCACCCATCTCCTGTTTCTAGACTCCGACATTCACTACAATCCACAAGACATCATTGCCATGCTTGCTTTGGATAAGGATGTTATTGGGGCCCCTTATCCTAAGAAAGCTATCAATTGGCATAATATCGCAACAGCGGCTCGCAACCATCCGAATCTTGATCCTAAAGAACTTGAAAACTTGGTCGGGGATTATGTGTTCAATGTCGTGAAGGGCACCCAAACTTTCCAAGTCTCTGAGCCATTGGAAGTTATGGAAATCGGTACCGGATACATGATGATCAAACGTGAAGTGTTTGAGAAGTGGGCGGCCGCGTATCCACAGAAGAAATACAAGCCTGATCATGTTGGACAGAAAAACTTTGATGGTACTCGGTACATCCATGCCTACTTCGACACCGTGATCGATCCTCAGAGTGAACGATACCTCTCAGAAGACTACATGTTCTGTCAGTGGTGGAGGGCGATTGGTGGAAAAGTGTGGTTGTGTCCGTGGATTCAAACCCAACATGTTGGCACCTACGCTTTCACAGGAAACATGCCGAAGATTGCAGAGTTGACAGGGAGGCTCTAATGTTAATCGGAATATGTGGGTTCATCGGCAGTGGGAAAGGTACCGTCGGTGACATACTTCGTGATAATTATAGATTCGTGCGAGATGCATTTGCTAACCCACTCAAAGATGCTGTCGCGGCAATCTTTGGGTGGGACCGGCAGATGTTAGAAGGGGCAACAAAAGAATCCCGCGAATGGAGGGAAATCCCTGATCCTTTCTGGTCAGAGAAATTTGGGTATCCCTTTACACCTCGTCTTGCGCTTCAATTGATGGGAACAGAAGCGGGAAGAGACGTGTTCCATAAAGATATTTGGGTTGTCTCCTTACTCAAACGGGCCCAAGGAAAAGATGTTGTGATTACCGATGTTCGCTTCAAGAATGAAGTTGAACTTGTTCGTAAGAACGGAGGTATCATTGTTCGGGTGAAACGAGGACCGGAACCAGATTGGTATCAATGTGCATTAGATGCAAATCAAGGTGACCCCTGTGCCGAATTAGCTATGAAAGAATCAGGCATTCACTTGTCTGAATGGGACTGGATTGGTCAAGAGATGGACTATATCATTACCAATGGAGGTACACTTACCGATTTGAAGACAATGGTACATACCATGATGCATGACTTGACAATTGCAGCGAAGTAGTGTATACTATTCATTATTATTAACTTGTGAGGTGACTCATGCAGCTTTCGGAACACACACTCGAAATTCTCAAGAACTTCTCTTCATTGAACACAGGTATTATGTTCAGGAAGGGAAATATTCTTCGCACAATCAACCCAGGAAAGCAAGTTGTTGCCGAGGCAACGATTGATGAAGAAATCCCCGCTACGTTTGGGATTTACGAATTGAACCAACTTCTTTCCATTCTCTCTATCCATAAGACTCCACCGGAACTCTACTTGGATGGCAACAATCTGATCATTCAGGGATACAACAACCGCAGCAAAATTACCTATCGATGCTGCAACGAAGAAATGATCAAGACCCCACCGGAAGGGAAAGAACTCTCTCTTCCAAAGAACGATAACTCTCTTGTGTCCTTCCTTCTCTCCGAAGATGATTTCAATTGGGTGCTTAAAGCGGCTTCCGTTTTGGCAAGCCCAAATATCGCGGTCACTGGAAAAGATGGAAAGTTGTTCATCGGAGCATCCGATAGTGCTGACGATTCCGCTCACACCAACAACCTCGAAATCGATAACTATTCCGGTGATCCAGTATCCTTTGTCTACAAGACCGAAAACTGGAAGATGTTGCCGGGTCCATACAAAGTGACAATTTCCGCGAAGGGAATTTCTCTCTTTGAACATGCAGAAAGAAAGCTTCAATATTGGGTGGCGCTGGAAGCTAAGAAAGCGTAACCTTTTTGACATGGGTGAGGTGTTATGAGTACGCAGCATATTTTGTGGACAGAAAAGTATCGACCGAAAACAGTTGAGGACTGTATCCTCCCTGAACGTCTCAAGCATCCATTCGCTGAGTACGTTCGTTTGAAAACTATTCCAAATCTCTTGTTGACTGGTGGTGCCGGTGTCGGTAAAACGACCATTGCCAAAGCTATGTGCAATGAAATCGGATGTGACTACCTGGTGATCAACGGGTCGGATGAATCAGGAATTGATACTTTTCGCACAAAAATCAAAAACTACGCCTCATCCATGTCCCTTACGGGGGGTCGAAAGATCATCATTATTGATGAAGCAGACTATTTGAATCCCAATTCCACTCAGCCAGCGTTGCGTAACGCAATGGAGGAATTTGCAGGGAACTGTGGATTCATCTTTACCTGTAACTTCAAGAGCCGGATCATCGATCCCCTACACTCTCGTTGTGCCGTCGTAGACTTCACATTGAAAGCGAATGAGAAGCAGAAGATGGCAGAACTCTTCTTCAATAGGATCAAGAACATCCTGACTCAAGAAAAGGTTGAGTTTGATCAAAAGGTCGTCGCTGAATTGATCAAAAAGTTCTTCCCTGATTTCCGCCGTGTGATCAATGAATTGCAGCGGTATGCTCAGTTCGGAAAGATTGATGTTGGTATCCTTACCCATATCGGTGACATGGAAATCAACGAGGTCGTCAAGCTTCTGAAAGAGAAGGATTTTGGTGCGTTGCGGAAGTGGGTTGCAGGACGTGATATTGAGCCGGCTGCCCTCTATCGTAAGCTCTATGACAACATGTATACGATCCTCAAGAAAGAATCCATTCCACAGATGGTTCTCTTGCTGGCAGACTATCAGTATAAGCAAGCGTTTGTGGCGGATGCTGAAATCAATGTGATGGCATGTTTGACTGAACTGATGTTGCAATGTGAGTTTGTGTAATGACGCCATCATCGAAGATGCCTCAAGATGATTTACGCGAAATAAAAATGCGTGAAATCTTAAGATTACGAGAAAGTGGTCTTGGGAGAAGTGGACACTCTGATGCGGTAGATGAAAACGATAACAAATATGAATTAAAAACCTCATTCAAGAGAGGGAAAAACATATCAACAGCTAGAGCAGTAAATCATAACCATATTATTAGATGGAGAACTCAACATTGGGTTGTAGCATTTGGAGTTAATTATCATGATAGATTTGAACTGACTGAGTTTTATCATCTTTCACCTGAAAACATGAAAGAGTGGATTGATTCAATAGAAGATAAATTAAATGAATCAAAAAGAATAGGAGATAGGGTAATAGAGATACTGATGAAAAATTCTGTTGATGTTGTTATGATGAAGAAAGTGAAATATCTACTAGGAGTGGGTAGCCAACTGAATGATCCAAACATACCATTCAAATACATAAAGCATCATGGAACATTGCTTACCCTCCCCTACCATGAGAGTTTAAGGCAAAGTGTGAATAATTATAGTCCCAAAAAACAGCAACCAACATTATCTATTCTAGATTATTTTATATGAACCCCTTTGATTTTGTCAAACAGATCCAATCAGGCAAGCAAGATCTCATGACTGATCCACAGTCGGAGAAAGAGTATCTTCCGTTCATTGTGAACAAAGCTTTGTCCTATGAATTGGACTGCATCATGCCTGCCAATGAAATGAATCAACGCTACCACTTGGACAAGAAACTCCAATTCCACTACCTCCTACATACCGTCCGTAGTCGCAAGCGCCCGTTCCATAAGTGGGGGAAACCTGAAACCAATGAGGAATTGAAAGCAATCAAGACCCTCTTTGAGTGTTCAGATAAGCGGGCAATAGAAATCCTCAACACCATCACTCCAGAACAACTTGATCTAATCAAGGAACGAACCGATATCGGAGGTCGTGTAAAATCTAAAAAGACTAAATAAGTGAACATAATGTTTCACTTATGAGGTCTACTATGATTGATTTACACTCCTTTGTCGAGATTGCTCTACAACAACCCGACGATTTCCATAAAATCCGCGAAACCCTGAGCCGCATTGGGATTGCGTCACAAAATGACAAGATCCTCTACCAATCCTGTCACATTCTCCACAAACGGGGGAAGTACTATCTCTGTCATTTCAAGGAACTCTTTGAACTGGATGGGAAGCCTTCATCGTTTACGGACTCCGATGTAGCCCGGCGAAACACGATTGCTAAATTATTAGAGGAATGGGGATTGCTGAAGATTGTCAATCCTGAGATTATTACTACCACAGCGCCCCTTCACTATGTCAAAATCTTGACATATAAGGAAAAACCGGACTGGAAACTGGTAGCAAAGTATACCATTGGCAAGAAACCTCAATAAATGCCCCGGTATACATTAAAATTACATTAATTTTTGATGAAATTTTTCTAATGAAGCTGAATTGAGGAAAATGTAGGCTAAATATCTTAAGAGACCTTCTGAAACCCAAGTAACCTCTTGAGTTACCTTAGATTTCTTGATACTTACCTTAGAACTCCAAATAATACCTGCCCGAAGCGGAACGAAGTGAAGCGGAGGGCAGATGCTTCCTAGCATACCCTAATCCCCGCTACAATGGTGAATAATGTCTATTTTTAAAGATGCCTTGATGTATATTCATAATCGTTGGGTTCATCCTTCCCACAAAGTAATCATCACTGATCCTGAATTTGGCATAGGTTCGTACCATGATATCGATCATCGTATGTTGTATGCCAATTTTCAACTCCTGGTAGACTATGTTGAAATTGAATGTGCAGCATTGAACGGTGATCATTTCAATACTCCAGTCCAAAAGGTTCTTGATACACTTCACAACATTCCTATTTTACACTGGTTCCTTCCATCCTACCGTAATGCACTTCAAGGACTCCATCGTCTTCGATGGGAAATAGGCTTAGGAGATGAACATCCTTCACAATCAGCTTCAGCCCAGGTAATTTTTGATCTCTACAAATTCTGGAAACATGATCGTCCATGCCGAATTGATCCTTGGGACATGGTGCCTGATGTAGACTTTAGTGCCATGATAAAGTATGCCAAGGATCATAATGGCACACTACCAGAACTTGACCCATTCACAAAATCGTGCTATAATTTTGCTCATGAGTTAGAGGATAAATATTTCCAAGAAGACACCGAGATGCTACAACTTCTCATAAAATACCGCAATCACCTATGGACCTAACTATGAAACTTTCAGAACACTTCACACTTGCCGAATTTACACGTTCAGACGTTGCGACTCGGTTGGGTATTGATAACACTCCTGATGACACACATCTACGGAACATGAAACTCCTTTGTGAGAAGGTTCTGGAACCTGTACGTGTTCATTTCGGTAAGCCTGTGCGTATCAATTCTGGCTATCGATCTATGGCATTGAACATGGCAATCAATCCCATGACCACAACAATAGATAGACTTAGTAAGCATTGTTTGGGTCAAGCCGCAGACTTTGAGATTGATGGTGTATCAAATTATGAAGTGGCTGCTTGGTGTCGAGATAATCTACCAGAGTATCACCAGATCATTCTTGAATTCTATGTTCCAGGTCAACCGAATTCTGGTTGGGTCCATGTGTCCTTTGTGAAAGATAATGTGAAGAAGCAGTGTTTGACTGCGAGCCGTGTGAATGGGAAGTTAGTGTATAGTCCTGGATTGAATCAATAACTACATAATGGAGGGGTGTGATGATTGATGAATATGTTGTCGCTGATTTTATGATGATGTCTGAGCATATGGCATATGTGGAATATCCTTCAGTGTCTTCTAAAATCGCAGTAGAACCTACTAGTGCTGATGTTCCCGCCCTATACGCAAAATTTATCACAGAGGAATACAAGGAGTTGTCTGAAGCCATTACGTCAGGTAATGACACCCACATTGTCAATGAAGCAGTGGATTTGATTTGGGTGACTCTTGGGTACATGATCTCAAAAGGTTATGATATTGAGGGTGCCTGGAATGCGTTAACACGAGCAAATCGCGCAAAGCTACAAAAAGATCCTTCAACTGGAAAGTTGCTTCGCCGTCCCGATGGAAAAATTTTGAAGCCGGCTGATTGGAAGCCTGCGGATTTTTCTAAATATGTTCCTAAACCTAAATCATAATGGAGGTTGCCCTATGAGCGTGAAGTTGATTGTGTTCAATAATGGATTGCAGATTGTTGGTGATTTGATTGATACTGATAAGGCAAATGGGAAGGTTGTGGTAGAAAAGCCTGTCTCGTTGATATTCGTGCCACGGAGTGAAGCTGACCAGGCACAAGGAAAGGTCGGAATGGCATTCGCGCCATTTATGCAGTATGCGGAAGAGTGGAAGACGGGCATCACATTTTCTGTGACGGATGTATTGACGGTCTTGACACCTACCACAGAAGTGTTGAACAACTACAATACCAATTTCGGTAGTGGGATAGTGCTTCCTGGAAATCCTCTACAATAGTGCTTGCATTTCCTATGCGACTGTGATATAATCTTCTTACTTTATTATGAGGTGGAATGTATGAAGTTTTATACACATGTCGCATGTCAGGGTAATTACATTTATTATCGTGGTGTTGATAATGGTCGGCGGGTACGCCTCAAACAAGAGTACTCGCCGACCCTGTTCGTCCCTTCCAATCAAGAAAACTCCCCCTCAAAATGGCGTGACTTACATGGTAACCTCGTTGATGAAGTGCAATTTGTTTCAATCAATGAGGCGAAAGAATATTTGAAGCGATACGATAAGGTCGAGGGATTCACGATCTATGGAAATTCTCGTTTCGAGTATTCCTTCATTGCTGATCAACACTCAGAAGAACATATTGAGTGGTCGATGGATGATGTTGTGGTCGCCTACTTGGATATCGAAGTCGGTTCTGAAAGTGGAATGCCCAGTGTTGAACAGTGTCAAAATCCTGTGACCGCAATCACGATCAAATTTTCCAACAGTCCATACTACCATGTGTTTGGATGTGGCGCATACACTCCACACCGCGGAGATATCCGTTATCATTTGTGTAGTGATGAAGTGGACCTTCTCGAAAAATTCCTCCATATGTGGATGGAGGAATACCCTGATGTGGTGACGGGTTGGAACGTCAAGACATTCGACATTCCCTACCTTGTGGGTCGTCTCTGTAATCTCTCATACTTTGGTGAAGAAAAAGCGAAGTGGTTGTCGCCGTGGGGTCGTATCTCATTGAGAGAAGAAACCTTCTATAACAAACCACAACGAGTGTTTCAGTTGCTTGGTGTCTCCACCCTCGATTATATGCAACTCTTCCGTAAATATGCTCCGAACTATGCTCAAGAATCCTATAAGCTGGACTACATTGCTCATGTGGAATTGAAGGAACGGAAGTTAGATTATTCTGAGTATGACAGTCTCCATCACCTCTATGAACAAGATCACCAGAAGTTTATTGAGTATAACGTCAAAGACGTTGAATTGGTTGAGCGATTGAATGCCAAAGGTCGTTTGATTGACATGGCGCTCACATTGGCTTACGATAACAAGACGAACTATGAAGATGTGTTCTCACAGGTTCGCATGTGGGATACGATTTGTTACAATGCACTCTTGCAGAAGAATATTGTGCTTCCACCGAAGCGGGAACATAAGAAATTACAAGCGTATGAAGGGGCGTATGTCAAAGACCCTCAACTTGGTCGACACCAGTGGGTCGCATCATTTGACTTGAACAGTCTGTATCCTCACTTGATCATGCAATATAATCTGTCTCCTGAGATGATCATTGAACCTCAAGAGTATACAGATGAAATGAAGGAATTGTTGAGACAGCCGATTACGGTTTCAACATTGCTGAATCAACAAATTAACCTCGATTCACTTGATGGATATACAATTACTCCGAATGGACAGTTGTTTCGCACGACCCGTCAAGGATTCCTGGCAGAAATCATGCAGAAAATGTATGATCGTCGTGTGATCTATAAGACAAAACAAATCGAAGCGCAGAAGGAAAAGGAAATCTGTACCGATCCAACCCGCAAGAAGGAGTTGGAGAATTTGATTTCTCGATATAAGAATCTTCAGATGGCAATCAAAGTTGGATTGAATTCAGCGTATGGCGCTATGGGGAATGAACACTTCCGATTCTTTGATGTGCGTATTGCGGAAGCTGTTACATTGGCAGGTCAATTGAGTATTCGGTGGATTGAGGATCGATTGAATGGGCACATGAACAAGATGTTGGGAACGAAAGGTTCAGATTATGTGCTTGCATCGGATACCGATTCCATCTATTTGAGTTTGGGTCCGTTGGTCAACCGGTGCTGTAAGAGTCAGCAATCAAAGGATATCATTGAATGGATGGATAAGGCGTGTAATAAGCTTCAAGAATTCATCGATGCATCCTACAAAGAGTTGGCGACCTATGTCCATGCATATGCCCAGAAGATGAAGATGAAGCGTGAGAGTTTGGTGGATACCGCAATTTGGACTGCCAAGAAACGCTACATCTTGAATGTGTGGGATCAAGAAGGGGTTCGATATAAAGAGCCTGAGTTGAAGATCCAGGGACTTGAAGCTATCAAGTCCTCTACTCCATCATCATGTCGGAAGAAGATTAAGGAAGCCCTTAAGTTGATTGTGAGTGGAACAGAGGATGATGTGATTACATTTATTGAGACGTTCCGAAAGGAATTCTCTACCCTTCCGTTAAGTGAAATTGCGTCACCGCGGACGGTGAATGGATTGGAGTCGGAGAGTCGAGGTGGTTGGGCTCACCATGAAAGTGTCTACATAAAGGGTGCACCCATGCATGTGAAGGCTGCGTTGATGTATAACCATTTCCTCAAGAAGAACAAATTGGATGCTGAGTATGAATTGATTCGTAGTGGTGACAAGATCAAATTCATCGCATTGAAGCAACCGAATGTGTTAGGTATTCCGGTAATCGCATTCATGACCCGTATTCCGAAGGAATTGAAATTGGATACGATTGTTGATTATCGTGTGCAATTTGATAAGGCGTTTCTTGATCCTCTCAAGATCGTCCTAGATAGTATCGGATGGCACACAGAAAAGCAGTCAACCTTGGAGGATTTTTTCGCATGACACGACAAGATTTGTTATTGATTCAGTTGGGTGAAGAAGCTTGTGAGGTGAGTCAAGCAATTGCGAAGCAGTTGCGTTTTGGACCCAACAATAAGTACCCTACACAAGATGATGAAACGGCGGGAAACCGGGTTGTTACGGAATTGATTGATTTAGCGTGTTTGGTGGATATGTGTAAGGAAGAGGGGATCATTCCATCAGATATTCTTGACAATGAAGGTGAATGTGTGAGGTTGATGAGCCTGAAACGTCAGAAGGTTGAAAAGTATTTGGAGTATTCTCGAAAACAGGGGGTGCTCAATGACTAAAGAAGAATTGTGGGCTAATCGAGAATTGAGTGTGATTGAGAATGTATTTTGTACCCGTTGTGGTGAACAGTATCCATCGGGGGAAATGGTATTTGTGAAGGAATGGGATGGGACTAAATGGTTATGTCCTACAAAGGGATGTCAAGGAAAATTAGGAACGTCTTTACATCCAGCTATTGTAACGAAAGGATAATGTGATGAAGTTAACGAACGAGCAGATTGCCGAAGCCGCACATGAAGCGAATCGAGCGTATTGTCATTCGCTTGGTGATTATAGCCAGTTGCCCTGGCGCTTAATGAGCCAAGAGCATCGTGATTTGATTGTGCATGGGGTAGAATTCCATCTCAAGAATCCTGATGCATCTCCAAAAGCCTCCCATGAGAACTGGCTCAAAAAGAAAGCCGAACAGGGATGGAAGTATGGAGAAGTGAAGAGTGAGACAGAGAAGACGCACCCTTGCTTTCGCCCATACAATGAACTTCCACCAGAACAGCGAGCCAAGGATTTGATTTTCAGTGCAGTTGTTGCAACACTCAGCCAATTCTAAGGGAGAACATTATGTCGTTACTTGAGCGAATGAAGAAGAATTCAACGATTGAGACCGCGGATATTTTGGATGAATCCACTGTATTCAGTGACGGGCAAGTGATTCCCACTGAAGTGCCAATTCTCAACATTGCGTTATCTGCTGATTTGAATGGTGGATTGACTTCTGGTGTGACAATGATCGCTGGACCATCGAAGCACTTCAAGTCTATGATTGCATTGTTCATGGTCAGATCATTCTTGAAGAAGTATGAGGATGGAGTGGTGTTGTTCTATGATTCGGAATTCGGTTCCCCGAAGCATTACTTCAAAGCATTCAATATCGACATGAGCCGGGTGCTCCATTGTCCGCTCGTTGATGTGGAACAATTGAAGCATGATATCATGACTCAATTGAGGGAATTCAAGCGGACGGATCATGTGTTGATATTTGTAGACTCGCTTGGACAGTTGGCATCTGCGAAGGAAATTGAGGATGCCATTGAAGGGAAGCAAGTGGCAGATATGACACGAGCGAAGGCCTTCAAGTCTTTGTTCCGTATGGTGACTCCTCATTTGAAGTTGAAGGATATTCCGTTGGTGGTGGTGAATCACACCTACAAGGAAATTGGTATGTACCCGAAGGATATTGTGGGTGGTGGAACGGGAAGCTACTTTGCCGCAGATGATATTTGGATCATCGGAAGGCAACAAGAAAAGGTTGACGGTGAAGTGGCAGGATTCAACTTCGTTTTGAATATTGAGAAGTCACGGTATGTCAAAGAGAAATCAAAGCTTGCGTTGACTGTCATGTTTGATGGTGGAATTGAGAAGTATTCTGGATTGTTGGAGATTGCATTGGAGAGTGGGCATGTGACGAAGCCTGCGCCAGGTTGGTATCTGAAGAAGGGTGCCACCACACGAGTGAGAGAATCGGATACAAAGACGGCAGGATTCTGGAAGGACATTTTGGCAGATGGAGAATTCAATGAATTTATTAAGAAGCGTTATCAATTGGCTTATGGGGATATTCTCAAAGACAACAACTAAACCTCTTCCACAAGAGGGTATCCATTATCAATTGGTCGATCTGGCCCCCGATCTTGCGGGGGTCAAGATCCTTGACGGCCCATATGAAGATGTGATATACTATTATGGACAAGTGAAAATATATCCTGAGAAGGATCGCAATATCCTTTCATTCGATTATGCGATTTTTGATTGCCCACTTCATGTTGATGTGGAATTGCACTTGAAGGCCAATGAGTTCAAGCAGTATATTGGGGATATCTTAACGGCAATCTTATTATCTGATAAAGGTGAGTATGCAACGGCTAGAGACCTCGATTCTGAAGAATCTAATTTACAGCGAACCATACATGAGGAAAGTGATTCCCTTCCTCAAGGTTGAATACTTCAAGGAGTCTGCTGAACGAACACTATTCACACAGATTGCTTCTTTTATAGAGAAGTATAAGAATACCCCCACCTATGAAGCTCTGGTTATTGATCTGACAGAAGCTCCTTCGTTGAAAGAGGAGCAAGTGCGCGATGCTGTGGACTTGTTGAAGACCATTCATGCTGATCGTAAGGAGCCGTCCGATATTGCGTGGCTTACCAATCAAACAGAAAAGTTCTGTAAAGATTCAGCGTTGTATAACGCAGTCCTTGAAGCTGTGCAGTTGATGGATGATACGAATAAAGATCGTAAAAAACCTAAAGAAGCCATTCCTGATCTCCTCACACAAGCCCTCGCCGTTTCCTTTGATCCACATGTCGGTCATGATTATCTCTCTGATGCAGAGAGACGATATGACTACTACCACCAGAAGGAAAAGAAGATTTCGTTTGATATTGATTTTTTGAATAAGATCACGAATGGGGGATTCTCAACAAAGACGCTGAATATCATCCTCGCTGGTACAAACGTTGGAAAATCTCTTGTGATGTGTCACTTGGCAGCAAATGCGTTGTCACAGGGGAAGCATGTCCTCTATATTACACTTGAAATGGCAGAGGAACGTATTGCTGAACGTATCGATGTGAACTTATTGAATGTGCCGTTTGATGATCTTCAGAAGCTTGGGAAACAGGAGTTTGATAAGAAATTTGCGTATCTTCGTTCAAAGACACATGGGAAGTTGATTATCAAGGAATATCCGACGGCTGGAGCATCGGTGATGCACTTTCGATCCCTCCTCACTGAACTTGCTCTGAAAAAGTCTTTCAAGCCAGACATTATTTTCGTGGATTACTTGAATCTCTGTTTGTCTTCTCGTATTAAGATGGGAAACAGTGTGAATAGTTACACTTATGTGAAATCTGTGGCAGAAGAGTTGCGTGGACTTGCCGTGGAGTATGAAGTTCCTCTTGTTTCAGCCACACAGACAACTAGAGGGGGTTTTGATAATAGTGATTTGGAATTGACTGATACATCGGAGTCATTTGGGTTACCTGCAACCGCGGACTTCTTTGTTGCGGTTGTTATGACAGAAGAATTGGAGAAGTTGAACCAGTATATGTTCAAGCAGTTGAAGAATCGATACATGGGGAAAACAGTCAATAAGCGATTTGTGGTAGGGGTTGACATGACAAAGATGCGTCTGTATAATGTCTCTCAGAATGCACAGACGCTCCAAGACTCAGGACAAGTGCCAGATGCAACCCAACCGGAACCCGCGAAAAAGCCATTTGAGAGAAAATTGACGACGAAACAAGTTCAGAAGTTTAAATTTTAGAGGTGCGCTATGAAGGATTATATTTCGGTATTCGATGGTGTGTTACCTGTTTCAATCTGTGACCAGTTGATCACAAAATTTGAAAAGAACGAAGCGCATGAGCAGGAACACACTGATTGGCAGAATAGACATTTTAAGGAAGTGAATGTCTCAAAGCACACACATTGGGCCCAAGAGCAAGAAGTGCTCACAAATGTGGTACAGAACTTGGTACGAGTGTATATGGATACCCACGGTATCTTACTTGATTCCCAGTGGCCGCGGACATTTGGGTATGAACAATTTCGCCTGAAACGCTACCTCCCAAATGGAAGGGATGAATTTGCATTTCATACCGATGTGGGAAGTCATGCATCGGCTCGGAGATTTCTTTCATTCCTCTTCTATTTGAATTCAGTCCCAGAGGGAGGAAAGACGGTGTTTGCCTATGCCCCCAATGATGCCCCATTTTACACTGTGACCCCTAAACCTGGAAGTGTGTTAGTATTTCCTCCGTTATGGATGTATCCCCATTGGGGAGAAAAGGTAATCGGGGGACCGAAGTACATTCTTTCTACATACCTACACTATCTCTAACACTAAATAGTCTTTCAGGAGGGTGTAGTATGGCAGCACAACAGGGATTTGAATACGAAAAGAATGCAGCTTCAATTTTGAAGCCCATGAATCTTGTACCCAAGAACTTTGTTCCTGCTGGTGCTGGACACGATCAGCCTGACCTTGTTCTCCAATATAAGGGGAAAAAGAGTGGTTGTGAGTTGAAATTGATGGCTGCTTCCGCAGGTTCTCTTGTGTTGAAATACGACACTAAAAACAAGAAAACCCCTTGGGGATTCGGGACGATCAAGCCAGATGAGCGTGAGAAATTATTCTTGGTGGGTATAGCTAAGGAAATCGGGTTGTTTGAAACTCTTGCGAAGAAGTGGAGTGAACTTCCATATAAACGAGAGCCGGATCAATTGTGGGAAGCTACCGCAGGAAAATTAACGGACAAGCAGAGATATGAGCGGGATTTGAAGACATTCCCTGATGTTATCACAGAAGTTCCTGCAACGAAGATCGAGAAATATTACAACACAAAAGACACATTCTATGTGAACATTGGTACACATGGATTTTACACTTTTGGACCCAAAGATCCTTTCAGTTTGAATAGTGGATTGAAACGAGTTGCTGGAAGGCAGCCTGTCCCCTCATTTGGTTCTTCAGCGAGAGCAACCGCAAGGGCTCGTGTTCAATATAAGGGAAGTGGAAAATACCAGTTCACTTTTGAATTACAATTTCGTATGATTCATCCATCTCCCTATAACATTGCTCCGATTGTTGGGAAGACACCTGTTATCAACAAGAAAAAATTAAACATAAGTTGCTTTGTGTAACCATGCTATCATTCACAAGTTTTCTCACAGAATCCACAACAGACAAAAATGTCCACCTAGAACACATTGAGGATTTGGTGTTGAATCAGGGAGTTTCTGGTGCCCGTGATGCTATCCATTTCTTGTTATCGCTACGTGATATGTTCTCTGGACACTCAAAGTACCCAGTTAACATCACCACAAAATGGGATGGGGCTCCTGCGGTAATCTGTGGGATCAATCCTGAGAATGGGAAATTCTTTGTGGGCACGAAGAGTGTATTCGCAAAGAATGCGAAAATGAATTATACTGAGAAAGATATCTTATCGAACCATGAATCTCCTGGACTCCAAGAGAAGTTGATTCTCTGCTTGCGTTATCTCCCGAAGCTTGGGATCAAAGGGGTACTGCAAGGTGACATGTTGTTTACAAAATCCTCAGTGGAAGTGAAAGAGATTGAGGGTGCGAAGTATGTCACCTTCACTCCAAATACGATCACCTATGCCATTCCTCGTGATACTCCTCTTGCTGATAGACTGCTGAAAGCACAGTTGGGGATTGTGTTCCATACAGAATACACCGGCAAAAGTCTTTCTCAGATGAAAGCCTCATTCAATGTTGATTTGGGATACCTGCATCATGTAAAAGATGTGTGGTTCCGCGATGCTAGTTTTGTGGATGAATCAGGTACCGCGTCATTCACCGCAGAAGAAACGGCACAATTCAATGCCATAATGACTACAGTGGGGCATATATTGGGTGGGGTGAATTCCAAAGCACTCAACCAGATTGCGTTGAATGATACATATCGGTTGTATGTGAAGACCTTCAACAATCGAGCGGTAAGGTCTGGAGAGGGTATTAAGGATACATCGGCTCATACCAATGCGTTTATTCGTTGGTTAGATGATAAGATGTCTACCGCAGTACGCGAAGCAAAGAAGCCTGAAACTCAGCGAAAGAGATTACAGGAAAAGACTCTTGTGGTAGGATTCTTCCGGGCGCATAATTCGGACCTCAAGCGAATTTTTGACTTGCAAAATGCATTGGTTTCTGCTAAACTATTTGTCTTACATAAGCTCTCCCAAGTGCAATCCACACATACCTTTCTGAAGACAAGTGATGGATACCGAGTTACCCGACCGGAAGGATTTGTGGCCATTGATCACATTGGCAATGCTGTGAAGTTGGTTGATCGAATGGAGTTCAGTCATGCGAACTTTACCGTAGCAAAGGATTGGAGTAAGTGATCACCCATAAACATCATATTATTCCTCGTCATGAATGGAAGGTGCGTTTTGGGAATTTGAGAGGATTCAATGACAAGGATAACTATGTTTGGTTGACCCTTGAACAGCATATTGAGGTTCATAAACGATATTATGATGATCCTGTAGATGGGGTTCCAAAATTAGGTGACAAGTTAGCCTATCAATTTTTATCGGGGCGAATTGGAAAAGAAGAAGTGTTGAGAGAAATTTCACGCGAAAATCAAAAGAAATCGGTATTATACTGGAAAATTCATCCTCGTAAACCTTGGTCACATGAAGCAAAGTTAGCTAGAAGCATTATGTTGAAGGGTAATCAACATACGAAGGGGCGCAAACTAACCAAAGAGCATATACAGAAGTGTACCGCACATGCATTTGGAAATAAATATAATCTTGGGAGAAAACATACCGAAGAAACTAAAAAGAAAATTGCTATAAGTGGAGTAGGAAGAACATTATCATTAGAAACTAAGCAGAAGATTAGTCTTGCTGCTAAGAAAAAGTGGAAATTATGGAAAGATCAACACAGAGGGACCTCATCGTAGGAGCCGTCACAGGATACAATTTTGATCAGATTGCTCCTTGGGTCAATTCCCTCGACCGTTCAGGATTCTCTGGGTATAAAGTAGTCCTCGCATACAACATGGATGTTGCAACAGTGCGGGAGTTGGTTTCCCGTAAATACACCGTTCTTGCATTTGAGCAAGATCCAGTCGGCAATCTCGTCTACAAAAAGAATCCCTTCTCCATCGTTGTTGAACGTTTCATGCACTATTACATGTTGTTATCTCATATGAATGATGTGAGATATATCCTCGCCACAGACGTGAAGGATGTCATTTTTCAACATAACCCTAGTGCTCACCTTGAATATTACTTGGAGCAGTCCGGTAAACATATTTTAGCATCGTGCGAAGAACTGACATATGAACAAGAGCCATGGGGGAACAACAATCTTCTCCAATCATTTGGTCCGCACATTCACAAAACTCACCTCAGAAACATGATCTATAATGCTGGAGTTACTGCTGGTGAAGCAAAGACATATCTAGGAATGTGTAAGACGATAGCATTGATGTGTGGCGGGGCCCCGCAATTTGTTCCCGGCGGTGGAGGACCTGATCAAGCTGCATACAACATTCTATTAGATACACCCGTTTACCAGGAGTGTACGTTTTTCGCAAATCATTCGTCTACCTGGGCCGCACAGTTGGGTACGACAATGGACCCCACAAAACGTGCAATGTATCAACCACACATTGGATTATGCAGGCCTGCATATAGTACGAAGCATGATTTGGTGATGAATCCTCGAAATGAGCCGTATGCGATTGTTCACCAATGGGACCGTGTGCCTGAAGTGAGAGCTATGGTAGAAAGGAAGTATCGAGTATGAGTATCGCAGAATTTCCTGAGTCAAAACAACCCACTGGCCAGCCCCAACAAAAACCTTTTGTAGTATCTAACCAGCGAAGAAAAATTCTGTATGTAGTTCATCGTTATGCTCCGTATCCTGGTGGATCTGAAAATTATGTCCGTGATATGGCGGAAGAAACACTGGCCCGTGGACATGAGGTCACGGTGTTCGCGGGAGAACACCAGGGGGATTTGAATGGAGTTCAAGTCACCAATGATCCAAAGATCCTGTTCAAGCCGTGGGATTTGATTGTAGTGCATGGTGGGGATGTTCCATTGCAGAATTTTGTGCTCGACCGTGCCGATCAATGGGGTGGACCGGTGTTGTATTTGATTATCCTTCCATCTCATTCTAAAACATGTGTGAGTGCCCTACATAAGGCTCGCTGGGTTGGCTGTTCAACTCTCGCGGACTGGAGGCATGTGCGTGACTATCATGCTGAAGGGAAAGCGGTTACCGTTCGTCATGGGATCAATGGGATCAATTCAATCGGCATTCATGGTTTCAAGGAGATCTTTAATATCCGTACCCCATACATGTTTCTTTCTTCAGGTGGATACTGGCCGAATAAGGGAATGGGGGAACTGGTGGAGACCTTCAATAGTCTTGGACGAACTGATGTGACACTTGTATTGACGGGGTACGATAATCGTCACCAGTTGATGCCACAAGAAACCGAATTTGTGAAGCCGTTTCTTTTCTTGCATCGAGACTATATGTTGTCCGCATTGCGGGATGCTGATTTGTATATTCTCAATTCCATATCTGAGGGATTTGGGTTAGTGTTGTTAGAAGCGATGCTCAATGAGACACCATGGGTTGCTCGACATATTGCTGGCGCGGAAGTGTTGAAGGATTACGGACACACGTATACCTCACAAGAAGAATTGGCTTCCTTTTTGAAAACATTCAAGGGAGTGCCGCAGTCTGAGTTACTAATGTCTCAAAAGTATGTTATTGGGAACCGTTTGATTGGTAACACTGTCAGTGATATTCTAAGGGTCTTGTCATGAAATTGACGTTTGGGATCTGTAGCACCTACAGTAACATTCCACAGTTAGCTGAGATGGTGGGGTCTATTTCGGCACTGAATATTCCTGAGTATGAAATTCTCATTGCAGGATCATATGGGACGGAGGAGATTCCAACGTTCCCGAATGTTCGTCATGTGTTAACGGATGGTTGGCTTCCAAAGAAGAAGAATCTGATTGCGAAGTTTGCCACGTATGATACACTCGTCATGGCGCACGATTACTACACTTTTGATTTAGGGTGGTATGATGCGTATAAGAATTTTACGGAAGAATGGGATGTATGCTCCAACCCACAATATTTGATTACTGGTTCCCGACATGCAACAGATTGGATCACTTGGGATCATCCAACACTAGGACGGTACTATTCACTTCCTTACGACGATTGGAGTCACACTAGATATCAGTATATCTCAGGTGGTTATTATCTGGTGCGCCGGGAATTGTTACAAAAATATCCGATGAATGAGTATATGCTTCCAGGAAGTCCAGAAGATGTTGAATGGTCCCTTCGTATTCGCACCAATGCGAAGATTGTGTGTAATCCCAATGCAAAAGTAATTCACAACAAGCGCCATCGTGACGTAGGGAATAAGTCATTTCCTTTCTTTTCAGGAGTCTGTATACATGGGGAATAAGATTGCAATTGGCGCGAGGCCTTTAATTCCGCACCCAGAAAACAAAATTCTTGTGTCGTTGAATTCACCAGAATATTTGGAAGCAAATACTACATATCTATTGATCGTAGATTTGGATCAGAAGACGGCTGAGGTTGGTGTGAAATTTGAGAAGTGAGGAACTATGAATAAACTTGTGATATTCGATTTAGATGGTGTGTTGGTAGACAGTCGTAAGATTCATTATGAAGCATTGAATCGAGCCTTACTTGACTACAATCCTACGCTTGTTATTTCTTGGGAGGAACACCTCTCAACGTATGACGGTCTTCCTACCACAAAGAAATTGAAACTCCTCACTGATGAAAAGGGACTTCACCCATCTGCATATGACACAATCTGGAGAGCAAAACAGCATTATACGAAAGATCTCTATAACGGTCTTCATGTTAGCGAACATCACCAAGAACTCTGTGAACAATTGAGGATACATGGGATCAAAATTGCTGTGGCGTCAAATAGCATCCGTGAGACCATGAAAATTGCCTTGTTGAAAATGGGGCTCATAGAGTATGTTGATTATATGGTTTCAAATGAAGATGTGAAGCGTCCGAAGCCGTTTCCTGATATGTATTGGAAGTGTATGGAGGCGTTGAATTCTACACCTGATAATACGGTGATCATCGAAGATTCGCATGTGGGGAGACAAGCTGCCCTTGCGTCGAAAGCACATTTGATTCCGATTGGAGGACCAGAAGATCTGACGCTTCTGACCATCCAGGATGCGATTGCCTGTCTTGATGGAATTGTTGGACCGAAGGTGCCGTGGAGGGATAAGAAAATGAATGTCTTGATTCCAATGGCAGGACACGGTTCCCGATTTGCACAAGCCGGATATACATTCCCGAAGCCTCTCATTGAAGTCAATGGGAAGCCTATGATTCAGGTGGTGGTGGAGAATTTGAACATCGAAGCACATTATATCTTCATCGTTCAGAAAGAGCACTATGAGACATATCAGTTGAAGTATATGCTCAACATGATTGCTCCTGGGTGCGATATCGTGCAAGTGGATGGTGTCACAGAAGGTGCGGCGTGTACCACACTTCTTGCGAAAGAGTTGATCAATAACGATGCTCCGTTAGTCATTGCCAATTCTGATCAGTATGTAGAATGGAATTCCAACGAATGTCTGTATGCGTTTTCGTTGGACCAAATTGATGCAGGAATTCTGACCTTCAAGTCCGTTCACCCAAAGTGGTCCTATGCTCGCATTGATGAGAGGGGATTTGTGGCAGAAGTGGCAGAAAAGAAGGTGATCTCTGATTTGGCGACCGTGGGGATTTATTATTGGAAACGTGGTGCTGATTATGTGAAGTACGCCGAGCAAATGATCCAGAAGAACATTCGGACGAACAATGAGTTTTATGTGTGCCCAGTGTTCAATCAGGCTATCGCTGATGGAAAATTGGTACGAGTGAAGAATATTGAGCGTATGTGGGGGATTGGAACTCCTGAAGATTTGAAGACGTACTTGGAGCATCACAAATGAAAACGATTGTGGAAGTTGGGGCCCATACAGGAGAAGAGACGATCAAGTTTCTTCAGGATATTGATGCTCAAGTGTATGCATTTGAACCTGATAAGGATAAATTTAGTTCCTTGTATCTTCTCTCAAGACAATTTCCTCGGCTGACCCTGCTTCCGTTTGCCGTTGATGCAGGTGATAGTCAAGAGCCATTGTTTCAGGGTGAGAATGGAAAAAGTTCATTGAACAATGCCCAGTATTATAGTGCGTATGCTCCAGTCAAATATAATATGGTATGGACGATTCGGTTGGATACATTCTTCACTTTGTATGGCATCCAAAATATAGAGTATCTTCGTATTGATGCACCATGGAATGAATTGATGTGCCTGGAGAGTTTGGGGGATAAAGCATCGATTGTTGAACGTGGAAGAATTCGTTCATATGATATCGATCAATACAATGAATTGATCACCTGGTTGTATGATCATGGGTTTTCCACTCAACAGGATACTCTATCAAGTGATGTTGAACATCCTGACATTCGTTTTTGGAGGAACTAATGAGAATAGTTGTTGAGATTGGCGCAAATAACGGTGATGATACGTCTCGGCTCCTGTTAGGCGCCGATAAGATGTATGCATGTGAACCAGATCCAGCATTGGTGAATCAGTTGGTCTCACGATTTGGTCATGATCCACGAGTCACCATATGGCCATATGCCATCGATCTTGAAGAGGGTGAAAAGACTCTACATATCATGGAGCACGAACGGGGGATCAATAGTCTGTATCCATTACACCCAGAGTTGTTGAATACCCCGCTTCAGAAGCATTGGCAGTATCAGAAGGGGATGACTCATTCTCTTACTGTGCAAACACTTCGTCTAGATACTCTTATACGGAAACATGAAATTCCCCACATCGATTTTATGTGGATCGATGCACAAGGAAATGATTTGATTGCTCTCAAGAGTATGGGGGAGTTGATTCATATCCTTCGTGCGGGGAGATTGGAATGCACATACAAAGTACCGATCTACGAGGGGGTTGATAACTCTTATCCATCGGTAGTGAAGTTTTTAGATGCCAACCATTTCAAACATAAAATCGTCTATGTTCACCAAGATGAATCAGAGGTGGATGTGGAATTTTGGAGGGAAGAGGAGAATTAAATTATGGGACTACCGTGTTGGATTTTGACGTTTAATAGACCCGCGGCACTCAATCGGCAGATTGATTCCTTCAAGCATTGGACAGATGTAAATGTGTTTTCCAATCACCCAGAAGTTCAATTGACACAAGAGAACCATGAACTATGGAAACAAGGAAAGCTGAACATTCTCTACAACAGCCTCTCCGATGAAGAAGCCAATTCTTACTGTGCAAGAAGCTGGAATAACATTTTTCTCAAGGCACTCAAACATCATGATGAAATCATTTGTGTTCAAGATGACACGATGATACACGCCCCCGCAGCATTTCGAGATTTGATCCTCGATAATAAGAATCGATATGATGTGATTTGGGGTCCAGCGGGGGATCAATTCTTCTACGTGAAGAAGAAGGTCATTGCTCGCGTGGGATGGTTTGATGAACGATATTTGGGTTGCTATTGTGGGGATGCAGATTGGCTCAAGCGAATTTGGCAGCAGTGGGATGCCAACAGGCTTTCGATCAGTGAAAGTCATGATTGGGGATTCGTTCATAATCCCATCGGAGTAGAACGACATATTCCTACCCACATTCAATCGAAAGCCTGTGACGCGAATTATGTCAATCAGCACCAGGAGATTGAACAAAAGATGGGGTCTTGTAATCCTATCTTGGAACACTCCCAGGCGCACTATTGCGCGAAGTGGGGTCATATGCTCAATGGGACAGGTCCTATAAGTAGAGTAGACATTCCGTTTGGCTCACTGATTCAGGAGATCGATTGGTATCCCTGGTTCACAAAAAAGTATTTGGTGGCATCATGACTCGATTGGTTATTGATGTGAATTCACATGAGGATGCATTGATACTCAAATCTCACCTTGATGCGTTTCTTATGAATTATCGTCAGATGAGGTATGGGAAAGAAACCTTGGAAGTACGTATGGAGTATCCATTCCCAAGTGAGGAAGAACATGAACGGGATTGGCCAAGAATGGAACGAGATTTGGAAGAACATGAACGGTGGATGAATACTTAGAGGGAGGGATCATATGAGCGTAAGTAATGAACAGTTTTTGCAGAGACAGTCGGATTTTTGGAATAACATCGCCAAGACCTGGAGTCTTCAAAACAAGAATCCGGTAGTCGGATGGTACTATGAGCATGAAGCGTTTGAGGAATATGATACGGTATTGTTCCGTGATCTCCCTCTCACCGGAAATGAAGTGGTCTTGGAGTATGGGTGCGGACCTGCTCGCAACATTATCCGATGGAATAAGAAATTTCGTCGGATTGATGGAGTGGATATTGCTCCTGAATGCATCGAGAAGGCGAAAGTTCATCTTGCCGCAGAAAGACTTCCTGAGCCTAACCTTTGGGCAAATGACGGCCGCTCATTGGATATGATTCCTTCCGCAGCCAAGGACCCTAAGAACCTACAATCTGGAGATTTTGTGGGGTATGATATTATATTCATGGTGATCAGTCACCAGCATATCACGAGCCGTTCGGTGCGGTTGAACCTCTATAAGGAATTCTTGCGGGTCTTGAAGCCGGGTGGGTATCTCTGTTTCCAGACTGGGTTTGGTCCTGGCCATCCGCGGTCAGTGGACTATTTTGCCGATTCCTTCTCAACCGAAGCAGAATTTGTTGATAAGGACGTGCGGGTTGAAGATGTGGACGCTCTCAAGAAAGATTTGGAAGACTGCGGCTTCACCTGGCTTGGACATGTCTTGACGCGAACCTGTAAGGACGAGCACCCCGCATGGATCTGGGTGCAGTGTCAGAAGCCCCTAGAATAAGCGGATAAGCGGTCAGAATCGGCTTTAGGGTGGTGTTTGAGACAAGGATAGGGAAATAATCACCCTATCATCTTAACACCGCCCTAAAGCCGTTTTAGAGACTTCATAAGTGATTGATTTTATTGAATGTTTTGAGTGTGTTTTATGCACTCTAAGTTGTTGAAAAATAAGGAGAATTATGATCTATATTGCTCACCGTGGGAACCTGGCAGGACCTAACCCGGACAAAGAAAACTCCCCGGCATACATCGATCAAGCAATAGAAGAGGGGTTTGATGTTGAGGTGGATGTATGGGGCGGGCAAGGCATGGATCTGTGGTTAGGGCATGATGCCGGGAAATATACTGTGTCGTTTACATTTCTCTCTGAGCGAATGCGTCACCTTTGGATTCATTGTAAGAATACTCAAGCAATGTCCTTATTGAACACTTATGCACCTGAATTGCGATATTTCTGGCACCAGACAGATGATTACACTCTTACCAGTTGGCAAGATATTTGGTGCTATCCTGGGAAATATCCAGCGGGGAAGCATTCGGTCATTGTCATGCCTGAGTCAGTTATGCCTCTTGATATGGTTTTGTCATTTTTTGACGAAAATCAGGTACTCGGAGTCTGTTCAGATTATGTAAAGACCCTTCGTTATAAATAATCTCATCCTGTAGAGGGAAGAATGGAACAACTGCATATCCCACAAAACGGACTCAACATTGATCGTGCCAATTTGCCTCAAATCAGATCGGCCGATCTCCCTGACTTTCTTGAGTGGTTATTTGCCACACGAGAGATCGATTATCAGGTTACCGAACTCCCCGTTGCAGCACTTCATCCCTCTCAAGGAAATTTCAACGAAACAAAAATTCGCGCCCTCATGGGGTCTGAACGTGATCAATTGAGGAAACCAATTGTGACCTCAAACGATCATTTTGTAGCTGATGGGCACCATCGTTGGCTTGCCTTATTGAATAGTGATGTTGACGACACAATCCCCGCGGTTGTAGTAGACTGTGCTATTCAAGATTTACTGGCTGCTATGAAAGCCTATCCAAAGTCATTCACTAAAACTGTTGTGGAGTCATTCATGACCGTCACAGAAGGAAAAGAGAAACATAAGGTTCTCGCATTTGGTAGAATGAATCCCCCAACCACTGGTCATGCAAAGTTAGTTGATAAGGTGCATGAAGTGGCGAAGACACATGGGGCATCACATGAGGTCGTTCTTTCACACTCACAAGATGCAAAGAAGAACCCACTTTCTCAAGAAGCAAAGATCAAACACGCCAAGCGTTTTTTCCCAGGCACGAATGTGACAGGCTCCGATAAGGAGTCTCCAACAATTTTCCATCATGCTGCAAAAGCCCATAAAGAAGGGGTGACGCACTTGCATGTGGTCATGGGAAGTGATCGAGCAAAAGAATTCCATGATGCACTCCATAAGCACAATGGAAAGTTTGATGAAAAAGGACACGGCTATAAGTTCAAGTCCATCACGGTACATTCTGCTGGAGAGCGGGACCCGGATGCTGAAGGAACTACGGGTATGTCAGCTAGTAAGATGCGTGAACATGCATCCAAAGGGAACTACCGCGAATTCAAAAAGGGTATCCCTGGACATGTGAAGGATCATCATGCAAAAGAATTGTATCATGATGTGAGAAAATCGATGGGGCATACGACCAATGAAGAACGAGAATTGAAAGGAAAATATCCTGTTTCTACCATCAAAAAACCTGATCCGAAGTGTCCTGAATGTGAGGGAACTGGATGGGAGAGAATTAGACACTCATATGGCACTCATGGTGCGGTACAATGTTCATGTACCAGAAAGATCAACGAAGAAGTTCTGCTTATTGAAGCCGTGCATGATGCCGGAATTTTCAAAGCCGTGTTCTTGGCAGGTGGTCCTGGTTCTGGAAAAGACTTTGTGCTCAAGAAAGCCCTTGATGGTCATGGATTGGTGGAAATTGGTGTAGATAGTGTGGCTCGTCATTTGGGGGATTCACGACCAAAGTCAACAGATGATTTGCGTCATAAGTTTGCCATTCAGGGACGCAATGGCCTGGTGATCAACTCCGCAGGATTGGATACCAAGAAGATTTTGAAGATCAAGAAGCAACTCGGTGATATGGGATATGATTCTAAGATGGTCTTTGTGGACACCAAGGATGATATCTCACGACAACGAAACATTGAACGTGGTCAGCGTGGGGGTCGGGTTGTCCCTGAAGGTGAACGACTCAAGAAGTGGAGAGACGCCCAGGATGCTCGTGTAGCACTTGCTAAGGAGTTTGGAACGGACCATTATCACGAATTCAACAATGACGAAGATTTGCGAACAAATCAAGATCCTGAAGTGCACCAGCAAAAGGGAAAAGAACTCCTCGATTTGTTCAAGACCGTCAAGAAGTTTACACAGGAACCCCCGAAGCATCCAGAAGCTCAGAAGTGGATTTACACGAATGTGAGTCAATTGGCGAAGAAACCTGTTGGCAACAAGAAGCAGCAGGCCAGTGTCACTGCACCGCATGGCAAGTCTGAAGCTGCACAAGAAGCCCAAGCCATGGGTCTGAAGTATTATGGTCACGGTCGCTTTGGAAAGAAGGGGTCCATCACACACTTCTCCTTACATGATAAATTGGTGGAGAAGGAAAAAGCCCTCAAAGCTCCGAAGGAAGAGACGAAAAAGAAGTTAGATGAAGCATTTACTGCATTCATGGAGGATGATGATCATGGATCTATACGATTCCAGACTAGCGTGGAAGTACCTGTGTTTCAAGGCGTGGGTGTTAGTGAATTTCATCCGGTGTTGGGATCGTCTTCGACTCCTCAACGTCTATTTGAAACGTTTCGCAAGACGTTGGTAACGGAAACAGAAGCCACTCGTGATACTGGTGAAGAGGGTGGACCGATTCTTGGGATGCAAACGGGGGCAGGAGAGAAGACGGACGTGTTGCAGGGCGGAAAGGCTACAACAGGACCAGTCAAGAAGAAAACATTCCAAGCATTCAGGAAGAGGTAATCATGGCAGAGGATCTGGTACAGAAAGCAAAAGACGCTACCACTGGAAAGTATCAGGTGACTGACCATTTGGGGAGAACCCATCAGGTTCATGCCACCAGTTCTTCACATGCAAAGGGACAAGTGGCGACGGCAAAACTGATTCACCGTAATCACTGGTACAAGATGAGGGCAACGAAATTAGATGAACAATTCTCGGAGGAACTTATGGAACAGAAGAAAACCTATCGTGTTACTGATCACACTGGAAAAACGCACGAGGTGCTCGCAAGTAATGAGCATGAGGCAAAGAAGAGAGTGGTAGATGTAAATTCCCCCCATGTTCCGGGTGGTGTTCCTATGTCAAAATGGTCAAAGGTGAAGGTGCATGAAGAGGTGGAACTAGAAGAAGGTCGAGAAAAGAAATATCCACCACATCCAAGAAAAAAAGAATCAGGATACTATCATGAAGTTGTCCATGGTGATCACCATGTATTTGGAGCAGACAGCGGCCATAGTTATGGATCTTTTTCTTCAGAGAAAGCAGCAAAGGAACATATTGCACAGTTGAATGAAGTCACCTCACCTGGTGCACCGAATAAGCCATTGAATCCAGCAGACGCCAAGCGCGAAGAACAGAAGAGAAAGACATGGGAAAATCGCCGAACACGATGGGCCGCATGGAAAGCGGCGCAGAAGAAGAAGGTGCAGGAAGAAACTGAGCAATTGGAAGAAGGAGTTCATATACACCATGATGGGATTCATGTGTGGGGAATAGGAAAAGAAAAACATACTTCACTCAATGATGCACACAAAAACATTAAAGATTATTCAAGGGGAATGGAAAGTGAAAAACGGGGAGAGAAATTAAAGGCATCCTTACAACATGTCAAAATTTCTAAACAACATGAAGCTGCCGTGAGAAAACACATTCGAGGTGAAAGTGGATATCAGGCGGTCAAACATATTAGAAAATATTTTACTCCCCTGAAAGAGTCTACCCAGTTGAATGAACGCACGTTGACTGCCGCAGAAACCGCTAAGAAGGAAGAGATTGTCAAGAGCATGAAGAAAAAGAAAGCGGGATTTAAGGAGCGTTATGGCAGCCGTGCGAAGGAAGTCATGTATGCCACCGCCACGAAACAGGCAAAGAAGGTGCAGGAAGAGTCTTTCAAGAATTATCTTGGATATAGTGATAAAAAGACTGGAACCCCTGTTAAAGTATCCACAAAGAAAGAGATTGGTTATAAAATTGCTGATATTGGTCCTGGTGGTAAAGAACATAACGTCAAGCGTGTGGGACCTGGGTCAGAAAATCTTGAAGAGACCTCAAAAACATTCTCCATCGTCAAAGATGTCTTGAATGAAGCTATGACTCGTAAACACTTTCGCCAGGTGGCGGATATTATCAAGCAGCACCCTGATCTTCAGAAGCGTAAGGAATTGGCAAGCCATCACTCAGAGATTTTCTCTAAAGCAAATCCGCGATTCGATAAGAAGCGTTTCTATGCTGCGGCAGGAGTGGAACATGATTAAGTCATTTAAATCCTACATTCAAGAGTCACATGATCCAGGTATGTCTTTCAATGATGCCATTACTCATGCTAAGAAGCATGGGCATAAAGTCACGTATGGGACAGCATCGAAGAAGTGGCATTCGGTTGGTAAGGATGATCGGGATTATCATACCTCATTTTCTCTAGATCCCGATGAAGCCAAGCGCCATGGTATGGCACGGTCACTCTTGATGTCCACACAAGCAAGAAAGCTGGAAGAAGCGGCAGGCACTATCGAAGAGGCACAGTCAAAGCGAGAATTCTATGCCAATAAACAGAAGCATGATCCTGCCAAATGGAAGAAGAACCGCGCCAAGCTCTTTAGACATGTGGAAGATGGAGAACCTTCTAAGAAGGATATGAAAGAGTCTCTTGACGTTCCCACTCCTTCGGTGGAGGCTATTGCCAAAAAGCATGGAGTCTCTGTTGAGAAGATCGAAGACCAGTTGAAGAAGGGTATCGAGGTTGAGCAGGAACATACAACACGCGAAAGTGATGCTCGTGAAATTGCATTAGATCATTTGAATGAGAAGCCTGACTATTATACAAAGTTGAATGCTGCAAAGTTAGAGGAGTCTATCGACGATGATAGTCCTGTTAGTCAGTACCTTCAACATCACAACCTATTCAGAAAGTACGAACATGAGGTTGGATCTGGTAAGATTCAATATAAACAAGATAAAGAACATCATCGTGAAAAAGCATCGGCTGCTTGGGAAAAGTTGTCCTCAAAACATCGTAAACAAATACCTTCCCATATGCATTGGACATCCCCCTCATTACATGAAGAATACAAGGTCGGAGATACGGTAGTCCCGAAGATCGGTCCTCATAAAGGACGCCCACATGAAGTCATTCATGTGCATGGGGATGGAAAAGTCAATATCAAGCCGAAGAATGTTCATCCAAAATACAATCGCTATCGTCTTGGTGCTGCAACCGCAGATCCAAAGGATCTAGATAAGCATGTAAGTGAAGAAAAGGAACGATCTAAAGTTGATCCCGACTCTATCACTCATCATTTTATCACCGCATTCTTACGCAAAGCGGCTCAACAGCCTGGAGCAGTTGTGAAAAAGGATGGAAAAGTTGTTTCTGATAATAAGACAGTGAAAGAAGCTACTGATAATTGGAAAGAGGGATTAGAGAAGGAACGATCCAAAGAGAGTGAAGAAGCAAGAAAAGAATTACTCAAGAGAATGTCTACACCCAAGAAACCAAAAGTAGATGAATCTACAGTTGTCAATAATCCCATTGTGGCAGAAGCATTCAAATCGGCTCTTGAGAAAAAGAAGAAGTCTATGGACATAAAGAAACCTGAAAAGATAGAAGTGAAGGGACCTGGGGCGAACGATAAGTTCCAAGATTCACCAATTGTCACCCCATTAACGACCACCTTTACAAGGACTCCATAATGTTACATAAACATCATATAGTTCCACGTCATGCTGGTGGGACGAATGATTCTGGCAATATTAAGTTGCTGACAATCGAAGCTCATGCTGAGGCGCATAGAATTTTATGGGAACAATATGGTAGATGGCAGGATGAATTGGCATATAAAGGTCTTGCTGGAATAATTGGGCATGAGGAAGTTGTAAAAGAATTGTGTGGAAAAGTGAACAGAGGAAGAAAACACTCGGAACAATGGAAAGTGAATAATAGTGTGAAGCATAAAGGGATGAAAAGGCCTCCAAGAACGGAGGAGTGGAAAAGAAAACAAAGAGAATCCCAAATAGGAAAACAAAGACCTGTTGAGGTTAGGCAAAAAATATCTAACACTATGAAAGGTCGAGTTCAATACAAATGGACTGATGAACAAAGATTAGCCCACTCTTTGAAGCAAACTGGTAAAAAGAGAGGACCTTATAAACCTAGACGTAAACAGGCAAAGGCATAAATATGCTAAGACACCCTAAAGCCATCATCTACAGTGATTCAGATGGGGTTATTGCGGACTTCTACACCGGAGCCGAACGTCTATTGGGGCATAAATGGAAGCAAGACCCTGAGCCTGGGGCGCGGGACCAGGGGGCAATCATAGAAGCCCATGAAGCATTTTGGGAAACACTCCCACCGATGCCGGATTGGAAGCTCTATTGGTCCCATATTGAGAAGTATCATCCACATATCTTGACCGCGGTTCCACAATGGGACCATAATTTCGATGAAGTGGAACGAGGAAAGAAGGAATGGTATAGACGCCATATTCCTAGTCTTCCGGTATCACGGATTCATGTAGTGTATAGACGCGATAAGCAAAAGTTCGCAAAGAATGGTGACGTTCGGAATATCTTGATCGATGATCACAAAAAGAATGTTGACGAGTTTGAGGCCGCAGGCGGAATTGGCATACTACATGTCAGCGCCAAGGTGACTATTTTGAAATTGAAAGAACTGGGATACTATTGATGGCTTGGCATCATATAATTCCTAAACACGAATGGAAGAAACGGTTTGGGAATCTTGAAGGAGTAAATGCTCCAGATAATTTGGTGAATTTGACTACGGAGCAACATGCTCAAGTACATTTTTTTCTCTGGGAGATGAATGGCTCAGAATACGATAAAATTGCCCACGAAACCATTTCGGGACAAATTGGGAAAGAGGAAGCAGTATCACGAGTGGTGAGTGTTACAAATACCGGCAGAATTCCTTGGAACAAAGGAATGAATACCCCCGATGAAGTAAAGAGAAAACTTAGCATAAGTCATATGGGGCAATTTGTTTCAAAAGAAACGAAAATAAAACTTAGTTTGATAAAAAGGGGGAGAAAATTAGGAAAGTTTAGTGAAGAACATTTAAGAAAACTTCGTGGTCCTCGTACAAAAATAACTTGTACGCATTGTAATAAAACTGGTGGAAGCAACACAATGAGACGATGGCATTTTGATAATTGTAAACAAAAGTAACAATCCCAAAAAGGAGAGAAATCATGAGTCTATGGTCAACCGTTGATAGTAATGTAGGCGCACCAAAATTCGCTGTGGCCGGCGGATTGGGCGTTTCCGCTAACGGGAATGTCCTATTCGATAATGTTACAGTTGGTGCATTCAAGACGGGTATTGCCTTGGGAGTTTTCGGTGTATCAGCCGCAGAAGCATCGAACACTGTCAAGGAAGGCGCGAACACCACCCATGCTGGATGGGTCCTTCGCACTCAGGGAACTGGCTTCGTAAAGGAAGTTCAGGTTACTGATGGGGGAGCAGGATACACTCCTTCGGAAGTTGGGTTCATCACATTCGGAAACCAGGGCAGTGGAGTGGGTGCAAACGCAACCTATTATGTCAATGCTACCGGGAATGTGGACAATGTGGTGATCAACTATGTTGGTAACACCTATAACACCACTGCGGTGACTGCAAATGCAGCAACGGCATACTCGGTCGCTGCTTCATTTACTGTGGTCATGGGTGGACGAGCAGGTCGTATCAGCTATGAAACAATCGTGGCAAGTGGTAACATCGCTGCCGACGCTGGTGCTGACGATGCTATCATGGGTGCATAATGAGTAGCGAAGTTGTTCATACAACAACCGAGGGGGAGATTCAAATCCCCCTCGTGCTCGCTACCCCAGGAGCAATCAATCTTGGTGATCCTGAGGTCCGCGAAGAGTTCAATGATACCCTTTCGGACCTCGTGGAATCTTCAGTGTCAGATCCTACAGTGACATTTGATCGAGTGGGTGATGCATTGTTGCAAGCGGGTTATGAACTGCCTGCATTTGATCGATTCACTGAAGAGGATAAAGAATTGGTCGTCGGACTTCTCCCTGATGAAGACGATGCGCCAGTATTTTTGTACTTCGCATACTCTGGGTCCGATGGACCTTATGAAGCACTCGCCGAAATTGTCAGCGAAGGTGAATTAGACGATCTACTGTCTGAATAATTAGAAAGGATAACGGAAGATGCAAACTCTCAAGCAATTTTTGAGTGAAAAAACTGATAAGGTGAGGACCACACCCCATGCACAGTTACGACAACATGGATGGAAGAAAACTAACAAAACACATGACACCCATGTGTATACACACCCCGAACACACCGGACATGAAATTCATCTTCACGTAAAAACAGGTTCTTTCGAGCACAAGGTCAATCATAAGACCAATGATCTTTCAAAACATCTTTCAGATCATTCTCGGTTCCATAGTTATGTAAAAGCACGAGGTGCGATGGATGCGGCTCATGGACCCAAACATGGGTGGTAATCAGAATATAACATGCACAATTTGAATTTGACTCCTGACACAGTGATGATATATGCCATTAAGATGTATGAAAAGCCCACATATGTCAAGAGTGAATTGGCAGAAGATCTAAAGCATTTCAGTTATCTGAGACGGTTGTTTCGGCGCTATCAACAGTATGGGGAACTACGAGAGCGATTGATCTTGAATCATTTGATCATCGTCTATAATATTTTTGGGGTTCCTGCGGCGACACGATTGTTGTTTTATCATATCAGGCCTGAGGACTACGCGATACTCAAAACGTTTCTCTTATTCCTCGATAAGATGCCTGAACATGTGTATGGGATCAACGGACAGACGATTCATTCAAATACATTGTTTCCAGACCCCACGGTCATAGACGCACTAAGAAAGATAAAGACTTCTGATCATGCGTAAATTTTTACTTGAAAATAACACTCCAATCATCTACGACTACTACAAAGATTTCGTGCATTTTGTGTGCGATGCTCTTGGTATCGATCACGACATCCCTATCAATCTCATTTCAAAAACTGGAACGGCCTCGTTTGGAAACTACCATCCAGGAAGTCGAGTAATCAATATTGCTATCGAAGGACGCCACACGGCTGACATTCTTCGCACTCTTGCACATGAACTTGTTCATGAACTCCAGCATAGCAATGGTGATCATGAAGAACATGTTGATCGTCTAGAGTATGAAGCCAATGCGGTTGCGGGTATGTTGATGCGTGATTACAATAAACTACATCCTGAATTGTATGATGCTGAGGTAGAACCTGATCCAGAGGAATTGGATGATATGTTAGGGGTGGGCGCCGCGCAAGGTTCACTGGAAAATGCAGGCATCACCGGCGATGCATTTCAGACACCATCCTATGAAGGATTGAGCGATGCTCAACCGATGCGCCCTCCATATCCAGTGGAACTTGCCGAATCAAATATGATCATAGAAGATGCACCTGTGAATGCAGCGGGAAGTGGTGCCGTTGCTGGAATTGGTGTTGGACCACAAGGTGAGCCTGGGGTGCTTCCTCGCAAGAAGAGGACACCAATGTTCAAGCGAAAAACATTTTCACAATTTCGTAAGACAACCTGAGGTGAACTATGGGGTTCGGAGATTTCTTTGAAAAACTTGGAAGTGGAGCAATGTCTACCCTTGCAACAGTTGCGCCTATGGCAGCATCGGCGTTCGGGGGACCATTAGCAGGAGTTGCAGCACAAAAGGTAATCGGGGCGTTGGGTTTATCTCCCGATACAACGAAAACAGAATTAGAAGCGGCAATCGTTGCGGCAACACCAGATCAATTGTTAGCGATCAAGAAAGCTGAACAAGAATTCATTGCTGACATGAAACGCTTGGATATTGATGTGATAAAAATCCAGGCGGCTGATCGTGCATCTGCGAGAGATCGTGAAGTGAAGACAGGGGATTCTTGGACACCACGAGTTATTGCTGGTATTATTATTGGACTCTATTGTTATGTGCAATGGTTCTTACTGTCTGGCATCGTTGATCATTCAATGGAAGCATTTGTGCTTCGTTCACTTGGAACCTTAGATGCCGCAGTGGGTATGATCTTAGGGTATTATTTTGGATCAAGTGTTGGGTCGGCTCAGAAAAACGAAATCTTAGCTAAAAAAGAATCAAAATAATGGCTGAATCACTTATCGAAGTACAAAAAGAATTAGTAGCTGCTCAGAGGGATATCGGTAACCACGAAAAACTTATCGATAAACTGTCTGAAGGTATCACCAAGATCCAGGAAATGAATAATTCTGTGATCAAGATGCTCGCTGTTCATGAAGAACGACATGAGAACCATGAGCAAGCGCAAGAGGATTTGGATAAAGATATCAAGCAAGCCGAGGATGATATTGAAAAGGAGATCAAAGAACTCCATTCGCGCATTACCACAACTACTCGTGAAACACAATCCAGTATTACCGAATTGGGGAATGAACTTAACAGACGACTAGATGGTATACTTACCCGTTTACCGTCGGACTTGTCTAAAGAAGATACCGATGTAAAGAATAAACTCCGTGAGCTAGAGAAATGGAAGTTTGCCCTTACTGTGATATTCTTTTTGTTCTTGTGGGTGATTGATCATATTAATTGGGGTGCTCTGGCGAACCTATTCGGCGCCCATTAATTTGATGATCGTTTATAGGGCCCTCGTTTCTTTCCTAATAGAGATTCACGTATACGGTCCTTATGTTGCTCAGTAAGAATTCTTGGTTTTCTAGGTTTTATTTCTTGCTTATATGGCCCACGCTTCTTTCCCATTCTAGAAGCTGAAACTCGTTCTCGTTGTTCCAAAGTGAACCTTTTTCCCTTTGCATTTTGGTTTCCCAATTTTGCTCCCATTTTGGCGCGAATTTCCTGGGGATATTTTCTTGGGCGTGTTTTCCAACTAAGCCGCACAATTTCGCTTCTAAATTGTTCTATCCCAATAGAACCAGAAAGAACTAGATATGCCAGTCTGTCTTTTTCCGATGCGTTGTTCTCCCATAACCATTTATGGCATTCGATATGTTGGTCTAGAGTTAAATAAACCACATTATCAGGAGAATTGAAGTCCTTATCACGCCTAGTAGCAGTGGGATTGATTCTAATTTTCCATTCGTGAAGGGGAATGATGTGGTGTTTGTGGAGACTATCACTTGACATAACAACTCCAATCCTGTATAATAATTGCTCTACATATTTATGGGAGTTGAAAATTTTACACCTTGATTTGAAATATACCAATCTACTCTCAAACAAATTTGAGCGATTCACTCGCAAGTCGGATTATCTCTTCAATGTGAGATGCCCGATTTGTGGGGATTCTGAGGTCAAGAAAACGAAGATGCGCGGGTATATCTACCGCGTAAAACAGAACCTGGCATATAAGTGCCATAATTGTAACGCTAGTATGGGATTCGGCTCCTTGTTGAAACACATGGACCCTAATCTTCATAAAGAATGGACGTTGGAGGTCTTGAAGGAAAAGAAACCTGGGTTGTTCAGGATCAAGGAATTGCTTACAAAGCCTGGATTCTTCGATCAACCTGGGGAAATACGATTTGATAAGCTGGAACCGGTTTCCTACACACATGCGGAACGTGTTATTGATCTACCAGACACGCATTTGTGTGTTGAGTATGTGAAGGCAAGACGTGTTCCAAAAGAATACTGGCACAAGTTGTATTTCACCCCGTCCTACAAAACCTTCCTCGATGAAATCTATCCTAATCATGGCAAAGACTTACAAGATGATTGCCGTTTAGTTATTCCCTATTATGATGCTTACGGGGCGGTGGTCGCCGTGACAGGGAGAGATTTAGTTGGTCGTCATGATACACTTCGCTACATAACGATACGCACAAACACAGACACAAACAAACTTGTCTATGGGTTAGATCGTGTGGATCAATCGAAACCTGTACTCGTGGTCGAGGGTCCGCTTGATTCACTGTTTCTCAGGAATGCCGTAGCATCGGGGGATTCTAACCTTATTCAGGTAGCAGAACGATTGTCGGCAGCAACTATCACACTGGTCTATGATAACGAACCGCGGAACAAAGAGATTGTAAAGCAGATGGACCGCGCGATTCGTAAGCATTTTCGAGTATGTGTGTGGCCGGAATGGATAAAAGAAAAAGATATCAATGACATGATCAAAGCAGGGTATACCACAGACGCTATACAGGACATTATACATAAACACACGTATCAAGATATTGTCGCTCGCACTCACTGGACATTTTGGAAGAAAGTTTAACTGGAGGAATTGTTATGAGTATTGTTAATGAAATGAATATGGCATCCATGGCGGAACCTATCACAAGACGTGTTTTAGATCATGGACTGGTGCGTTTAGTTGATCATATGGGCAACGATTTGTCTATCGTGCGTTCGGCTCGCGTGAGTTACGATGCTGAATGGAGAACGGGGGAAGATGCAGGCAAAGATGCTAAGTTGATCAATTACCTGATCAAGAATCGACATACCTCTCCATTAGAATGTGTGAACTTCACATTTGAAGTGAAGGCTCCCATATTCGTATTTCGTCAATGGCATCGTCACCGCACCTGGTCGTATAATGAAGTCTCCGCTCGCTACTCAGAACTCCCCGAAGAATTCTACATCCCCAAACCGGAACATGTTGGTGTACAATCCAGTAGCAATAAACAAATGAGAATCCTTGCTGAAAACGCAGGAATCACTCAATTGGATCTCTTTTTTATCGAGGATCTTCAGCGTCATTCACAAGAAGGATTTGCGTTGTATCGAAAGCACTTGGAGGCCGGTGTTCCTCGTGAATTGGCTCGATGCTTATTGGGGTTGAATACCTATTCACATATGTTTGCGAGTGTAGATTTATTGAACCTTTTTAGATTTCTAACATTACGTAGACATTCACATGCCCAGATGGAAATACGGGTCTACGCTGAAGCATTACTAGAATTGATTGAACCTGTTGTGCCCGTAGCAGTGAAGGCATATAAAGAACATGGGTTGTGATGTTTACGATATACCGGCATCTCAATGTAATTAACGGAAAAAGTTATATTGGATACACTAGATGGACAATAGATAGGCGTTTTCACAATCACATCGCATACTCCAAAAGAAATTCTGATTTCTTATTTCATAAAGCAATAAGAAAATATGGAATTGAGTGCTGGAAAAGTTTTTCCCTAAAAACATGTGATACGGTAGCGGAAGCAAGAGAACTAGAGAAAAAGTTCATTGCCGAGTATCAGAGTAATATGCGCGATAAGGGATACAACATGACAGAGGGGGGAGAGGGAAATAGTAATAAGGGAAAGCCTCTTTCCCCTGAACATAAAATAAAAGCAATTGCAGCATTGAGAAGTCATGTGTGGACACCTGAAGAGTATCAAGAAAGAGGGAAGAAACTAAAAGGGAGGAATAGAACGGAAGAAGAAAGAAAAGCAATAAGTGAGGGTATGAAGCGTGTAAAACAAAACGGTCTAACTGATGCTCAGAAAATTCAACTTGAAAGACTCCATGCTCATACCAGAGGCATGAAACGAACAGAAGAGACTCGTGAGAAGATTTCTTTGTCTCTTAGGGGTAAACCAAAATCAGAACAACATAAACAGGCTCTTAGAGTCCCAAAAAATAAAAAGGATATATGCCATGCAGGAACCTACGTATAACCCGACTGGGTTTTCACTCAAGATTTTCAAAGATCGCTACGCATTTACACCGGAAGAGACATGGGCAGAAGCCTGTGAGCGTGTGGCACACCAGGTGGCATCTGCTGAAGTCCCAGGAAAACAGAAAGCCTACTTGGATAAGTTTTATGGGATTCTTTCTAGTAATCTATTTGTTCCTGGTGGTCGTATTTGGTATAACTCAGGTCGACCGAACCCACAGTTACTCAATTGTTTCGTTCTGAACAATGTAAAAGATAGTAAAGAGGGGTGGGGAGAATCGGCATACAATATGATTGTTACCTCGATGATGGGTGGTGGTTGTGGGGACGACTTCTCCGATGTCCGCCCTCGTGGTGCAACAATCAATGGCCAACGCGGCGCGGCTCCTGGTGCAGTTGAATTGATGCGTTTGATCGATAACTGTGCAGGACCGATCCGCGCCGGTGGGCAGCGGCGTGTAGCGTTGATGTTTAGTCTTGACCTCTCACATCCTGACATTGAAGAATTTCTCAATGCAAAGTTGGTGAAGGGTGAACTTTCCCATGCCAATGTGAGCGTTCGTTCACGCCATACCAAAGCCTTCATTAAGGCAATCAAAGATGATGCTGAGATTGAATTGCATTGGAAAGGACAATACAAAAAGACCGTCAAAGCAAGAACCTTGTGGGATACCATCGTGAAGAATGCCTACAACTCTGCTGAACCTGGCTTCTTGAATTGGGAACTGGTGGAGAGTGAGAGTAACATTTCCTATATCGAGGAACTGGTCACCACCAATCCCTGTGGAGAAATTCCTCTTGAGCCGTTCGGGAATTGCTGCTTAGGTCATATTGTTCTTTCTCGTTTTGTAAAAGATGGAGCGATTGACTATGCCATGTTGGGTGATACTATTCGATTGGGCGTCAGGTTCCTTGATAATGTTCTATCGATCAATAACTACCCACTCCCTCAGATGAAAACAAAAGCAGACAACTTACGACGAATTGGATTGGGCACCACGGCGCTTGCTGATACCCTCGCCCTCTTGGGATATCGTTATGGGTCCGAAGAAGGGAATAAGTTTGTTGATAAGCTGTACCGTTTTATTTCAAAAACCGCTTACGAAGCGTCGGTGTTGTTGGCGATTGAGAAGGGACCATTCCCATTGTGTCATTCACTCAAGCATGTCGAGTCTGGATTCATGAAGCGTATGCCTGCTAAGATCAAGTCCTTGGTGATGGAACATGGCATCCGAAACTGCATGATTCTCACTCAAGCCCCTACCGGAACGGTGAGCATCCTCAGTGATAACTGTAGCTCAGGCGTCGAGCCGATGTTTGCGCCCGCGTATGAGCGTCGATATTGGGAAGGGGATCAACGGAAGATGGAATTGGTGTTCCATCCTCTCTTTGAACAGTTTATGACCAAACATAAGAGCGTGGAGCATTTTGTGGGGTCACAAGAACTCAGTGTGCGTGACCACTTAGAAGTGCAACGGATTATCCAAAAACACGTCGATAACGCCGTTTCAAAGACGATAAATATCCCTGCCGATTATCCAATCGAGGAGATGGAAAAGGCATGGTTGGAGTATCTTCCATACCTCAAGGGTACAACATTCTATCGTGAGTCAACCCGTGGATATGTGAATGCGAAAGGTGAAGTGGAAGCTCCACCGTTGACCCCTATTCCATTAGCAGAAGCGAAGAAACGTTTCCGAGAAACCCACATTACCGGAACAGAAGGCGCGATGGAATGTCCTTCGGGAGTATGTCAGATATGAAAACCTTTCTCTGCGGTGTGTTGATGGTCACAATGCTTGTTGGTTGTGCAGTGATTTCGCCTCCTAAGTACTATGAGACGGAGTATCGGACCATCGCAGAGATTGCTACGGTCCTCGATCTTGGGACATGCGACAAGGAAACAATCGATAAGCTGGTGACCTTGTCGGCATTCCTGGATCATTATTCCCGACACCTACCGAACAATGAGCAGACGTGGGAGTCTGCTACATTATTCAGGGGTCAGGTGAAGGATCTTGCAGGTCGGTCCTCAGTGTCCGAGACGTTTTGTAAATTGAAATTACAAGTCATGCGGGAAACCGTTGAAGTGATTCAGCAGGGAGCAGGAGGTAAGTAACCATGGGCGATATCATTCTTGCGACTGTTGCACAATTGATCCATTCTAATGATGTGCATAGTAAGAGACTTGGGGAATTGATTGCTTCAATCAAAGATGAATTAGAGGATGGACGATTGACGTATGATGAATTTGATTCATTGATGATTGATGTGGAAGCACTCAGAAAGACGATTGAGAACACCCATACCATTGAATTCACGAAACAGATTCACGATGCTGTTTGTGCGCTTATTGAACTAGCTAAGATGGCAAAGTTCTAAAAGGACTACTATGAAAATCAAACGCGAATGTGAATCCTGCGAAACTCTAATCAAGTTGGAGTATGATGAAGCAAATAGCACACCGGAGTATTGCCCATTTTGCGGGGAAGAGATTGACGGGGTCGATGGAGATTATGAAATGCCTAATGCATTGACACCTGATGTTGAATGGGATGATTGAAGGTGGGCGAGTGTTGAGCGATGGAGTTTCAGTGAGACCCACTTATTATAGTAGTCACCACGGAGCAATGCTTCACGAACGATGATTTCATAGGCTTCATAGTAATTGGTCTCACCTCGCGTTTTACACAACCGTAACACTTCGCGTTTGAATTGATCTTTTCCTAGACGTTCAACGTCTTCCAACAATTCAGCATTTGAACCATAGTATGTTTCCCAATCACTGGTCACGCGAATCTTTTTCTTCTTCTTATTCTTTTGACGGGTAGCCGCTTTCGTGAAGAATTTTCTCCCAATATACTTTTTTCCGGTAGGAATATGGGTGATCATGTAGATCATGCCATAAAACCCCGTTGAATCAATGAATTCTGTGTTATTATACATCCAGCAATTTGGCATATATCCTCTTGACAAATACCTGAGATTATGTTAGACTATATTTATTAGGAGGTGCGTCATGATGAATGTTCTTGAAACTATAGGTGCACTGCTTTTGATGGCGGTGCTCGTGATCGTGTTGGTGGTTGTGGTAGCCGCCGTCTACGCGATATGGGCAACGATTCTTGTTTTTGCTCTTATCTTCGCGGTACCAGTGTCTTTGGTTATGTGGATCACCTCACTGTTCACAAGGAAATCCAATGTCTGAACAATTTCAGCAAATGATTGATGATGATAGCTGGAATGTATTGATGTTTTATCTAGAGGGACCGGGTGCGTTTCTTGAAGCGTTGAACTTTCGATATCCTTCACCCTCTGCTTCTACCGTGCCCCCATTCCTTCATGATCGAACCAGGTGCCATGTGTTACTCTGTACGGAGAAGCATGGGAAAATTCAGCTTGATGCGCCGTTTACATCGAATTTCGGTGATCCAGTTGCGTATGCCAAGCATATGTTGGATGTAGGGTATATGGGATTTTTGATCAAGGACAACCACGAAAATTCCAATGTTATCGTCCAAACCTGCCAAAATATCCTGAATAAATACGCACTTGCCGGGATACTTGACAAACCGAATTGAGTGTGCTATAGTTAAATCATTGAACGTGTTGTTGGATGTTTTCATTATGGAGGGTTATATCATGGTCACGCAAGATACGTTGAAAGCATTGCTGCAAGAGGGTGAAGTCACCGTCACCTTCACAAAAAAGGATCAAACGGTTCGGGTGATGCGTTGCACCCAGAAGGTTGATCTGATTCCTGCCGAGAAGCACCCCAAAGGCAATACTGAAGGGGTCGTCAAGCATTCCAATCCTGACACTATGCGAGTGTATGACCTTGAAGCCGAGGGCTGGCGCTCCTTCAATTACAGCACGGTGACCGACGTGGATTTTACTCCAGCGGGCGTTGATTCATTGACGCTCGCCATTCTCACGTTGTTAGGTGTTGCGGGATTGATGGGAATTCTTATCGCGGTTGTGTAACATGAACCTATTTGCCCTTGGATTGATTATTTTTTCAGTAACGGCACCTATCATTGTGTTGTTTATTCTCCTCTCGTATATCACTCGTGGTGGAGAATGGCTGCAACGAATGATTTGGCGCCGTTACTATTACCCTATCACACGAAAGGACTGGAAACATGAACTCGAAAAACTTTCCAAGAAATAAGGAACGGAAGCAAAAGGAGGCAGTTGAACGTCAGGCCTATTGGAATACGTTGACCCATGATCAACGTCGGTCCATCCTGGATACCCGACCAGGGAAATCTGCCAGGCAGCGAGCCCGGATGCGTCGAGCAGAATTTGCGGCAGAGGTCCAAGCTGAACACACCAAGAAAGCGTGATGTCATGTTGAAGTATGTCTATTTCTATTTGCTGTTGTTGTTCCTCTTATTAGCCGGTATTGGATTCATGCTCAGCCCTTCGTTGGCTCATGCGGATGTGGTGTATGAATGCACCCTTCAGGATGGATCAAAGATCTATACCAACCATCCCCCCAAGGGCGCGACATGTACCCGAATACGATTACCGCAAGTCAGTGAAGTGCCGTCGTATCCAGCGACCATGACCGTCGCGGACCCATTGCCCGCCTCGCCGCAGGTGGACGAGGTGCATGAGTATCCGTTAGACACCGATATCCGCGGTGGGTTTGCGATGCACCCAGGAGTCGGTCACAATGTCGCTGCCCAGGTCTGTGACCTTTATGGAAAATGGATGGATCTGAGTTTGAAGACTCGTGGTGGGTTGTATTATGACCCCTTGATGGCGCCCATGATTCAATTGTTCGGAGGCGGATTTATTCCGATGGAGTGTCGTGGTCAATAAGGATACCATACGGGTGTGGTGGGAACCTGCGGTTGATGGCACTCGCGTGGTTCATGCCAAGGATACGCTGACTCGGACGTATGCCACTGTCGCCGTCTCAGAACGTGAACTCCTTGATGCTCGGTATGCAGATGAGGTACGAGCGATGATTGAACAGGAATTGATGTCGCGCCTCCAAGGGCAGGACACACCGACCACCCTGGTGAACATGGACCTGACGATTCTCTTACCCACCACGTCACGTATCCTACGTGGGTATCCGATGTGTACCGAATTGCCCAAGACGCTTGAGGTGATCCTGCCGAGAAAGCCCGTCCTCTCGGACCCTCGGCTCAATTGGGACCATCATGTCAATCCCACCCGCACCCCAGGGGACCGCTATACCGCGGAAAAAATGTGCGGGACCGTGTATCGACTGATGGCGACGACCTTACGAGATTCCACCGACCCGTACACCTCTCGTATTATGATTACCCGTTGAGGAGGCGATGATGTTTCCTGTCTGTCTGAGTGAACCTGATCGGCATCCGTACATGGATCTTCTGCCCCATGTGTCACCACAGGATCAACAACGCTGGCACGACTTTGTGGCCCCGTTACCGGTCTGTTCTCCCACTGGACCGTGGATTGCCGGCGGCGCGGTGAGACATTTTCTCCTGGATGAACCACACCATGATGTGGATTATTTCTTTGCCAGCCAGCAACAGTATGCACTCACCGTCGCCGATATGCTGACCCGTGAGACGACCCTTCTCACGTCAACCACGAATCATATGACCTTTGCCTATCAAGAGTACACCGTCCAATTGGTCAGTACCCGATACCGTCCGTCCGCCTTTGCTCATATTGATGCATTTGATTTTACCCTGTGTCAAACCATATGGGATGGTGAGCACCTGTGGATGACCCCACATGCCTATCATGATCTCCTTGCACAACGCATGAACCTTGTCAGTCCTGACCTGCATTCTGCCATAGGCACGTATCTGCGAGTCTTGAAGTATACGAACCAGGGTTATACCATTTCCACTGACACGTTGACGTGTCTTATTCACCTTGCCAGCAAGGAATATGAGAAGAAGGGCATGAATACCGATCTAACCTATGGGGTAACAGTACCGAGTTAGATCTGTAGTGCACCAGGATAGATAGCTGCCAGGATACTGTCACAACACCAAAAAGGAGAGGAGTATTTAGATGCCTGTATTATCACCGAAAACAGAGGGGGACCTTGTTCGCCTCTTGATGGGGTGCCTGTTATTTCGACTCGGAGGCCAGCAGGTCTTTACGGCCCAGGAAATTGATGACATTAAGAAAACCGTGGGTGGGGTGCAGATTGGATTGGACCCCGACGATGCGATTGTATTACGAGTCAAGAGCCCAGAATTCATGCCCCAGGTACCAGGAGATGTATTATGACTGACTTAGACCTTGCACGAACGACGATGATACGGGACCATGTGCGCCAGGCACTCTTTGAACTTCAGGATGCCAGGCGCTTGTTATCCTATCAAGAGCAGACCGACGAGAACCTGGCGATTCTAGAGGGGTGCATCGAGGCGCAGGTTCGCTTAGAGCGTATTGAACAGGTCCTGAGACAAATCAAAACACCAGTGCGCCAGGCGCATGGGTTACCATCATGAAATTGATGATACGGAATATTCTGAATGCCGGGTTTCTGTTGAGCCTGGTCCTTCTCTCTCTGGCCCATGACCTTCTCAATCCGTCATTGATCCTTTGGTCCTGGATAGGGCTCCTGGTGACCGGGAGTCTTGCCGCCCTATTGCGAGCCTGGTGGTCCTGATGTTTGCCGTCTATGTCACCCATACAGTCTTTGAGTCATGGATTGAATGGTTTGACGCATTCGATGAAGCCCTGGCATACTATGAGGATATGGGGAAGACCCCCGATCAAACGGCGGTGCTCTTACAGACGGTGATGATTAATGATGACCTTTGAGTACATACGTGCCGATTACCAGGCACACAAGGTTCGCATGGTCGCTGAGTGTCTAGGGATGGTTATATCTGTGGGTGTGGCGCTGTTATTAGCGTTGACGACCCCGTACCCACCGATGCTCCTCGCGTATCTTGGATGGAACCTGGCGAGTACGTTATTGCTCTTATGCGCCTGGCATCGAGGGTCCGTTGGGTTGATGGTGCTCTATGGTATGTTTTTGGTGATCGATACGATGGGATTAATACGGACGTTATGAGAACACAATCAGAATGGCTCATGTATTGGATGTTGATGGACGGTAAGCCCAGGCCCTCGTGTGACAGGTGCTTTGATCGCCGCTGGGTACCTGTCACACCTGAGACCTTCATACGGTGTTATGCGTTGCGGATTGATGCCAAGCTGCCGTTTGATATTCGCCAAAAGATCGATGAATGCTCAGTGAAGGTGGGTCACTGCACCTGTCAGGAATAGCCGAAAACCAGGCGCACTTGACATATGGGCGGTGTTGTGATAGAATAGGGGGTATGATGCATCATGAATTAGAATTGACACGAGGTGTGGTCATTGACAGACTCCCCTATGACTTGACCGGGGGGTATCAGGTTCGTGGGTTCGCCCGGGGGCCTCAGGGGTTGATGGCGTGGGTGGTCAACCCTGAGGGTGAAGGGACCTGGTGGACGATGCAAGATCTCAGGTCCTGGCAGCTATTGGAGGAATTATGGCCTACTGGGTAATTGTTTGGTTCGTCTGGTACCTGGCGAGTGTGGTGTGGGTGTTGTGGGATGGGAGTTCCTGGATGGCCATCGTCAGTTGTCTCGGTTCGTCAGTCGTCGCAACGGTCTATGGGATTCAGCATACCTGGAGGTCACGGAGGTTCCTATGATATGGCATAGTTTAACATGTGTGTTGATTGTTCTCAAGTTGATGGAATTGATTCATATTTCCTGGTGGTGGGTGTTCACACCATCGCTCGCCGTGATCGTGATCAGCCTGGTCATTGTGTTTGGAATCGCCTGGTCAGAAGTCTCGAAATTGAAAGGACGGTCATAATGGCGTCTTCAGATATCGGCAATGGTGTGTTGGTCCTCTTGAAATTCACCAACGGCCTGTGGGTGGTCTCGTTGCTCCTGGCCGCGGCGAAGCTCGCGGAGGTGGTGGATCTCCATTGGCACTGGGTCGCCGCGCCGGTGCTGTTCATGTACCTCGCCCTCGGGTGCCTGGCGCACCTGGGTATGGGCGTGATGGTGAAAGACGAATCATGAGACCTGAAGAACCGAACGATTTCTTTTTACCCTGTGAATGTTTCGCGGAGGGTCTTCGCGTCACCTACTGGGCGGACGATCAGACCTACTATGTGAGCCTGTGGAAACCGCGGTCCTGGCGCGGTACGTCCTGGTCTCAACGCCTTCGACATATCTGGCGCATTCTGAGAACCGGGGAACCATGGGCGGATGAAATTTGTTTATCAGATGAAAAGGCCGCACAATTAGCCAGGTGGCTGCTCGCCACACGTCAACCATAGTGTATCCTTTTTGATACACCTCACTCCTTTTCCCTACAATATCAATCACTTCGCATACAGTGACCCAGGTCGCCTGGGACTTGACATACCTGCCACTCTATGATAGACTTATAATAGAGTGAGGGAATGAGATGAATCAAAAAAGTAAAAGTTGGACCTATCACTGGGTGCGAGTGGCAGACCGTAAACTGGGCACGACCACGTTGACCTCAGAGTGGGAAATCAGCCGCGCAGAGATGTTGAGCATACTCAACGAGTGGAACCGAATTGCCATGATCGGGCATGACGTGCCCACCTATCACTATTGGCTCTACTAAGAAAGGGAAGAAATAAGATGAAACTGCGTGTGATTATTGACCGGACCGTTTCCATCTATACCACGTCTCAGGCCATTGAGCGCGGCATCGGGGACCGTACCTCATTGAACCTGGCCCTTCAAGAGACCTATAGAACCATGAAGCGCCTGAAGGTCATTGGTCTGGTTGAGAAGCGAAGTGGCTATGAAATTCAGATAGGAAAGCGGTAAGATCATGAAACTCGATGCCAAAGGACAGAAAGCCGTCAAGTCCATCATTCAAGCTTGCTATCCGGCTTACAAAGGTCGCAAGGTGCGCCTGGAGCCTGCGGCTCGGGCACCGAAGGAACTGCGGTCCTATTGGGATGAAGGGAGCCGGGATTATTTTTGTTTCTATAACCTGGATACCAAGGAAGTCCTGCCGGTGCATTCTAATCACCCGTGGTTTGAACCGAATCAACCCTCGCGGCTTGCTGGATTGCCGGCGCATATCGTCCTGGTCGAGCATTCCATTTTCTGTGGGAAGGATATCGGTATCACATTGTATGGGCACCTGGCGCCCTTGTTGCCGGAGGTGGTCGCGTGAACTGGATGTTAGACACCAACATTGCCTCGATGCCAAAAAAGCGGAAGTCGGCATTTGTGTCCAATATGCCCCTGGTCTATGCGAATGGCGACTGGCCCATGAAGACCTTGACGCATGAAGGTGAGACCTTTACCTATGTCAAGACCGTTGCAGAGAAGCATAGTGGTGTCGTGCATTGCTATGAGTACCAGGGTCCTATCCATACGCTGACCCTGTTAGCCTGGTAAGACGAAGCATATCAAGCACTTAGAAGGACTTGACAGACTCCTGCCATTATGATAGACTTATAGCATAGTGAGGAAAGGGGAGCACATGAGTGAACGGGACGACATACGAGACGGGTTAGATGAATGGGATGACCGTGATCCGTATGAGGGGTATGAGGAGTCTGTTTTTCTGGTTGAGGCTGAGTGTGATCCGGTCCTGGCCGGCCTGGCAGATCTAGATGGATTGGATGGTGCATAAAGGAGGTCTCCGATGAAACACAATTCTTTCTACTGTGGTTGGCGAGTTCGGTTTGATCAGACCCGGCAGGTCCATGTGGCCGAACGCTATGGGGTCACGATGAACCATACCGACCTGGCACGTTTGGTTGAGATGATCGATGCACGAGTCAAGGACCGGTCCGCCGGAAGGTCGTATGTGTAAGGGATGATCATGAAAGACTTTGGATCAATTACCGTCACGTTGACCGACAATGAGTGGTGGGGTACCATGAATGCCCTGCAATCGTATCTCTGTGGAAGGGATCTGACCGACGAACGGTTACGGGATGAATACAAGCAAGCGGCACTGGATGCCCTCAATAAGATCGGGGCAAAGGTGGCAGAATTGGAAAGTGGCAAACGATGATACGCAAGCAGGTCGAGAGTGCTAAGAAGCTGAAAGCGGCTGAACGGAGGATCAAGTCACTGGAAGCCCTTGTGGCAGCCCAGAAGGATTTGATTGAATCCTTGGAACGCTGGTATGTGAGGGGAAAGGCATGACACCGTTAAAACTCTATGTGTGGGAAAATGTCCTGGAAGACTGGACCTCAGGTATTATGTTTGCCCTGGCGCCTGATGTGCGGACGGCTCGTAACATCCTCATTGAGAAATGGGGTGGGCGTACCATGGTGGATTACAAGCATTCCGATTTCTATCGGGACGTGATGCGGAAGCCGCGGGTGGTGAAAGACCCTGAAGGCTTTTATCTATATGGCGGAGGATAACATGATCAAAGATCTTATGGCGTATGGGGTACTTGGTGCCGCGGCTGGTCTGTTGGGGGCTGCGGTTGGCTTTCATATTGCACAAACCCTGTTCTGGTTAGCCGTCGCCATGGGAGGTCTTTGGGCACTTCGGCAATTATTTGGAAAGGATGTATAACACATGGCACCTCATGCACACATACAAAAGGATACCTGTACTATCACGATGACCACCAGGGATGCGGAAATCCTGGTGCGCCTGCTGTGCCGGGTCGGTGGAAGTCCTGACGGGCATCGAGGGACCATGGACCGTATTCTCTATGCGTTACAGGATGCCGGTATCCAGGACCCTGGTATTCACGCCATTCCGATAGCTGGCGCGGTCGATTTCCAGCACTAGATCTTGTAAGTGATTGATTTTCCTACTTTTATATCCACTTGACATCCCTACCCCACTATGATAGACTTATATCATAGTCAGGAAAGGGGAACATATGGTTACAGAATACGGTCAAGAAATCGTCGCAGTGCTGAGAACCACCTACCTCTATTCGGTGCCGAATCACGGCAGTGCCCCTCGTGAATATGAGATGAACCATTTCTATACCTATGAACTCTTGTACCAGGGTCACACCGGACTCTTTCATACGGGCATCCGTATGCAATTGAATGAACATCTGGCCCATGTGTTTTGTGAGAAAAACGGCTATCAATATCTGACCGAATTGCCGCACCTACCTTCGATGCCATGGCCTGAAGACCAGGATCAGACGGACGAATAACCCAGGAGCATAGATCATGATGACGGTTGAACAACAAGTGGCGTGTTTTGATTGTACCTTGACGGAATTGGATACCTTGATGCGGTCATTGAAACAACGGCATGAATCACCGGTCATGCCGGTCATGAGTCTGTTAAGTGATGTCCAGGCCATGACCGAACTTGGCTTGGATAAAGAGACGATTCGCCGGACCTTGAATCGAGCTAAGTATATCCTGGATCAATGGGGCACATAACCATGGAACAGATTACCATCCCTCTTCAGGAGTATAGGTATTTGACGGCGACCGTGAAGACGCGGCAGATGGTCATTGAACAGATGGCAGGAAAGCTTGTCCTGAAGGATAAGCGAATTAAGGCGCTCCTGGAAGAAATTGAACGGCTTGATGAAACGTGTAATGCATTGAGGAGTGGAACGGTATGAGACGTATTCCCTCTGGATTCAAGCGGGGTGAACTGGTCCTATGGATGGCAGGAAAGGGGAAATCGACGATGTCACGCAAGCTACCGTATCAGCTAATCAGAACCAATCTCTCTGGTGAGTATACATTTCGGAAAGTCTCGTCCTATAAGACTGAGAAACAGGCCATTGCGGCGAGGGATATGTGGCAGAAGATCTATGAGGAGAATGGCTTGGCGCCGGTCATGGATCTGACGATCAGAAAGAAGGTCTAGGATGACACCGGCAAAAATCCGTATTCTGATTACCAAGCTGTCTGCGGTCACGGTGTCCCGCGGTGCGACCCCTGATGAAGCTCGCCTGGCCCTTGAGAAGATCAAGGCCTTGCAAGCCAGGCTCTCACAGGCGCAAGCCCCCCCGAAACCTGAACCTCCAAAACCGAAACCTCTACAGGACACCCCACCCTATCGACCGTATTATGGCCCCTCGTATGGTTCCTCGTATGGTCCGGGCCCGACGCTGGCCTATGAAGAGTGGGAAAAGTTGTGTGAGGTGTTTGCGCGGATGGATCGCCCGTTGTCGGAAGAGTGGATCAAAAAGGTCTATGACCTCTATGAAAAGAAAGGATATCGATGATGGCGTCTATGTATGAGAAATGGTTTACCCGGAAGTATACTCCCGACCGGTTTCCGTTGCTCTGTCTTGTGAAGGAGAAGCATGAGACGTATCATTATCTCTGCCGGGATCTTGAAGATGTGCAGGGTATCGCGTTAGCGGTCGTGGCCAGGCGACTAGAGGAAGAGTGGTATGACTGTGATGTATCCCTGGCACAGATGGCGAAGATCAAGCGCCTTGTCGAAACGCGGAATGGGTGGGGCGCACTGGACCTGTTGTTGCAACGGGCAGAGTATGAGTATGAAGGGATTGAGTTTACCGAGTTTGATCAGTGGGGAGGATCATGACACAAGAAGTTGCCGTGCTGTATGTGTTTCTGGTGTTGTTTGCGCTGTTAAACATGGGTGCCTTGTGGTGGAGGAAGTAAGATGGAATTGTTGAAACAGGAACAGGCGATTCGCCAGGACATTTTTCGGTACTTTGGATACCTGGAAGACTGGTGTGTGTTCCCATTTGATGATGCCACCCAGTATTATTGGAAAGTGGACGCCGAGGAACGTTCTGTGATGTTTGCTAAATCACAAGGCAATGTGATTACAGAAGAAGGTGAGTGTTATGCCAACGAAATCTATCGGCAACGGTTTCTTCCGAAGTGGGTCTATCGGGGACCGGAGTATACGATGATCCTAGTGGATACCCATTGTGATGGGAACAAGTTCCTGCAAATTTTCGATAACGCGAAAGAAATCAGGGAGGAGTAGATCATGGGGTGTGATATTCATTGTGTGATTGAGTATACGTATCATTATACGGATCGGTGGTGGTCGTCGTTTAGTGGGTCTGGATTCAATCCTGGGCGAAACTATTTGATGTTTGCGTTGCTGGCAGGGGTTCGTGCGTATCATGCTCAGGGATTGTTTCCTCGGCGAGGATTGCCTGAAACCGTGTCCTGGCAAACGACTGACGCGGTATCCTTTGTGATTGATGATGAAGGTGCCGCGCGGGGGCACGACCGCCGTTGCTCACGAGAGGATGCTGAAAAGTGGGTACAGAAGGGGTATAGTCGCTACCTTGATCAGGTTCGTACCATGATTACCAATCCTGATTGGCATACGTTTTCCTGGTTGACCGCGGATGAACTGCTAGAGGTGTTGAAGAGATATCAAGAACTAACAAAGGTGCCGGCCCCTGCGCCATACCAGGCGATTCATGCGGCACTGTTCGCCTTGACGCGAAGTGGAGAATATAAGGCACGAGTGGTGTTCTGGTTCGATAACTAAATAATAACCCTTTATAAATCAAGCACTTAGAGGACTTGACACGTTCCTGCCCTTCTGTTATACTCTTAATATGATGAACGAAGGGAGCAATCACATGATCGAGATTGACAACGTTTCCAGCGTATACAGTGGAAAACCTGGGTGCGCCTGTGGGTGCCGAGGAAAATACGCATATGCTTCGCGCCATCGTGCATGGGCCAGCAAGGACCGTGGTTATACGGTGACGGCGGATGAAGTCAACGACCGGACGGTCAAGCTGATGGTCAATAAGATCAACAAGGCGATTGCGAGTGGTGCTGACGTGAAACGGTATGTTTGGGGTGTCAGTTTTGAAACGGATACCCGGGTCTATGTGTTGTACTTCCGAACCAAGTAAAGGAATGATCATGTCACAAGTGGAATTGACAGACAATCTATTGAAAAACGCCCGGAATTTGATGGAGTATTCGCGCCTGGTCGAGCAGGATATCACTGACCAGGATACAGGGTGGTTCTATCAATTCAAAGCGGCGATTGATGGTATGAGTCGGTCCATTCGTAAGTATGAAAGGAGCCTGTAAGATCATGAAACCAGTATTTCATGCATCACAATTCACGCCCACCGAGTGGAACAGTGCGGAAGACAAGGCGAAGTTTGCGAACCATTTTGTTCGGTTCGTGACGGGTGGGTTCAAGTATTCGGTGTTTCCAAAGTGGTTCTATCATCGTTTGTCGAACATGTATGGTCATATTGCCCACCACAATAAGGCGGGGTTCTATGATACATGGTTCTCAAGCCCAGATCGGGCGGTGTCGTTCATCGAGCGTATTGAACAGCATCATGCCTATGGTGACCCGGCCTATACCTATTCGGATGTAGAGAAGGCATTGACGGAGTGGATGAAGACGCATTCCTACCAAGCTATTTGGTGGAGTGTTTGGTGGAGTGGCAATTGATCAATGGAGGTGTGACGATGGAGTACGTGATGACCGCGCAAGAGAGAGACATTTCGTATTTCAAATCCCTTCGTGATCGAGTGATCGGTTGGGAATTGAAACAGTACTACCAGACCATTATTGACCAGATGGAAGAGTCTAGGCGTCGTTCTATTATAGAATTCTGGTCTCGCCATCTCAAATTGAAACGGGGCTGGCTCAAGCGGCAAGCTGAGTTGGCGCGAAAGGACATTGAGACGTGGCCGGACTGGATGCGCCGGGAAGCCGGACTTCCTAAGTGATTGATTTTCCTACCTTTATATCCACTTGACACACCTACCCCACTATGATAGACTTATATCATAGTGGAGAAAGGGAGAAACAAGATGGACGAAAAAACACCCATAAAAAAGCGGTTGGCTCTGTATCCTGAAGTCCGAGAAGAAGTTTGTCGGCATATGCATTTCTCGTGGACGGGATCGATCCCTAACACAGGTCTGTTGAAATGTTCCATGTGCGGTTATACGTCCGATGAAATCCAGGATATTGAAAGTGGGCGGAAACTTGAGGAAGAGGTCTTGTCCTATTCACTGCGCCGGTGAACAATGTTTGGATTCTAAGGGGGTTGATCATGGAACAATTCACAGTGACAAAAGATACCACGGTTCAAGGTATTCCGGCCTGGAGACTGGATTCAGATGAACGGAGCCTCATTGCTTCTATGACATATGCGACGGTAGAAGAACGGGACGCCGATGTTGCAACGGCATACCTGTTGGAAGCGGCTCCCGCCCTCAAAGAGGCGGTACGGTTGTTCTTGGATGCATTTGATGGTAACGGGGTCGGGCCGACTGTATTTGCTGAGAAAATGACCGCGGCGTATGCTGCGGCAAAGACGGCAATGGCACAGGCCGAGAATCGGAGGTCATAATGACTAATAGGGAACAACATTTCACGCCGACATTAGGTGACTACGTACTCCCCGATGGATGGGTGAGTAGGATTGGTGGAGTGCTACAACCCGGCGATGCGTATGTGGATGAATCCTATCAAGGCGCACCCTTTCGTTTGACCACCGGCTTGGAACTTATTCCGACGTTGCCGGTTTCTATAAAAATCACAGGTCGCACTGTGAATTGGAGAAAGTTCTCGGCTCCTGCTATGCGGTGCAGGATTGAATGGATTCAGGATGGTGAACCTTCTGAATATTCACATGGCTGGATTGTCCTTCACTCAGCAACGAGGTAACCATGACTGTGTATCGAATTAAGCATATTCCTACGGGGCTGTACTTCATACCGGCTCGGTCTATCCAGTCGGCATTCAAGAATGATAGTGGGTACGCAGGATACACAAAGTCAAACTTATCAAAGAAAGGGAAAGTCTATCTCAAGAAACCGAACTTGACAACGTGGGCCAGGATGGTGGATCGGTACTATACTCACATGGAACCTGGGTATAATGTTCTACTGCCGGTAAAGCTTGAAGATTGGATGGTGGAGGAATTATGATTCGGAAATTGATTCGGAGAGCGTATCGTGTCCAGGTGTTGCAGTATGAGGGGAAAAAGCTGAAGCGTGATGCTGCTCGATGGTATCACAGATCCATTCAGATGAAAGAAGAAGGGGCCCGGTTGCAGCGTGAGTTTCCTCAAGTGCCTGATGGTCTGCGGATGATCGAAGAGGCCGCGTGGTTACAGGCCTATGCGAGGAAAACATGGGCAAAGGGAAAAGACACCTTAGAACGGGCTGATGTATTTCGGGAGTTGTTCTGGTTAGCATGGGAAGAAATTGTGTTTACGATGGTGTGGTGGTTTCAGCATAGTGAGAGGAACTAGACATGGAAATCAAGCAAATGCCATTCAATGTTCTGACGTTTCGGGAATTGAATGAGATTGTGAATTTTACATGGCCTGAGTGGTACGGGAAGTTTGATTGTGTGAGTCAGTTTGGATGGTCGAATGATACCGACCATGTGGTGCTGGATGTGCAACGGCTACCTTCAATACCGAGAAGTAAGATGGATAAGTTTGACCAATTCAAATGGGATGTATGGATTCAATGGGTGAACGGTAAGCAGCCTCATGCCGTGGGGTTGTATAGTTTACTTGAATCACTGTGTACCTCAACCCTATCGGTTCCGCCTGGTCATTATGTGATACGGGTATCCTGGTAAACTCAAATAAATCAAGCACTTATGGGACTTGACACATTCCGACCCCTATGATAGACTTATATCATAGTGAGGGAGGGCAATAGCATGAAAAATCGAGTCAGAGAACGAGTGTTGAAAATGGCCCCGGTATTGTATCGGACCAGCACCAATGAAATGGGTGAGGGTACGTTGCTGGATATTCATGAGAGTGGGGCGAAGGTGGTGTTGGATTTGCCTGCCGTTGTAGGTACGTATATTCGCCTGGCGATAGTAACGTCTCGTGAGACGTTGCTGGTGGATCTTGCAAAGGTGCAGTGGGTGCAGGATAGGACCATTGGCGTTGAGTTTATCCGTAGACCTGGTAGCTTGGCGCCGTATATTGCTGATTTGCGGGATGCCATAGTTGCTTGAAAATCAAGCACTTAGAAGGAGTTGACCATGGGATGGAATCAAGGTTTTACCTTGTTTGAGCAACAAGTGATTGAACGCTATGATCAGAAGACCCTGAATCGGGACTCCTTGGTGGCGATCATGGAAATGTATCGTGACACGGATATTGATAGTGGCGGAAAAGCGTTTCTTCAGTCACATGATGGAAAAGAAGTAGAACAGATTGTGTTAGAAACTCTTGGGCATCAGATGCCTGATAAGCCGTCCGTTCCGGGTACGGAAGAACATGGTGAGACCTGGGATGATTACTTTTCGGAGATCCAGGATCAGTTTTACCAGGTGACCGATGAATTTGGATGGCGATAAGTGCTTGAAAATCAAGCACTTAGAAGGAGTTGACATCCCTACCCTATTATGATAGACTTATATCATAGTGAATGAACGATCAACAAGGGAGATTCACATGGCCTACATGAGTCAAGATAAGAAGAAGGAAATTGCGGCGGAATTGAAAACGGTTCTGAAAGGTTCCGGTTTGAAGTATTCCCTCGGTGTGCATCATCATTCAACCCTGTGTATCAATATCAAGCAGGGACCCATCGATTTTATTCAAAACATGATCGAGACCATGAGCCAGGCGCATGATGTTCGGTCACTTGAACGTGCCGCGGAATTGCGAAAGAATCCACCCACCCATATTCAAGTGAATGATTACTGGTTTCATGAGCATTTCAGTGGTAAAGCCCTGGAAGTCCTAAAGACGATCATCACAGTAATGAACAAGGGGAACCACGATAATTCTGATATTCGGAGTGATTATTTTGACGTGGGGTGGTATCTGAGTGTGAATATCGGCAAGTGGGATAGCCCCTATCAGGTGGTGAAATAACCGCGTGACAAGAACAGAAAAGGAGTTGATCATGGCTATGAAGAATCCTTGTGGTAAAACGGTCAAGCGGGAAAATGCGTATGAGGTGTGGCAGGCGGGAACGTGGACCTGGTATGTCCTGAAGAAGTACCAGGCGGACGACCGCAAGCCGTATGCTCGGTGGTTCTGTGATGTTGTCACCCCCATTTGCCCGAACGGGGAATTAGGAGACGTGTATGCCGCGGACGTGATGAATTCCGCGGTGAGGATCAAGTGAATCGGTTGTACCATATACGCAAAAACTGCCGAATCATATGAACGGACGAGTTATGAGTAAGAAATTTGACCGAACCCGCCAGGCGCTACAAGTGTATGATGAATTCGTGGTGAATGTGTGGGAAAAGAGTTCCTATCGCACTATTGAAAAGAATGAAGAGGAACGAATGCGCCTGGCTCGGCTCGTAGGTCGAGCATTCGGTCAGGATACCATCGAGGTAAATAACCCCGATACCTGTGCTGAGGTTCTCACACCAAATGCGGTACGTAAATTTCTTGTCAATGAATCCTGGAAAGGGACCTGGTAAGAGGGAACAGGATGATTTCTCTACCAATCATAGCATTCTATTTTGGTGTGCTGGTGTCTGGACAAGAGTGGCCAGTGATGGTTGGTCCCTATGACTCGTGGCAAGACTGCGCCAGTGTGCGTGAGTTCCTAGATAGACGGGGGTATGAAACGGATAGCTGTTCTCTCTTACCCTACCCACAAGAGGGGTCGCAATTGTTACAAGTGGGGGATCTTCCAACAAAGGATGATGAACGATGAAAGTACTCGTAACAGGTGGAGCAGGTTTTATTGGGAGTCATGTGGCCGAGTATTTTGTGCGCGAGGGACACGAGGTCACTGTGGTGGACAATATGACCAGTGGGAATTTTAAAAACATCCCCACAGGTGTGTATGTGGACTATGTGGATATCTGTGATGAAACCCGGTTGCACCAGGTATTTCTCTGTCGGCGCCCTGATGTGGTGATTCATTTGGCGGCCCAAGTGAGTGTGAGGGAGTCGGTAAAAGATCCACATCATGATGCCTATACGAATATTCTTGGGACAGTTAATGTCTTGCGGTTGGCACATTTGTTTGGCTGTAAACAAGTGGTGTTGGCATCCTCCGGTGGAGCCATTTATTCCGAACCGTTATCAAAAACTGGAATGGAAGAGTTCCATCCTATCCTTCCTGCCTCCCCTTATGGGGTCAGCAAATATTGCATGGAACAATACGGTACGTATTATTCGCGGTGTGGTATGCCTGTTGTGTCATTGCGGTTTGCGAATGTCTACGGACCTAGACAAGATCCACATGGTGAGGCCGGGGTCATTGCCATTTTTATCAATCAACTACTCAACGGCATTCAAACAACAATCTATGGCACTGGTGAGCAGGTGCGCGATTTTGTGTATGTGAGTGATGTAGTAGATGCGATTGCCGCAGTGGTTGAACGATGCCCGGTCCCAGGTCCTTACAATGTTGGAACAGGGAAGGGAACGACAATCAAGAGTCTACATGCTCTTTTGGCGCAGACTATTGGAGTGGAGTGTGAACCTGTGTATACTCAGGCCAAACCAGGTGAGCAAATGCGAAGTCTGTTATCATCGCAAAAGATACATGATAATGTAAAGTGGAGTCCGAAGGTGTCATTGGTCGAAGGGTTGTTGAAAACTGTGAATTGGACAAAGGAGAATGATCATGTATAAGAGTATGATCGTGTGTCTATTGATTCTGGTCACGGCTGCATGTGTGCCAGTAGCACCTTATAAGGTATGCGACAACACGGGTGCTTGCCGTCCTATGACGAAGCAGGAAGCTCTTGAGGCGGCGGAAGTCTCGAAAGAGTGGGGAACGAATTCATCTCTCACATTGAGGATTACACGACCATGATGGAGAAATTGTTGAATTGGCAGGTGTTGTGGAAACGAACTATTGCATTGTGGAGAGGGGATAGTTCGCTCCTAGCGAAAGTATTGTTTACACTTGGGAACCAAAATCTCATGCCATCGCGCATTCTTCGTGAAAGTGATGGCAACGGAGTCTCGCTGTACTTCTTCAAGCCAATGGAGGATGCCTATGCGCTCATTGTTGTGTTTGAAGAGGAAGAAATGGTCCTTGTAATGAAACGTGAATCGAATGACTCACTTTCAACAGAGGTCGTAGACCACCAGAGGTTGTATAATTGGGTGGGGGAAATTGTGGAGTGGTTGAAAGTATCATGAAAAAGTGTAAGCATTTATATGTGGTTACTCGTCGGGACATGACACCTGGGTACCAGGGGGTTCAGAGTCAACATGCCTTGGCGGAATTTGCCTGTGCATATCCTGTAATCTTTAGACAATGGCACCGACAATCAAATTACTTGTGTTGGTTGTCTGTACAAGATGAAAAAGCTTTACGGACGTTCGCACGAGTTGCGCTGGGTAAACATCTTCATGTCGTGCCATTTTTTGAGCCGGATGTGGATTTTGAAATGACGGCATTTGCTGTAGAACCTGGTGTGAAGTCTGCAAGGTTGTTGAAGGGACTGCCTTTGGCATTGAGTGAATTTGAACGGGGGTAGAAAAATGAGAACATATGATGAAAATGATGCTCGTGATCGTGAAGAAGCCAGTAAATTGGGTGCGTACCCCTGGCAACTGGAAGCTCTTAAGTATAACCCGGAGTATGTCTATTGGGGTCCAGGTGAGGACTATATGGATTCTGGTAACAAAGAGAATGGTTGGAGAAGTTCTGTAATCCATGAAACGTGGAAAGCGTTTGGACCGTGGGCGTTGGATGAATTGAATGAGTGCGTGAATTTCTATTTCCATATCAATAGAGATTCAGAAGAATGCCCTTCTTGTGGTGGAAACGGTTATCACCCCGATGCACAAGAGGTGGTAAATTCATTTTATCCTCACATGAATTCTGAGGGCATTCATTGGAACGATAAGATTACTCAGGATGAAGTGGAGGCGCTGGTTGCAGCAGGTAGATTGGGTGACTTCACTCGTGGGAAGCCTGAGGGATATGTGCCAACCGCGGAGGAAGTGAACGCTTCTGAGCGGCATCGCCGTGGTTTGGGACATGATGCAATCAATCGTTGGATTTTGACTGAAGCCCGTTTGAAACGGATGGGACTTCCAAAGACGTGTCCAACCTGCAATGCTGATGGGTCCGTGTTCATTAGTGATACCCCTAAGCTTGGAGTGACGTTGTGGTTCTTGCATCCTCGAAAAGGTGCTTCACGAGGGGTCAGGATTGAGCAGATTGAGGAGTATGAGGTATCGGATGTGTTGTTATTCTTGTTGGAGGCAAAGCGACGAAACAATGATCGATTCGGGGGTATTGCATGAGCACGAAGATTTATTATGGAGTGAGTATCGCAACCTCCGACCTCAAGGAAGTGCTGCGCCTTGTTCGTCAGTATCATGATGAACATTGGCTGAAGGATGCCTATGAGGTGAAGAAAAAGTTTATGCAGATAGTTCTGTCGGAATGTAAGAACCCCGAAGAGAAGGATGAAGAGGGGATAAATAAACTCTCTCGTGCGGAATCGTTGTGGTGGGAACTCCGTCGTGAAATTAAAAAGACAGGTCTGCGGAACACTGTCGTTGATACGGATTTCCAGCTTGTTGTGTTCCCGTATGAGGACAAGTTTCTGGGTATCGTGTATACTGAACGGGGGGAATGGTTTGAAAAGTTTTTGAAGATGCCTGGTGTGTCTGAGTATGGGTATTGGGACAATACCGATCCTCTTGAGGATGTGACAGAGGAAGAGTGGGAAGCTCGCCGCGAGGCTTGGGATACGGTGTTGCCTGGAATAGGTATTCCGTCCATGAATGGGTTTACCATTGATATTCATGATCCATACGGACCTGGCATCATTCCAAAGGCTGAGTTGATAAAATAGTTCTTGACATTGGGCGTAGAAAGGAGTATAATCTTACATCATGACAGAACAAGAGCAGCAAGAACTGAAAGATTTGCGAGCCGAGAATGCCATGCTGAGAGCCGAACGAATCGGCATCCATAAATTTCTCCGCGGTGAGAAAGTTGGCGTGACTACTTCAATAGCAGACACGATTGAGTATGGGTATGGGGAATTGGATGTCAATGGGTTTTGGGAATACCCAGTGCCGAGAGAATTGGTGCATTTTGTGAACCCAGGTTTAGGAGACTTAGAATAGGAAAAGTGAGGTGTGGCTGAATTTCTCTCATTCTACAGGGAGAAAGCTGAGTACCCGTGGGACCGGGGAAAGAACAAGTAGAAAGGCGGAGATAATGCCGAAGGAGATCATTAGGAACCCCTGGTGATCAAGCTCGATGCTTCTGGTAGCTATTACACGACCAGTAGACGGAAGCATGGAGGTAGTCAATCCTCCCGGTGGCGTTGAGATCTGATTGCAAGCAGATTGAGCCCTGTGGCAGAATAATCGGACGCCGGACGAACGTTGAGGGGGTTGGAATCCCCTCCACCTCACACTTATTATGAAAACAGATACATCTTCACGGTTACATGATCCTGCGATAGTTCCCTACATTGAAGTGACCCTTAGAGGGACACGGTTACCAAAAACACTCACTATTCCTTTTAATGTAGAACGCTGGAAGAATCAGCAAGATAATATGCGAGCGAATAGGGGTTTACCTCAGTATGACACCTCAACGAACACCTCTCTTCTCAGTCACTATTAGTGATTGTCTTATTCAGACCTTTCGGTCTGGTGGGAAGGGTGGACAGAATCAAAACAAAACAGAATCAGGGGTGAGGATTATTCATCCTCCGTCAGGTGCGCGGGGAGAATCGCGGGAATATCGTTCGCAATTGGAGAACAAGCGAGCCGCGTTTCGGCGTATGGGTGCAACACCAGAGTTTCAGAAGTGGGCGAAAGCGAAAGCGGCAAAGTTGCGTGGAGTGAAGACAGTCGAGGAGCGAGTTGAAGACGCAATGGCGCCTGAGAATTTGAAAGTGGAAATGCAAACACAGGAAGGATGGGTACCGTATCATGAGTCTTGAATTTGAAACATTTAGAAAAATTCCGCGGTTGTCGAGACAGTGTGTGATTACTGAGAAAATCGATGGCACTAATGGACAGATTGTGGTCACTGAGGATTTGAAGTTTTATGTGGGGAGCCGGAGCCGTTGGCTCGTGACTCCTGACGATGAATCTTTGTCGAGTGATAACTTTGGGTTCGGTCGTTGGGCACTTGAACACAAAGAAGAGTTGATCAAGGGTCTTGGGATCGGTCGTCATTATGGAGAATGGTGGGGTGCCGGTATTCAGCGGAAGTATGGATTGAAAGAGAAGCGATTCTCTTTGTTCAACACTTCAATATGGAGCGATGCTGCGGTTCGCCCCGCTTGCTGCCATGTGGTCCCGGTATTGTACACAGGGCTTTTTGAAACAGGTGTGGCGGAGAAGTGTGTTGAGGATTTGCGAGAGTATGGGAGTGTGGCATCTCCAGGTTTCATGAAGCCTGAGGGTATCGTGATTTATCACGTTGCTGCCCAGCAGTATTTCAAGAAGACCTTGGAGCATGATGAACAGCCGAAAGGTATGGTGGGGAATGAATGACCGACGCCTCAGAGTGGTGGTGAGTGAAGAGGGGTGGTGGCTTGCCTGGGGGTATAATCGTGGCCTTTCTTTGTGGGTGCCTGACATTTGGCAGCAATGGATTATACGAGTGTGGAACCCCATCGTCTGCCATTTCCGAGGTCATAGAACTGTGGGCACCATGGGAGTGCGTTGGTGCTCACATTGTATGCATTGTTGTCATGAGGTGAGCCGTAGAGGGTGCGACTTCTGCGATCATCTTAATCCCCCAAATGATTGATTTGTATAGTGTTTTTTGTGCTTGACTATTCTGCCTATCTATGATAGGATTATATCATAGTCGTTGTTATGGAGGGGTGTATGATTCAGTCTTTTGTAGACCACTCAACGTTCAATTTTCCCGCCGGTGAAATGCATATTCGTTTGAATACTGATCAAGAATTTCGGAATGCCTTGAGCCATGGTATCAAGGTGACGTGGGAATTCCAGAAAAACGAGGACATAGTAGAGTTGCTTTTATATTGCAATGCCCTCAAAGAAGCAGGTATTCGATTGCGTGAGTTGGTTATTCCTTACTTTCCATTCTCCCGCCAAGATCGGGTCGCCGTCCCTGGCGAGTGTTTTTCGTTGCGTGTGATGTGTGATTTGGTCAATGGATTGAATGCCGAGAAAGTGGTGGTCTATGATCCACATTCTCCGGTTCTGACGGCACTTCTCAAGAATTGTTCTCCTGTCACACAAACACAGATTTTTCGTTCAATGTTGATGAATGTGTTGGAAGATGAAGATCATGCGGTGTTGATTTCGCCGGATGCCGGGGCGTCTAAAAAAACGTTTGATTTGGCAAAGCATATTCCAAGCACATTTCATCGTGGGGTGGTTGAGTGTAGTAAACGAAGAGACCCAGGGACAGGTGAAATCACAGGAACAACGGTACATGCCGCATTCTCATTGGATGGACATGTTTGCGTGATTGTTGATGATATTTGTGATGGAGGTAGAACGTTTATTGAAATTGCAAAGGAAATTCGGAAGAATCATAAACCGAAAAAAATTGTATTGATGGTAACGCATGGGATTTTCTCGAAAGGGTTGAAGGTGTTTGATGGACTGATAGACGAGATTTTCACCTATAAGGGAAGGTATTGCGTGACTCCGTTGTTGCAAGACACCATGAATCGGAGGGCTGTATAGGAATGAAGGTGTAATAGGGGAATTGGTCTTTTGGGGGAGTGCCCAATTAGATTACGAATGGCTGCCGACTATTTAGAAAGGTCAACTAATAATGTATAGTGCTATTCATTTATCAGATATGTATAAAACTGATCATCGCCGTCAGTATCCGAAAGGGACCGAGGTGGTCTACTCCAATATGACGGCGCGGGGATCGAGAATGCCTGGGGTTGATCATGTGGTATTCTTTGGACTTCAGTATTTTGTTCAGCGGTACCTGTGTGATGATTTCAATGCGAACTTCTTCAAGAAGCCGAAAGAGGAAGTGATAGCAAAGTACAAGCGCCGGCTGGATACTTCACTAGGACCGGATGCGGTTCCAATGGATCATGTTGAGAAGTTGTATGATTTGGGATATCTTCCGATTCGTATTCGGGCCTTGCAAGAGGGTACCCGGGTTCCGATGCGTGTTCCATTCTTGACGATTGAGAACACAATGCCGGAGTTTTTCTGGCTGACGAATTTCCTTGAAACGTTGATGTCTACGGTTCTCTGGCATCCGATTACATCCGCCACTATTGCATTTGAGTATCGGAAGTTGCTACAAAAGTATGCAATGGAAACGTCGGATATCCCTGAGTTTGTCGATTGGCAGGGGCATGATTTCTCGATGAGAGGACATGCTAGTATTGAGAGTGCTACCGTTTCGGGTGGAGCCCATCTATTGAGTTTTACCGGAACAGACACTATTCCTGCTATCGATTTTCTTGAGGAGTTTTATAAGGCAGGGGATGATTTCATTGGGGGTTCTGTTCCTGCTACTGAGCATTCGGTGATGTGTTTCGGTGGTGAGCAGGGTGAGCGGGAAACATTTCTTCGGATGATTACCGAAGTTTACCCAAAGGGAATCGTATCCATTGTGTCGGATACATGGGATTATTGGGCAGTGTTGACCGATATTCTTCCTTCATTGAAGTCTGTAATCGAGGCTCGTGATGGGAAGGTGGTGGTGCGACCTGACTCCGGTGACCCTGTGAAGATCATTTGTGGTGATCCTGATGCTCCGGTGGATTCTCCTGCATACAAAGGAACTGCGGTTCTGTTGTGGGAGACATTTGGGGGAACGGTAAACAACAAAGGGTATAAGCAGTTGTCCGAGAAGATCGGAATGATCTATGGCGACTCCATTACCCTTGAGCGAGCTAAACAGATTTGTGAGGGATTGCAAGAGAAGGGATTTGCCTCTACCAACATCGTATTCGGTATTGGAAGCTACACGTATCAGTATGTGACTCGTGATACGTTTGGATTTGCAATCAAGGCGACCGCGGGCGTCATTGATGGTAATGAGGTGCATGTATCAAAGAACCCGAAGACTGATCCAGGATTGAAGAAATCGGCTCGTGGTTTCTTGAGTGTTGATCGTGGTGAGAATGGATTGGTTCTTTCGGATGGATTGGATTATACTCAAGCTGAAGGAGGGTTGCTTCGCACAGTGTTTGTAGATGGGAGGGTCCATGTGACTCATAAGTTGAGTGAGATTCGTCGGAGGGTGCGAGAGGAACTGCAATAAGGAGGTGCGAGTGTTATGCTCATATTGAGGGTGATGGAGTATGCGGTCGGTTTATTTGTTGTGGCGTATGTGGTGTGGCAGATTATCACACCGTTACTCATGGGCGAGCGTCCATTTTCCAAGAAAGGGAAGAAATAAGATGTCTTCGATACACTTGAAAGTCGCCGGTATTGGTGCAGTGATCCTGTTGTTTATGTTCATGGCATTGTCGGGTAAGGCGTTTGAAAATGTAAATGCCGATGAAATTATGGTCGTACAGCATCCCACAAGTGGAGAATTGAGTTGGTACACCGAGCCAGGTATCAAGTGGCAAGGTGGTGGGACTGTGACGATTTACCGGAAAATGTCAAACACTGATCTGAACAGCAAGATCCAGTTCAACGATAAGGGAACGGGTGTGATGAAGGGACAGTTCCAATTGGAACTTCCGTTGCAGCCTGAGTTGTTGACGGCATTGCATACAAAGTATGGAAGCCAAGAAGCCATCGAACGAAGCTTGGTGAAGCCGACCATTGATAAGGTCATTTATATGACCGGTCCAACCATGTCGTCAGAAGAGTCTGTGGCATCGAAAAAGACCGAGTTGATTCGTTATATCACTGATCAAATCGAGAACGGTGTGTATCGAACGACACAGAAAGTTGAAACGGTGGTTGATCCTATTTCTAAGGAAACCCGTTCAGTTGTTGTTGCTGAAATTGTTACTGGTAAGGATGGGAAGCCTGAACGTCAAGAGCAATCTGCGTTGAGTGAATTCGGGATTCGGATTGTGAACTTTGCTCCCAGTGACATTGATTATGATGCCGTAGTCACTGAACAGTTTAAGCGTCAGCAGGATATCACCATGCAGGTGCAAACTGCAATGGCGCAAACTCGTGAAGCGGAACAGCGAAAGTTGACCGCGGAAGCGACTGGTAAGGCAGATGTTGCGAAAGCGCAATATGAGAAGGAAGTCCAGAAGATCCAAGCAGTGACGGAAGCGAGACAGAGACTTGAAGTAGCCCAATTGGAAGCACAAGCGGCCGAACAGTATAAGAAACAGCAAATTTTGATTGGTGAAGGTGATGCGGCAAAGCGTCGATTGGTGATGCAAGCGGATGGAGCCCTCCAACAGAAGTTGGAAGCTTGGGTAACGGCTCAACAATCGTGGGCGGAAGCATTTTCTAAGTACCAGGGTGCCGTGGTTCCGACAATTCAAAGTGGTAGTGGTCAGGGCACAAATGGAGCCGTGAACTTCATGGAAATCATGGGCGCGAAAGCGGCGAGGGATTTGGCACTTGATTTGCGGCATGGAAAAGGAGTAGAATAACATAAGTTGTTGATTTTCTTATAGAAAATTAGCACTTGACAAGAATACCTCCCTATGTTAGACTTATATCATAGTGAATGAACGATGTAAGTCTAACACAAGGGAGGTTCTCATGAACAAGCAAGCTAAGTTTGAAACTGTTGCGGAGTTCTTGAAGCGTGGCGGAAAAGTGACCGTTGCGGCTCCCCGTAAAGCGTATGGGGCTCAGAAAAAGGCGAAGATCAAGGTGCCTTCGCGTTTCATGGGATTGGTGAAATAAGATGAAAAAGCAAACCACTTTTGCATCGGACCTGGGTTGGCGTCCAGGATACTGGCCCACAACGGTAGAATTTCAGTCTGTTACATTTCAGTTTGTTCGGCATAATGTTGATGGTGAGGGGGATGTTCGTTCAGCAATATACCGGACTTCACCCTCGATTGACCGAGAATTGATAGTGTATAACGATTGAGGATATCATGACCTTCCGACCACGAGGAAATCGATACCAGAAAACAAAGTTTGCATTGTCGAAAATGCGGATGCGGCCTATGAAAGATGTGGTGGGATATCCTCTTGCACTCAATACGCCTGTGGAAGTAACGGCCGGGCATCATAAGGGTGCCACTGGTCGTATAACCGAAATTTTATTTGGACCAATAACCAAGACATGGATTGATTACGATATCCAAGTGGCGTTGACGGGAAAGAACGTCAAGGTGTGGTTCCGCAAAGAACTGTTGAGGGCGATCTAATGCCTAAGTATCACGTACATTCGATTGTTGTGTATGAGATCGAAGCAGATGCCCCTCTTGAAGCAAAGAATATGCTTGAGGATGGAGAAGTACGTAATCCGACAACGGTAGATGCTTGGGTGGATTCGGTGTATGACGAGGACCAGGTAACGAGAGTGTGGCCGATATCCAGGTTCGATCAATTGAATAAACAGTGGTCCAATCTTAGTAGAAAGGAAAATACATAATGGGTACGCGATCAATTACCGTCATTCAGGAAGATGGGGAACCGATTACCGTGCTATATCGTCAGATGGATGGATATCCTACGGGTCACGGCAAAGAACTGAAAGACTTCGCCGAGGGGTTCACCATTGTCAATGGTATTGGGTCTGATTGCCCAGAAAAAGCGGCAAATGGTATGGGATGTTTCGCGGCTCAATTGGTCGCTCATTTCAAAGAAAGTATTGGGGGATTTTACTTGTATCCTCCGTCAGTGACCGATGCAGGGCAGGATTATACGTATGTGATTGATATGCACCCGGACAATCATCGTTTAGTACTCACTGTGATTGGATATCGGGGTACAGTGCGGTATGCTGGGTACCTGGATAACTTTGATCCTGAGAAGGTTGAGGAGTCTGAGGAAGACGCGATCATTATGGAGCCGTTCACGGTGGACCAGTTGAAGACAAAAGGTAAGGCGTCAAAGAGTAAAGCCGTGAGTTTATCTAATGCGCCGGCGTATCTCTCAGAATTGTCGAAGAAGTATAGGGGATAATATGAGAAGTCCATTGGCTGTTGTAAAAGAATACATCCAAAAGCGGCGCCGATTGCGGAATGCGTTGACTCTTCTATGTCTTTCGGGGGCAGTGCGGGGCGCCCATGAGGAAATCGCTCATAGAACGGCAAACGGAAAGACGAGAAGGGTGTTTATCAATGGCCAGCATACCTAAGACGCTCAACGAGTGGGAAGAGTCAATCAAAAAAGAAGTTCCCTTTGTTGATATAAAGCCGTTTTCACATAATATCATTTCCCTGGCTCTTTCGGCGATAGCAAAGGAACATGGAAACGAAGCGGCGAATAAAACCATACGAAAGCTGAAACTCCGGCGTTTGGGTTGGGTAGAAGTAACAGATAAGTAGACCGTGGATCATAAGTTATTGATATTTCTAGGGATTATTCGGACTTGACAATCTGCCGCTTTCTTGTTATACTCTTAATATGATGAAGAAAGGGGATAACAACATGGGGATGTTGAGCGAAGCACTAGGACGAAATCTTGAGACGGTTCAGGACCAGGCGCAGGGAAAAACAGATGGGTTTTCTTTTGTGATGGTTGGA